ATAGATTTTAGTTTGCTGACTTGCAGTTCCGCCAGCCGCCATACAGATTTTACCGTAGGCGTCTGCCTTGGCTTTGTGATCAGCCATACTCCAATCTGCACTGACACTAGTGCCTGCTTCAAAAACGGCGCTGTTGCTGATAGGAGGCTCTTTAAACCACTTGGGTGCTTTGTCAATGGCTTTTTCAACATAGCGTTCTTGACGCTCACGTTCGTTGTCTGCACGTTTTTGATAAACGTCAGTAGTACCGCAAGCAGTCAATGCGGCCACGATTGGCAATACAATAAAAATATTTTTCATTTCATTTTTTCCTTAGTCCATTCGGCGGATGACGAAATGTCTTTACCTATACCCGAAACGGTTGAACATGCGGCTAGTGTACTAGCCAAAATTAGTGCTACAAAAATCTTCATTTTGCCATCTCCTGACTGTGTGTTTTAACTGTGTCTACGCCTCTATCAAGCATACGAGCAATGCCGGAAAATCCAACAGTTGCCAATATCAATCCAAAGACTGTGCCTAAAATAAATGCCTTCATAATGTTTGCCTTCTATGTTTGTTGAACATGTTAGTATTATAGCGCACCTATAGTCAAATGTCAAAGCATTTGGTTACCATCTATCCACCACGGTCCAATTTGTATCAATCCTATCATTTTGGCAAATTACACCATTGTAGATTTCTTGGTTACCTTTGAATGTATAACGTTCGGTAAACATTCTACAAGTTTGGTTCTTGTAGGTAAAGTAGTTTTCAATTTTACTCTTACCAACTTCGCTTTCCAAAATCTTATCACCAATTCTAAGTTTGACTGGTTCAAAGCCTTTTGATAATCTTTCAGTGTTGGCATTGCCTTCTCTGCAAACCGTTATTGCTTCCGTTGTAAACTTCCCACCAATGCTAGCCAATAATTTTTCTTTGGCATAACGAATAGCATCTCTGCACAGTGCAGTTTCTTTGGTCCATCGATCTTCCTGTGTTTCTTCAACGGTGTGCCATTGTCCATTTACGTTGAGTCTGAATTGAACTGTGCATTTTCCCGGAACAATAGTTTGTTTGAAATCGGTAACTTCCCCAACTTGATTTTGTCCGTTAAGTACACTTGCGGATCTAACATTGCAATTGGCAACCGCAATTTGGCTAGTAGCCAATAACACCAATAAAATTGATTGTTTAATCATTTTTCGCATCCAAAATAGAACCACCAAATGGTAGCTTTCAATCTACTGTTATAGGCTTTGTCCAAAGTGGATAACAAATCTGGATCACTGTTGAAATTTTTGATCTGTTGTATTTGGCGCAAATGGGCAAGTTGTTTTTCTTTTAACTTGCAATCTACTGGGTAACTACGCAATTCTTCCAAAGATGGAATTTTTGTTTCAGCAACGGCCATGGCAGGATATAACCCTGCTAAGGCCAGCGCAATTGCGATAGTTACCAGCTTCATTGATATTTGTCATCTAAGTCAACACCAGACAGGCTGGCCACCATTTGAAACTTTTCCCAAGCCTTTTTGGCTGTGGGATTAGTCTCTAATTCGCTGTTGGGCAAAACTGCTTCTAGCCAAATCTCTGGTCTGCGGCGTGGGTGTGCTCCAAACTGTCTGGGTTGATGCATTTTACCATCTTCGTACAGCATACAGCTGACACTGCGGAATTTGGCCTCGTGATCTGTATTGTTCAAATCATAGTTGGCCCATTCAGGATTGCTCAGGCCGCCTAGCGTGTATCCTTGCCAAATACCTGTCCATTGTTCGTCATCACGTGGATCAAAGTCTGTACGAGTGATCAACACCAGCACATCGTCCATGTCCACACGGCCTTCCACAATGTCCAAGACGCAACGGCTGTAGCTTAGTCCAATTTTCATACAATCACGCTTTCAGGTTTATAAGTTTTAAAAACATTTTGTCCGCAACGCCTAATGGCATCTACTAACACTTGCGGAGATTCTTCTGCAATTTCGTCTAACTCAACTTGCGTCATTTCACTTTCAAAAGCCCAAATTTCAGGAAACCTCTGCGGGTTGGATCTTGCTCTTAGTATAGCATGTCTGGGTACGGGGAAGTCAACCTTCTCGTCACCTTTTAGCACAGCCCAAAACTTTTTCTTTTCGTATTCAGATATGTTGAAGATCCATTCAAAACCCAATGTGTCAAAATATGCCATGTATGCGTTCATGCTAGCCTCTGCTACTTGTTTTAGTTTTACTAATAGTTGGTCCGTCGCTGACAAAGTCCATACCAGCGGCGCGACCTTCGTACACTCGGCCATTCCAATTCATCAGCAGTTTGACTGATTTGTTCATTACCACAGTCAAGTTACGACCTTCATTGAAAGCCATAACCACACCGTCTACTTCCCTGCCAGTTGCTGCCTGCTTAACAGTGCAGTTGTCACTGTGTCTCGTTACTGTGTTCATATTCTTCGCCTAGGGTAAATGAAACTGATTTAATTGAATCCCAACGAAAACTTTTCCAATGTCCTGCTTCCATATCAAAAACAGGCATCACATCTTCGTTTATTTTCTTTTCTCGTTTAGATTCAACTGAAGCAGGTTCCTTGAACATAATATATGTGGGATTGGTTGTGCATTTCATAATCCGTTCGGAACCGTCCTTTTTGGTAAAGGTCACCGTAACAGGTCCATATTTTAAATGAGATCTAAGCCATTTTTTAAATAGCTTCAAATCTGCTTCATTCAACGTCATTGCTTTTACTTTCCAATTCGGCTATGCGATTCGTTAATTGTACTACAGATTGCTCTAGTTCGTCAATATGATTGGCAATTTGCGATAAGAAGTTTGCTTGATTCTCCGCAGTGGTTCGAATCATGTCGCTTACTTTGATTGGTTCTTGTTTAGTTTCAGTTGTCATTTAATTCTCCGTATGAATTTTGAAGTTAGTTGCAAGGCTAATACGTAAATTGTCGTTGTTGTTTGGTTCTACATGGTGTAAAAACCAACTGGGAAAAATAATATAGTCGCCTTTTTTTGGTTTATATTTAAATTCTGTTTGGAATATATTGGCAGTTTTGGTTATGGCTGCTGATGTATTTCTTGAAGAGCCCACATCGGATAATACTAATGGACTATTATCATCGGTCAAATATACCACTGATGAAAAAACCGATCCTGGATGATTGTGCATTACATTATAATTGTTTATCAAATTAAAATTGAACCAGGAGTTGCCAGGCTCAATTTCAAATAGTTCATCTGGTTTATAACTGTGATCTACACCACTTTGAATCAATCCAGATAACACCTTAAGTAGATTTTGAAATTCATCTGAGTTTTTATATTTGTCAACGTCGTGCGACCAGAACGAATTGCTTTGCCATCCACCCCGATTGGATACAGAAACTCCAACGGGTTGATCCTGTTTTATCTCCTCGGCTAATGCAAGTAGTTTTCCAAGATCAACACCGTCGAGCTCTCCAAGCCATACCGCATCTTTAAACGGAATCATTTCTGTTATTGTAAGCATTACACTTCCAATACTATGTCGGGGTTCCAGCCAGTGTCTTCGCTGTAACCATCGTTTTGGTAGCCACGTGGGTTGCATACAATACGTGTCTCACCAATTACATAATCAAACGGATGATGTGTGTGCCCGTGTGTCCACAACACAATTTGTGGATGATCCAAAATAAATTCACTCAAGTCACTGTGGTATCCACCATTCATTAGTGTTTCATGTGCATACATTGGATTCACACTTTGGAAACTTGGACTGTGATGTCCAACCACCACACACTTCTTGTCCTTGTGTTCCTGAACAATATGCTTGATGTAGCCCAGGGTCTTGTCGTGTCTGATGGCAACATCCAACGCACTCATTGGCGCATAGTTACGCTTGTCGTTACGAATGATACGGAAGTCGTTCATCATACCTTCAATGGCATGCATGGTCAATGGATCACGACGGTTCATATCAGTCCAAAGTGTTCCACCCACAAATACCACATCAGACACTTCACCAGTTTCTTTGTTACGGTCTTGAATGATTACAGTATCTTGTTCTAACATATGAAAGTTAGGGTACTTGGCACACTCGTCACGCATGTAATCAATACCAGCATAAAACTTACCGTGATAGAATTCGTGATTGCCCATAATGTAAATTACATGTGGAAACTGAAAACTACAACGCTTGAAGAAATCACGGAACCGTTGAACACGCTCTTGCTTACGACTCAGATCCGGAATGACTCCGTACATATTGTAGCTGGGCAGTTCCATATGGTCGTGGAGATCCTGGGCAATACAAATATCACCACCTAGGATCAAAACATCATAGTTCTGATCATTAACAATATTGACGTCACTGAACTCTAAGTGGAGGTCACTGACCAGCTTTATCTTCATCGCTTTCTTCTTTCTCAAACGGCCATGCCGTTTCTCTTTCTAGTTTAAATTTTTGAGCATCATCTTTAGTAAGACGGCCCGCCTCGTATTCACCAATAGCATGACGCAATGCATCTTCAACAAGTTCGTTAAAGGTTATATCACGCTCGTGTGCTATTTTCATATATTGTAACAGTTCTTCGTCCGAAAAGTCAACCGGAACTTGTACACGGGTATCGTAAGACTCGCCCGCCCGAATGGCCAGTGCCTTTTGGATAAAGTCGTCTACCACATCCAAATCCACATAGTCCACATCATCCCATGCTTGATTTTCTAGTACACTTCTATGTTCAGCTTCCTTACGATGCTTTTCAACATTTTTAGGATTGATCATTCGGTAGGCACGGTCATTGGTATAGTCACACATGCTGACTTCGTAGACCTTTTGGCTCTTGGTACTGAACACAATACTAAAACTGTATCCTCCCTTGCCGTGAACACCGTTCCAGCTATCCAGTGTATAGCTATTTGGTCCATAACAACCCCAACCATAATCGCCGCCTTCGGTGATTTTGTAGTCAACCAATTCCATCCATTCTTTCATCGTAATCATTTGAACATCCTTGTATCAAAAATAATAGCTGAACCCAGCAGTATCCAACAAATACCGTTGACCACATTACCTGAAATAATGCCAACAAAGCCATTAAGTAGATTGATGCCGCCCACAGTATAACCAATCGGCTCACGGTGCCGACCAAACCATTCAAAAAACTTTTCCATCATTGTTCGTTTCCTTCTTTGAGTATTTTTTTAAATTCGTATTCTTCGTTTGCCTTTTGCCGTGCTAGTTCACGTGCTTCTTCACATGGTGTACAATATGTATGCACCCATCCACCACCTCGACGTTCACCAACGTTACCACATTCTTCACAGGTAACTTCAGTCATGCTTTCTGCCATACGTACCATGCCGTCAATTACATCATCACCACCCGAGTAATAAAATCTCAGTGTACCAAATTTTTCTTTGATTTGGTCCAAGGTCACTTGGGGAATCGATTCTGGAACTTCTCTAAAATCTCCAGCAACAATTTCTCCTAGTCGTTTTTCTTTGTACTCGTCATCAGGCTGAGCTTTCATAGTTTCTTCAAACAGTTCAAAGTTTCCAGCCTTGGCCTGTGCGGCCATTTCGTTATATTCCATAGTCCACTTGCGCTGTTTTTCTTTCCAGTCGATGTGATGTTGAATATTGCCCATAAGTTGGTCAAGGATATTGAACCACCCATCTCCACATTCAAACCCCCAACACATACAAGTTTCCATCATGGGCTTGTGACGGTTAATCATCATCTTGGGATACTTTTCGCACAACAATTTATCTAGTTCTTGTTTCATATATTTTCCTAATGAACTGCTTCTTTGGAGTCGCACTCACATTCGACTACCCAGTTGTTAAACTGAGTAAATTTATCAACCTCTACACCAAGTCCAACTGCTTCATTTACAAAATGTTGTAGCAATGAATTGTACAGTTCGTCTGGCATGGTATTTTTATCAAATTTAATTTTCATAATTAATCCAAATGTACACCAGGCATTTTCTTTTTACCTTCCCAGTGGTCCCGAGTTACACATAATCCCTTATGACTTACTTTCATAGGATGATCTAAATTAGCCAATTGTACTTTTACTGCTTCGCATTCTTTTTGACTATTGAAACCCACAGTATTCTTCCCCATGAAGTCTCCAGCAGGGCTATACATTGCTATGATTAAAATCCAAGAATATGTCATTGTGCCGCCTTTACATAATTAAGTCTAGTTACGTCGTTACCGTGCTTCCAATGCTTAGAATGATCTTTAACTTTGGCCTTGACTACAACACATGCTCCCGTGTTAAGGTTAGTTTTGTTAAGCCAAGACGCCATCCTATTGTTAATTATAGCATCTATATTCCAGCCTTCAAAGTTTTTTGACTTAACTGATGAAATTATTTCTGCATCTAAGTCTTTAACGTTACTGCCAATGTCCGCCAAGTATCCTTCTTCAACTGACCTTGCGGCTCGTTTGACTTTGGTTTGTGCAACGTCTCTTCCATAAACACTGGGCAAGCAGGCCACATAACCAAATTGGTTTTGTTTGACTGTTTCTCCGCTAAGGATAGTGTTGATGCTGGTCTGGAAATCATTTTCGCCTTCGATAGCACTGAACAAGAATTTTCGAAAGTGCTTGCGGATTTCTTCTGCTTGTGCAGTATCCTCAGGCATGACTCGAAGTGGCATTGGAGCGGCTGTTGGATCAGCTGTCCAAATAGCTGGATCTAAGGTGCAAAGCATCAGCATCTTGTTGGTTTCTTTGGTGTACATGTACACTCCGTCTGCATAAACAGATTCGGTTTCTTTGATGTAAGCACCATTTACTCGTTGTGCCGCACAAGCCAGCTCTAGAACTTGTTGGGTTGGAAACTCTTTTTTGGACATTTCGCTCTCTGTGTGTGAGTTAATATACTTTGTATTCTACACGAAAACCGCATCCGTGTCAATCTTTTGTAATCGCACATATACTTTTTTGGTTAAACGCCTAATTATTGGATTGGTTAAATCTCCAAACTGTCCAAAATAAGAAGCCAAACAGGGGCTAACATATTTGCCATTGAATTTTAATTTGGCCAGTGCTGACATTTTGTGCATATAACGCAACGCACGATACTTGCCCAAAGTACGACACAGTTCAACAGCAATGCTAAATGCATAGGCATCAATCTCGTCGTCTTCTTCTAAATAGTCTTTGTAGGGTTGTTTGATGTAATCTGAATAGATGCGATACTTACGTTTGACGCTTTGTCTTTGATGTTTGAATTCGTGTACAGTGGCATCAAATATCTGAATCAAAAAATCTGTAGTGTGTAATGGATCCCACAACACAGTATTATCAAAATTATGATGCACCACAACTTCTATGGGGGTTTCTTTGTTTTGGTCGTCTTCAGCATCATAATATGCATTGACGTAGAATTCTTCTGGGCCCAGTGTTTTATCTCTGGTGGATTTAATTTTTAAATTAAAATCTGCAAGACGAAATTCTCTTCGAACTAACACTAACAAGTTTTGGAAACTGGAGCCGTGTTTACTTTTACTTCTAACTTGATTGCAAACAGCACCAACCGTTTCCATCACTGTGTTCATACTATAACCTAAATATAATTCTTCCTTTGGTTAAGTCATATGGGCTAACTTCAAGTTTCACTTTGTCGCCTAAAATGATCCTAATCTTATGCTGTTTCAGCTTGCCACCCATGTAGCAAAGTAAAATATGAGGCATGTTGTCTACCTTGACTCTAAACATGCTTGCAGGCAATACTTCCTCAACTACTCCAGTTAATTCAATAATGTCTTCTTTACTCATACTTTAGAAATTACAATGGCGCCGTCCTCAACTTTAATATTCAAAGTATCTCCTTCCTTCCATCCATTACGTTCAAGAATCTCTGGAGGGATCTTCATCATGACATTGTCCGGATCTCCAGGGATGTCTTCAAAAATCTCTTCTGCTAAAAATGTTAGTTTTTCCATAACAGTATTTACTTTATAGTTTTTCATCAGTATAAGGAACTGGCCGCCAACCCAACTGGTTTAAGTCCAATTCAATTTCTTCAGTTACTACACCTTCTGGCACATAATCACGGCCATCAGTAACGTCCGGCACTGTACCGTCCAATCCGTTTCCGTATTCTTCATTACCAATGCCACTACAATACCAATCAATGTAGTCGCCTTCTTCTCGCATGTCAGCAATTATACCACCAGCATGGCGCCAACTGCAACTCCAAGTTTCGCCTTTCATTTCCTGCCAAAACTCTCTACTTTGCCAATCCATGTTACACATTGCGGCATACAAGTTTTGTGCATAGTTGTCACTTTCTTTAACTTTATCGCATAACTCTTTACTGCAACGGAGATCGTACTCCATGTTGTTCTTTTGCCATTTTGTATCAACAAGATTCGCTTCATCTTGTTGCTTCCAGGTTTCGAACATTGCAATATATTCTTCAAGAGGTTCTAACCCTTGCTCTTCCTGGCGCTTGATATACCCTTCCTTTTGAAAGGTATTCCGTTCTGGACTACTGTTTACTTTTTTCATTTATGAAAATTGCCTTGAAAACAATGACGTACTTCGTGACCTACAGTTTCGTGATCTGTTGTTCTTGCAGTAATTATAGTGCAAATATTTGCGTTTGGATTGGATGCATCAGTTCTTGACCAAAAAGAACAGCCGTCCATTTTTTGACCCGCACCTAGTCTGGCGAACCCACCATTACCACGTTTCTTACTTTCAGTGTCACATGCTTCAAAAACATTACTAACTTGTACCCACTTGATGGTACTAGTACTAACAAAATTAGCATCTGTTGAGAACCGTTCGGTGGCATGAACTGTTCCTGCAAACATTAACAATATTACCAGTGCCTTTTTCATACTTGCCTCTTTCTGTGTGTGTAATTAAAAATGGTGCGGATGGTAGGATTCGAACCTACAAAGGCAGCTAATAGCCTAGCCCTGTTCCCAGCAAGCTGGAGGTCTACCATATTCCACTCACATCCACAATGTAATTATATAGTCATTCTGTATCAAAGTCAAATGCTTTTGGTGACCTTATAATTTTTTGGCTAACGATATAGCGGTTAAATATACGCAATGAACTTTACAGATATTCCATTCGAACATATTGTGCGGTTTGGACAACGCACAATGTTAACCAAACCATTATTTTCCACCAGTTGGATTTTGGGTAGATTTTGCAATTATAATTGTAGTTACTGTTGGCCATATGCCCGCAGTGACAAGTTGGACCACCAACCACTTGAAGTATATAAATCTACAGTAGACGAAATCAAGCGTCAAGCACGAGCCAATGGATTTGATCAGTTCCACTGGAGCTTCAGCGGGGGCGAGCCCACAGCATACAAACAATTTCCAGAATTAATAAAACACTTAGACGAAACTGAAAGCCCTTATCAAAGTATACATATGACCACTAATTTGAGTCCCGGATCAAAATGGTGGAATACCTGGTGTGCCAATACTGCATTATTACAGCGTAGAAGCATTACAGCCAGCTTTCACGATGAGTTTGCCAAGGAGCAAGAGTTTGGCGACAAATGTTTACAGTTACAATACGAACTTGTACATGTTACAATCAATCAAGTAATGGTTCCTGAAAAGTTTGACGAGTTGTATGCTCGCATGGAACGATTCCATAAACGCGGCATTAATGTCACATTAAAGCCCCAAAGCGATCCTACAGCGAGTGCGGTAGTAGCGGGCTACACTGAGGATATGATATACAAAATGCAAACAGGGTTTCCACAACGTGCAAACGGAGAAGACGCTTATCAAATAGCATTATACGATGCAGACAATAACGAATATTTGTTTGATCAAGCCGAAAGATTCAATGCGTTTGGTTTCAATAAATTCACCAACTGGTCTTGCAATGCTGGCTATCAAAGTGTTATAATAAGAGGTAATGAGGTTAAAAGAAGTTACAGTTGTCACGATGTGCCATTAGGTACGCTAGACAGCTTTGATTTATTTACAGAACCTAAACGCTGTACTACACCTAGTTGTGTTAGTAGTGCAGATTCAAAGATACCAAAATGCAAATAACTTTTAGAGATTACATAAAAACATTTCCCAAACTTGAAAAAGAGTTTGATAATGCCGCTATGTGTGCTATGAAGTGGATTTACCTGTATGTTCACTTGGGAGAAGGAGTTGTTAAAGGGTGTCACAATGTTCCCCATAGGTATATTACCAGTGATGATATTTCTAAATATGGTAAAGATGTATTCACTAACAGCGAATATGAAATCAATACCAGGCAAGACAAATTAAACAACATAAAAAATCCAGAATGCCAAAATTGTTGGAATAGCGAATCTAAAAATGTTCGCAGTTGCAGATTGCCCGAACCGTATTATAAAATGCACAAGGATCGGTTTCCTGAAATTACCAACAATTTGACACCCATGCCAACTATGATAGAAATTGCATTTAATAATACGTGTGATTTAAAATGTATATATTGTAGTAGTGCATTTAGTTCTCAATGGGAAGCTGAAGATAAAAAATTTAATGTTACATCTAAAAAACAAAACACTGCGCCTGCAGGGTTTGAAGATGCTTTTTGGAAATGGCTTGAGGAAGATGGTACCAATACGCTATTACAATATTATATTTTAGGAGGGGAACCTCTTATACAACCAGAATTTTATAATTTTATAGACAAGTTTATTCCGTTAATAAAATCTAATCCAAATAAATTTAATGTTAAACCTGAGTTGGTTATTCTTACAAATGGTAACACTCCTGAAAAATATTTAACTAAGTGGTTTGAAAAAATAAAAGAATTGAATGACGTAGTATCTATACAATTTCATATTAGCATAGAAGGATACGGAAATAAAGCAGAGTACATAAGAACTAATTTAAACTGGGATAGATTTTCCAGTAACGTAGATAAAATTTTAGAATTTTCTAAATCAGGTGCAAGTGAAATTAGATTTAGTATCACTCATTCAGCTATGAGTATTACCAGTTGTTTAGATTTATTAAAATGGATTAAAAGATTATCGGATAAACATAACATTGACGTAGATCTAATTCGAACTAGTATTGTTTCCCCAGGGCAACTTGCGCCGTGGATGCTAACTCCGGATTTTAATATATACATAGATGAAGTGTGTTTGTGGATTGAAACTGATGCGCCGGAATGGAATCACTATATTGCCTTTTTAAAAGGCATTGGTAATAGTTTTGGAAAACATACTACAGCAGATTTACAACAGTTTGCTTGTTGGGAAACTAATATAATAACGCAACGGAATTTAAATGCTAGAGAAATTTTCCCCGAGATGATATCTTGGTTAGAGTATTGTTATGAAAATTGATACAGAACACTTACACTATTGGATGCAAGCTATCCGACAAAGCCCTGATCCTATGCGGACCATGGATGCGTTTTGGAGTGGACAACTTAAAAGCAAAGAATGGTTGATAGATGCATTGGAACTAGCAGTACATCCAAAAGTTGATTGTACAATGCCCAAGCCGTTTTCCATTGATATTCATGGCGGGTGGGTTGGAGTGCTGGCCAGTATGTTATTTCAAAGTAGAATTCCTGTTGCCAACATTCGTAGCATTGATATAGATCCAGTATGCGAACCAATTGCTACTATGATGAATAAGCAAGAAGAAATGCAAGGGCAGTTTAAAGCAGTTACTTTGGATATGTGTGCTATAAGAAGCGATGCAAATATCATAATCAATACCAGTTGCGAACATATTACGCAAGATCAATATGACTTATGGAAGTCTGGAGTTCCTCACAACTCGTTACTTGTATTACAAAGTAATAATTATAATATTCCAGAGCATGTTCGTACAGCTAGCAGTTTAGAAGAGTTTAAGAAACAATGTGATATCAATGTACTATGGGCTGGCGAACTAGAATTACCATTATACAAACGATGGATGATTATAGGAAAAGTATAATGGAGTATGACATTTACAACAACCGGCCAGGAATTGAAATTGTATTTTCTAATGGCTCTGAAAATATTAGTTTGTTTTATGCAATGTACGATTGGCCAGCAGCCAATAAGTTTTACAAGTTGTTAACCGATGCTATTAATAATAAAAATTTATTTATAAGCGATACCAGTTTCAATGTATCCAAGGACGATGAAGTTGTACTATTAAAAACTATAAACAATACAGTTGATAAAATAAACAAAAAATACGAAATCAATATTCCTGTAATTACATCAGACTCAGATTTAAATTTGTTACATAGAGCAACGGTTCCTGTTAATTGCGAGTTGTGGAAAATCATTAACGACAGCATACATTCGTATGAACAATATAAGATTCAAATTAATAGTGAGCCCCGTGTTAATGCATATTTTAGATTTGAACCTAGGAACCTAATTCCGTTAACAAGTGAAGATTTTTTATTTTTTAAAGCTGACAGGGAATTTGGAGACTTATGCATGAACTATACCCATAAAGGAAAACATTGGTTAGAATTACAATCTGATAACGATCCTAATAGTTTAACTGATGGCCAGTTACAAGCAGAAACGCATTTAGAAGCAGGTGGGTATCTTGTATTCCGTCCACCGAGCCCATCTCCGTTTTACCGATTAAACAAATTTATACAATGGTTTACTGATACATGTCCGGGAAAATCTATAACACCCGATATGGCTATTGGATATTTGTTACTAGGTAAGATGGTGATGCCGCAATCTTGGAATAGCTTCTACGTTCCAGAAAGATCTGACTGGGTTAGGATGTTATGCAATTATAAAACCATTATAGGTATAAACTTACTTATAATCAATGATGTGCCGTCGTTATTAAAAAAATCTAGGATAATATGAAACCAATTGCTATTGTTAATTTTAATCATAACGACTATTTGTATATCACATGGTCGTTAACTTCCACTTGTAATTATGAATGTAATTATTGTTGGCCTGGTTCTCACGACGGGAAACATAGATTTCCTCCAAATTTAGAATTAATTTGTAAGAATATAGAACATCTAATATCAACTTATAAAATTCATTTTAATAAAACAAATATACGATTGTCCTTATCGGGCGGCGAGCCGACTTTGTGGCCCGAATTAGGAGAGTTTGTTAAACGCATACACGAATCTACTGATTGCCGTGTTACACTTAATACTAACGGTTCACGGACTATACGTTGGTGGAAAGAGTATGCCAAATATTTTGACGATATACAGATTAGTGTACACCGAGAACAATGTGATGTTGCTCATATTATAGAATTATTAGATTTGATATACAAAGAAACAGATGCGTTCTGTGCAGGCCGAGTATTAATGGATCCACTAGCGTGGGACGTTAGTATGGGTATGTTAAATCAATTAGTCAATCATCCAACTCCGTGGCTTGTTAAAACTGTGTTGCTCACAGATCCGTTAACTGGAGAAGTAATGACAAATTATCAAAATGAACATTTTGATTTTATGAGAGATACTGTTAAAAAACGCCCGTCTGATGAATATGTAATGCGCATGAAAAATGCTGGTAAGATAGACGAGACTGATAAAAAAGAAGCAAAAGTAATATTTTCAAATGGCACTGAAGAACCTTATGATTCTTTTCGACTAATGGAAAACGGGTGGAATAAATTTTATGGTTGGGATTGCAATGTAGGCCTTGACAGGCTTGGAATTAATTATGCAGGTGAAGTAGAAGGTAACTGCGGCGAACAGATTTTTAATACAAGTTTAAATATAAACGATCCTGATTTTATTTCTAAATTCAAACCCGAGTTAGTTGCTCCTATTAAATGTAAGAAGATATGGTGTGATTGTACATCAGATATACGGGTGACAAAGAGGAATAACAATGTACAATTATAATGATATTAAAAATATACACCTTGAGATTACTAGCAAATGTCAAGCTAAATGCCCTATGTGTCCTAGACGAATCGCAGGCGGCGTATTGGATCCATTTATTACACTGGATGAAATTACGTTAGAACAATTTACTTCTTGGTTTGATATTGATTTTATCAAGCAGTTAAATCATCTTACCATGTGTGGCAACTTAGGAGATCCTGTAGTTGCAAAAGATACATTGGAAGTTTTTAAATATCTAAGATTGAATAATCCAACCATGTCGTTACAAATGCACACTAACGGAAGTGCTAGATCATTAAAATGGTGGGAAGATATTGCAAAGCAAAATGTGAGAGTTATATTTGGCATTGACGGATTAGCAGACACACATCACTTGTACAGAATATCTACAGACTGGCATGTTATTATAACAAATGCTAAAGCATTTATAGCCGCAGGAGGCGATGCTAGATGGGATATGTTAGTATTTGAACACAACATGCATCAAGTTGAAGAATGTAAACAACTAAGTGTTGAACTAGGTTTCAAAGATTTCTTTACAAAACATACTAGCCGATTCAAAGACGGCAAATTTAATGTTCTAGATGAGCTTGGAAGAACTACCCATATATTATATCCTACCAACAGAAGCGAAGCTATGGTAGAGATGGTTAAGACTGCGCAGAAAGAAGAGTTGCCAACAATTACTTGTAAAGCTAAACGAGATTCTCAATTATACATCAGTGCGACAGGAGTGGTGTCGCCATGTTGTTGGCTAGACATGGAATGGATGCCACCCATGTCTACATCTAGAAACGATTATATGGACAAGATATTTGACATGCCAAATTTAAAAACACAAACACTTGCTGAAATTTTCCAGTCAGGATACTTTAACAAAATTGAAAAATGTTGGAATTCATCAGGGCTTAAAGAATGTTCTAAACAATGCGGGTCCTTTGACAAACAGGGAGCACAGTTTATAACATGACCTCTTCTACACTATGCCCGTTACCATTTATACATCTTGCCACTCGTCCCAATGGCGATGTGCGTGTTTGCTGTACAGCAAATGCTAGCGGAGCTGGCATTATAGATATTAAGGATGCCGGGCTAGTTAAAGAAGGTACTGAAAATCTCAATCTTAAAACACACACTATTGGTGAAATATGGAATAGCCAGTATATGAAAAATATACGATTAGCCATGTTGTCTAATAAAATTCCAACTAGTTGTGAAAAGTGTTTTAAAGAAGAAGCACAAGGTATTAAAAGCAAACGCAATTGGGAAACTCAAGTATGGTCAGAGCGTTTAGATTTAAAATCAATCGTAGATCAAACAGCTGGAGACGGATCGTTACCAGTTTCTATTCCTTACTTTGATTTACGATTAGGAAATCTTTGCCAATTAAAATGTATCATGTGCAGTCCACACGATAGCAGTAGTTGGATTAAGGATTGGAAAGTACAATATCCAAAATATAAAATACAGGAATTAAAACAAGATCAAAGTTGGAATGTAGACTTTGATTACACATGGTATCAAAAAGGCACGTTTTTAAAAGATATGCGTTCAAACGCATATAACATCAGGGAGCTGTATTTTGCAGGAGGAGAACCGTTGTTAATACCCGAACACTATAAGATTTTAGAGTTTATGGTAGAAACTGGTGCCGCAAAATTATGTGTTGTGCGTTATAATTCTAATGGATTAGAACTGCCTGAAAAATTGTTTGAGTTGTGGAAACACTTTAAAGAAGTTAAGTTTAATTTTAGTGTTGATTCTATCGAAGCACGTAACGACTATATTCGTTACCCTAGTAAATGGAATGATGTTGTTGCTAACATAATACGATTGGACGATACTCCTAACAACATCACAGTAAACATTGCCTGTGCAGTTCAGCTATTAAATATATTGAACATAACTGAACTAGTGCATTGGAAAGAAAGCATGAATTTTAAGAAAATTAATTTGCCTCCTTATGGCGCAGGATTAATTGGAACCCATTTGGTTTATCTTCCTAGTTATTTAAATATAAGAGTATTGCCACCAGCATTGAAAAAGACTGTGCAAAAAAGAATAGAGTATTTTTGTTCTCGTAGAATGTCTGATCCTGAATTTATAAACAATCCATATGGGCAACAACGATGGCTTGGGTTAGTGCAGTACATGATGGCAGAAGATTGGTCAAGCAAGTTACCAATAACTATTGAATATTTAGAACAGTGCGATCAACAGCGTGGAATTGATTTTAGAACTATTTTTCCAGAATTGGGTGCAGTGCTATAGCATACTCAACACCAGCGAGTATTGCTTTTACAAATTTGGTTGGCAGATGCATGCCGATAACTTCTTGATCAGTTATAGTTAAATTCCCAGATGTAATATTACCGGCTGTTTGTAAGTTGCCTTCTGCATCAACTTTTAATTTGATTGACATGCCATCAGTGTTGGTTAATGCTAACAAAAATTCTGTTGGTACTGACCCGGTTCCACAATAATCACTGGACACTTTAAAATGCAAACCACCCGCCAGTGGTGTTTCTTCCTGGCAGTAGCCTAAACTATTACCAGGCGTAGTTCGTGCGTATACCTGTAAGCCACCTATCATATCGTCTGCACCAATTGGTAACTTGTTAATCTGGTCCCCTCTTGATTTAGTTAATCCTATGTACAACGGTGCTCCGCCAATTCCTGCATAATCTAAATAAAGTAATTGTTCGTTTTTTGATGTACGTATAATTACGTGGCCGCTACTAGTATTATCACCAAATACTTGTTGTTTATCAAACTCCGATGGGTTGATAATATCTGGTATTACTTTGTCAGAAATATTATAATTCATTAACGGTACCTATAAATATGTTCACCGACTATTTATAGGGATGATATGAGTCAAAAAGAATTTTTTTGGTTACACAAAGATTACCACAATCGAAGCCTTAATGAAATGGCAAAATCTATTACTGAATACAATACAGCATTCCTATTAAACAAAGGGTACGAAGTATTTTATTGTGCCAACGGTGCCGAGCCTCATTTAGAGCAAGCAGAAGTTGGTTCATTGTTTCCTACTAGTGAATTAACATATACTGTTAAAGACACCCACGTTGTAAACGACATTTTTAATTTTAATGTATACTTTACAAATAATACAGAAGATAGAATTCGTATACCTAGCGAACATTTTAAAACTTTTGATTGTCTAATATCACTAGCCGCTGGCGATAAAGTAGATAAAAATCCAATAGACATTGGTTTACTGGGTAATAATCATTATGTTATCGATATAAGTCCAACAGCTATCCACAAATCCATGGGGATTTATAAAGAAGTATCTTCTTATAGTCAACTTGATATTTTTAATTCCGATGAACTTAAAAAGTTTTTATCAACGTGTAATGGAACTAAGGGATTTTTTGTTGTAAGTAATTGTTTCTTATATAGCGTAAGCGCATTAATTTATGATGTAAAGTTACGATTACAAATGCAAAATCAATTTATTGAAATACTTGCAAATGATAAAATTGACTGGTATGTCGAAATGGATTCCGCCGACGGCGAATTTTTTGACTGTGTGCGAGCCAAAGATATCCAAAATAAAAAATTAGATAAAAGATTTGAAGCCTTGCCATGGATATAGATCAGTTTTTTGACAACGAACGAGTTCGCCCATTTAATAAGGATGCGCTAGTTGCTCCTAAAGAATTCATTGGCTGGCAAACTGACGATTCTATTTTAACAAATTATTTTAACTGGATACGAGAAAGTAGTAAATGTGCTTGTTTACGCTTAGATGTTAATGTATCAATAGATGAAGTTGTAGAAGAACTGCAACACAAAGCAAGCAAACTTGCAATTCCTCACAGAGCCGGAGATAGCAAAGGATGGCGCACCGTAACGTTGCATGGCTATTCTTCTTTAATGTCTGATTACTCCGGTTACTATAAAGAAGAAGGCATAGTTTCTAATGATGCCGTTGAAACATGGACAGATTCTTGCCACATTTTTCCAAAGACTGTGCAATGGATTAAAGACAATATACCTTTTACAAGTTATAGTAGAATTAGAATAATGGTTTTAGATGCTGGCGGTTATATTAATCCACACAGAGATTGGGAAGGACAGATGTTAGGTGGCGGCATTAACATTGCTATGATTAACCCAAGCGGAGTTGAATTTGGTTTGGAAGACGGAGGATTGGTACCTTGGGTTCCTGGAGATGTTAGAATTATAGATGTTGCAAGATATCACGGAGTTAGAAATCTTAGCAATGTTCCACGTATTCATATTATTGCATCTCCCTTAGGAAAAACATGGAATAAAGAAGCAATGAAATTAGCCTGTAAAAGTTACTCGATGACGCACGGGATGATGTATGACTAACGAAGAATTCGAAAGAGCAATGCTGTGGAACAGTTTAACAAACTTAGGAAGTTATTCCAAATTAAATCTAAGACTACCCGAAACTGCAACGTTAACCGGGCTTGCAAAGTTTTCTAAAAACTGGTGTCCGTATAATGAAAAGAAAGACGTGCATAACAATCGCTGGGGATTACCCGTAACTAGCCATACTGGCGATGTTATGGATAACTACCATCTTAATAGTTTTGGATATATGCAAAAATACCACAATGTGGAAATGAAAGAAGAAAATTTTACAACTCCCACAGATGTATATTATTCAGTTCCAGAAATCAAAGACTTAGTTGATGTATTTTATCCTGACATTGGTCGAGTACATATATTGAAGGTAAATCAAGGAGGGTATTTTCCTCCCCATAGAGATTTTGCAGGAGTTGCGCCACAGTACTTTCGATTGTCGTGTGTGTTTGGTAGCTGTTCTGATTTTAATTACGTACAAATATTACACGATCAAATATTTAAGCCTGAACGTGCTCATTTGTATTTTGTTAATTTTCAATTAAATCATAGTGTCTTTAGCTTTTCAGATAACTTATACAACTTAATCTTAACAGTGAAGTTAAATCGTAGAACACACGATTTAATCATTAAACATTCAATGTCACAATGAAGCTAACTTACGCTGATCCTAGTAAAAAGAATTGGTTCCTAGTTGCATGGACCTTATCAAATAAATGCAATTATCGTTGTAGCTATTGTCCTGACTACCTCAATGACGGTAGTACTGGCCAACCTAACTGGGAGGTAGTTGAACAATTTGTAACCAAATTTGATATCCTTGGTAAAAATATTTGTTATAGAATTAGTGGCGGCGAACCTACATATTGGAAACATTTTTTAGACTTGGCTAAACTAGTTAAATCCAAAGGTCATCAATTTACTTTCTTAACTAATGGAAGTCAAACAGTTGAATACTATAAAGAAATTAGCAAATTTGCAGATGGTATCATGATTAGTTTCCACGACGAATATGCCGATATTGATCATATCATCAATATTGCCAACGCAGTGGAATGTGTAGTTGTTGTTAATTTAATGATGGTGCAAGACAAATTTGATCGTATAGTTCAAATAGGCCAGCAATTGTACAACGGAACTAACAAGTTGGCTATTTGGCCTAAAGTAGTTTTAGACAAAACTAGCGGCGAATTTGTAACTAACAATGTAAGTGACTACACTGACGAACAAAAAGCTATTATTAAATCTTGGCCGTATTTTAGAAAAATAGATGATTCAAAAATACACAGGGGATCTCTATTGCTTGATAACTTGCCTGTCACAGGAAACGATATTATTGTAAAAGGTTTAAACAATTACAAAGGTTGGAATTGCTGGGCAGGCTTAGATATGCTTAGTATTGACATGTGGGGCGACATATATAGATCTGAGTGTAAGCAAGGCGGCAAGTTAGGCAACTTGGAAAATTATACCTTACCAACTGATCCTATAACGTGCCCTGCTAACAAATGTAGTTGTCTTAGCGATATTTATCTTCAAAAAGAATCCAAAGTTACTATATAACTTTCTTTGTCATTAAAATTGTGACCTATAGTCACTACGCTGTTCTTATGTATAATAGGTCTTCCTAGTAAATGATCAGCAAGCATATCCCTTGCTAATATTTTTCCATGCTTGTTAATAGTTAAAATAGGACAGCTGGGAGTTCCGGTAGGTAAAAACATAGCATTGCCACCGTATGCAACACCCGACCTAAATCTATACTTGCCACCAAATGATAATCCTATGTCAAAGGTAGAATACTTGCCAGTAACAATGTTGTAAGTTAATCCCCATTGACTGTCGTCTGCATGTTCATCTCCATAAGGCAAAGCTATGATTGTATCTTCTACTAGCACCCCAGCATTATATTTCTTAGCAAAATCAGGAATGTCTAACTCATGAAGTTTATATGTGTTTGTAACCGTATCAAATTCTATTAACTCCGATACCCCACAAGTCTCCCCAAATGGTAAAATGTAAAGTGTATTACCATTTACAATTATGTCCGAATACTTTCTAGTTACGCTAGGATTTTTAACATTGATTGGAAATGTCTCTATGTTAACACCATCAAAACTAGTCATGTTAATATAACCAGCAGTATCGCCGCGTGGCGCACTCCAGTATCTGCCATTGGCATGTACAGTGCCCATGTGAGTTTTAGTGTGTTCTTGTCTATCAAATTCTACAGTATGTACGACATCATCTTTGATATGTATACCATAGCTAGTTTCTTCGTAACCTAAAGGAAAACTAAATGCTGTTTTGCCGTCAGTTGCTGAACTATAGAATTGTCCTTTGCCCGGCTTGTCGATATAATGGTATATTGGTTTAAAATCTTTTAATTGTACAACTACATTGAAATCATCCCATATACCATAGGGAATAAACCAAACACTATCGCCTATACTTGAGATGGCATTAAATTTACTAGTAGCTGGAGGCAAGTCTAATTCTATAAACCAAGTCTTGTCCCCGTCTTTACACATTACTTTACTATAGTCTTTACATTGTTCTGTAGCAAACGGAGGACTAACTAACACGTTGTTGTGATTGTGTAAGACCAAATGTTTAATTGGTTCTTCTTTGTAAAAGTCTTCGAACGCTTTATACTTCATTTAAGTTAATCTCTTTAATTACAGTTTCGCTAATTGTATCGAAGACTAACACCGTATGAAAAGTTTCGCTTTGTCCGTAAGGAAATGCAAATATTTTATCATCGACTATAACAGATGAGTTGAACTTTTCAATAGTTGTGTTGTCTTTAAAATATTCACTAATGTCTACAGTATAAAATGAATCGTCTTTGGAATCAACAACTAATACCTCGGCCAAGTCGCCAAGCTCTTTCCACGATTCAGTTGGCATACACACGCAGCCGCCACGTGGGATATAGTATAGTTTGCCTTTACTGTTTTCCCAACCTGTAAAGTATTTTTTACTTTCTTTGCCTACGTTAAGCGGGATAGTTTTCCAGGTATCAGTAGTTGCATCAATAACTAGCATATCACTCCAGTCTTCTTCATGCCCGGCAGGCGGGCAATAAATTTTACCATTACTAGTTACACTATGGGTATAGTACTTTCGAGAAGTTCCTTTTAACCCGGTACGCTCATGAGTCCATTGTTTATCAAATTTTAACATGATATCAAAATTAGGATTTTCACTGTACGGTGGAGCATACAATTTATCACCTACTTTAGCAAGTGTTGTATATTTTTTATTTGTGTACTCTTCTTGGTCATAATCTTCCCATAGGCTAGATAAGTTGGTTAATTTATATCTTAATGTATCACAGTCTAGTTCTATCATATAAGGAAAATAATTGCCCAGCCATCTTTCACCCCTTGGCACAGCATATATCTTGCCATTTAAATATTGACTAGTGTGCCATTTCTTTTCGTCATCAACGTCACATACTATGTTCTTCAACAGTAACGATTTTGTATCAACATCAAAAGAACAAATATAATTGAATGGTTCATATTCTCCGTAAGGAAGTGCAATTACTTTATTGTTGTGTACATGTGCCTTGATATATTTTCCACGACCTTCTAATGAAAAATTAACATACTCTATCGAATCGTCAACACAGTTAACAATTAGAATGTTTTGTTCGTTGTATGGAAGAAATATAATTTTGTCCCCAACAACAACCCCATACTGCCATTTTTCTGTACTATCATTAACTTGCAATGGTATTTTTGTGACTTCAAACGTAATTGGATTTATCTTTAACATGTAATCAATGCTTTCTGTAAGCCCATAAGGAGGCACGTATATCATGTTGTTAGGACCAATAGTTGGATAACTAAACGCTTGCGGAGTCATGTATAACCTTTAAATATCTTTCACCAAATGCTGATAACAAGTCTGAGTATAATTTTTGCGTTATCTCTTCTTCGGAGTATATGCCAAAATTATCCCAGTCGCATAATCGAATAACATTGTCGTGTATTAGCATATTACTTAGTACCCAATCGCCATGAACATATGGTTTTGTTTGTTGGATGTTTTCTAAACAAAATTCATGTATTCGTAATATGAAATCATCTGTATGTGGAATAGTATTTACAGGGGTTCCTGGGATAACACTATATTCAATCCAATTCTCTCCAAAATCTAACACATAACCGGGTATATGTTCTTTGAGCAATTGCACATGATCTCTAATCCACTTAGAGGTAGTATTGGTCCATACTTTACGATAACGGTCTCCACAAAAATAAGTAGATCGATGTTTTTCTTTATTTTCTTTAATTAATTCCATATGATTGTGCAATCTCCGGTAAGTAATCTTTTATATTACACCCACGTGAAGAGTCTAAAATTCTTATATATTTTTTAAATGTTTCTTGCATCTCTTGACTGCCGCCATGCCATATTGCATTGTCGGTATTAAAATGCGCAGGGTTTATCAGTTTATTTTTAAAAACTGGAATACTTTGATGCATAGCCCAATTGTGTAATTGAACCATATATATTTCATTCAGAATCTGTACAGTTGGAGATATGCTCACATCAAACCCTGCATCCTGGCATGTTTTTATATTGTTGCAGATAGTATTCCAATCACTGCCCCAACGAATATAATTGTTTACAACTCCAACTCCGTCAACAGAAAAACTCATGTTAACTTCTTTAAATCGTTTTATCTCATTAAGTAATTCTGGATTTAATATAGTTCCATTAGTATTGAATCGTAAAATGACATCACTATTAAGTAGTCGAATAAAATGTATTAGTCCTTTTACCATCATAGGTTCGCCACCTGTTAAGTATACTTCTTTTAATGTAGGTATGTTTGCAAATAATTCTGCATACTTGTCTTCATACCAATTCAAAACGGTAAACTGACCAGTACCCCACGGCGATTCAATATTGTTATCTAACAACTTTTGATGCTCGTATACCAATGACGAAGAAGAAGCTGGCCAGCACATACTGCAACTTAAATTACAACTATTGCCAAAACGAATATCCAAATGCGTTATTCCTGGACCATACTCCATTGCTGTTAATCGTTTGCTGTATTGCCCAGACGCTTCTTGCAATCGACATTTAACACAAGCATCAGGCCATTCATTATTTGCAAACTGGTTGCGAGCATTTGTAACAGTTTTACTAGAAACCCAATCTTCAATGGTATGTGTAGTAATTGATTCAACATTTGACTCTTCTGTACTAATACAGCAAAGTCTGAACTGGCCGTCGGATCTTATACATATTTGATTTTCTAATAATTTACAGAGCATGAGATATTTACATAAGTAGTGTAGCAAACTATATGATCATGAAACCACATACTAAACAACTAGAAGAATTTTGGCAAGAAAATTCTGGCAATTACAACATACAATACCATGATATGTTTGATCCAAAATGGATCATAATGGAATCTGGGTGGCCTTGGTTTAGACTCAGTGCATTAGATAACCAGCCATGGAAAGAAATGCATGCCGAAGCAGAAGCCTTGCTAGATAAGTTTCACCCACATAGAGAAGACTATGGCAATGGTTGGGGAAGCCTTACATTGCACGGACTTAATGAAGATACACAAAGTTTAGGGCAATACGGAGATCGTAGAGAAGACACGCTAAAACAACTAGAATGGACTTGGGTGGCAGATCAATGTCCTGTAACTAAAAAATTCTTGACAGATGTTTGGCCGGCTGAATATTTAAATCGTGTGAGATTCATGTTATTAGAGCCTGGCGGATATATATTGCCGCATCAAGATAGACCCAATGATCAAAAAAGACTAAGCGTATGTAACATTAGTCTTAACATGCCAGACGGATGTGAAATGGTTATGAAAGATTTTGGTCGTGTACCGTTTGATGATAACGGTAGTGCATTCCTAATGGATATTAGTAATGTTCATGCAGTAGTCAACAACAGCGATAAGCCACGAATACATATGATTATTCATTATGAATTAGGTAGACGTATAAGAGATTTCTTTTACGTATTAAGAAGTAGTTATTATACTAATAGACAATGACACAAATACGAGATTGGAATTCTGTTTCTACTGGAGAACGATACTTTGCGGTTTCTCCAGGTAGTATCCCCAAAGTTGGAATAGGCATGTTAGATCTCAGCCGAGATATCCCCAATGAGTTTGTACGCAAAAGAACATTCGATATGACTTATTGGATGCTTAATCAGAGCCTACAAATTAATTTGTGCAAGTACAGAGGTTTTAATGATAGTGTTAAAAAAATATTAGACGACAGCGACACAGCAGGTGATGACATTTGTATCATTGTCGCACAAGGCATGATGTTTCCAAAACTGTATAAGTTTATTACTAAAGCTGTAGATTATTTTAAAAACAATCCTGAATTTTTTGTCATGGGTCATATTATGGCCAGAGAAGATAGGTATCCAGGATTGCATCGCCAGTTGTTAGTGGTTAACATCAAAACTTGGAAACGCCTGGGCAGTCCTGAATATCTGGAACAAGGTTACTTTTGGGATAGAAAACCCGAGTACCCTCAGTATAGTCTTAGCGAGCAAACTATGAGTTCTGACTATACGCCAGCGTGGATTAAATCTTCCGAAGGAACTGTAAGGCCAACAGTAGTTGAGGAAGGTGCTAATTGGATTGCATTAGCATTGACAAATAACATACAAATTGATAATTTTGATTTTGAAATGCGTGAGTGTAAGGCATTCTTGTATCCTTACGATAACCCAGACTTATTAGAAACTGTATGGAAAAATCTACAAGACGAAGAGTCTGTAGACAAAATAGAAAATTATACTCAGAGAGCATGGATACGTAAACTAGCCTATCAGGAATTTATTGAAAAGAATCGCGTATACGCATATAACACAGAACGTCTTAGTGGTGAAGGAGTAAGGGCACCGGCGGCTGTCGATAGTATTTTCTCAGCGGCAGCAGGGTTTAAAACTATTGCATTACTACGCAATAATAAATTCCACGAAAATACTATTGTAAATTATTATGATTGGTGCGAATCTAGTTTAAATTTTAAAAAACATTTATTAGAAACTTGGGATGGATTAAACTTTGACGAGTGGTTGTTAGAACATGATTTAGAATATAATTTCTCAAGTACGTATCGGGGCAACTACAAAGATTTTTGGCTTAGTGAAATCAAAAAAGAATTTGGCAGTGCAGAAGAGTTTAAAGAACTATGGGATAGGTATCGAATATTAAAGCACAATTACTTTGTCATAGATCTTGTTAACGATCCTGAAAAATTATTTGAAGAAATTAACAAACAGTCCGGAGTCAAAGTACTATGGACTACTAACATATGGGCCAGCATGATGTTGCATTGGAATGTAGAGCCTGAAATTGTTGAACAGAAATATCTAAAATTTGAAACATTAATTCCTAAAGATCTTGTATTGTACGGGCAAGATTATCTTGCACAAGATTTGAAATACAGAGTTGAAAACAATCTAAATTTAACACATCCCCGGTATGCAAGTACCAATAAATATGTTAACATGGGGATATAAGATGGAAAGATTTATTAAAAATTATGATCCAAAAGACATAACACTTGATTTGCTATACAATACAAATGACTGGGATCTTATAGAACTCAACTATGATTTAGATCCAGTTAAGTTAACTGAATGGTGGACTGATGTACAGTCTAAATTCCCACATTTATTTTTTGGGTTTAATGATAACACTCATAAACTGGATTTGGAAAAAAGTAAAGAGCTAGTAGAGAAAGGTTACTGTGGATATTACTGCGGTCCAATTGAAGGACTAACACTAGCATGGCCTGTGGATAGAGATGAGCCACTTCCTCCGCCGACCCAAGCAAATTTAGAGCTGTTCCCTGAAGTTAATAAAGATACATTTTTCCACGATGCTAAAATAATGGAAAAATTCGAATACGGATATTTTAAAGAGATAGTTGAAACACTTGGCCGAGATGCGTTTCGTCAGGCGATTATAACCTTGCACTATCCTGGTATGTATATTAAACAGCACATTGACAGTAAAGTTTTAAAATTGCATATACCAATTGAAACAAATGAAAATGCTTGTTTTACATTTGGGGAAAATAGAGAGACTGCTACTTCATATCATTTTAAATTAGGTAAAATTTATATCCTTAATACAGGTGATTGGCACGGCACGAGCAATGACTCGGAATTTAGGCGAGCCCATATTATTACACGTATAGCTGATTGGCATATTTTAGATGTAATCAATATGACTAATGAATGAAACGTTACATAGAAAAACATGAATCTGTCGACCTTGGATTCAAAATAAAGCCTTGGTTTAAAATAGATATTGATAAACTTAGATCTTGGTATACAGAACTTGAAAATAATTACGGCAGTTGGAAGTTTATAATGGGCGAGCATCAACACGTATGGCAGGAACCTATTGTAGATATGACTGGAGAGACCGGACATATTATTCCGGATGATGCTGGATACTATACGCTGTGTTGGGGTAGCGATGTAGACGGGCCATTGCCGTTTGAGCAAGGGCAAGCAAAAATTGAATATAGAGATCATAACGATGACGACATGCTTAATCCACGTAAGTGTTTTAATGGATATGCATACGACATTGTTAGTAACTTACCACTGCGCAGTAAAAAATGGGTAGTAACTGATCACACACCTGGAACTAAATTAATTACACATCAGGATAGTCCTGATAAAATACGTATACATATTCCTATATATGTTGATAATTCTAGTAATTGGATTATTGACGGACAAGAGATGTTTATGGAGCCGGGTTGGGTTTATATTGTTAATACAACGTTGCCTCATAGCATAGAAAATAAAGGCACAGGCAATAGAGTTCATTTGTATGGAAAGGTATGGACAGAAGATGTACAACGACTTTTTAGTTAAACAACTTAATAATCCTGTTAATATGGATTGGGCTTTAGAGTATTTAGATACTGTAGAGTATAAGTACTCGCACTTGAAATGGACCGCAGACGAAAACTTGTCTAGTGTAAACGATGCTGATTTGCAAGATAATATTAAAGGTGTATACGGGTGGGGAGTACAAAGTAATCTAGAAGATTTATCTATACCGTGTCCCCCTTATAATATACACAAACAAGGCGGCGAAGTTTATCGTAATACTCAATTAGTTTTTGGATTTGCTGAATGGATACTTGATGTGTTTCCTTACGCTAGACAAATTAGTATTGCGGCGCATCCTCCAGGAACAAAAATCCGAACACACATTGATAGCGATAATTATTTTAAAATACATATTCCTTTAATTGCTAATGACTCTAGTTATTTTATTTTTAACAATGAGAAGTTTGCTATGAAAGCAGGAAAAATGTATCTTGTAAATACTTCAGTCCCTCATAGTACAAGTAACGAAGGTAATACTACGCGAGTACATTTATTCTTCAAAGTTCCAATAGACAAGGTGAAAGAAATTGTTAACAATTCAAGTTTATTCTAGATATGGTTTTGAAGAAGTTACTACATTTACAGATCAAAATGTAGATGAGTTTCCTAACGAATATTTTATTTGTATTCATGCTACGGGCTGGATTCATGCTATACCATATTTTAAACAGCCACATGGTAATGTATTAAATTTGGTGTTTGACGATGTTGAAAAAGATAGAAGAAAATGGATACACGAATATGTTCCTATACCCTATAATGCTATTGCTTGTACTAAAGAACAAGCCGCTACTATGAAATCGTTTATAGACAATATAGAAGATAATAGCACGGTTCACGTATACTGTGCAAAAGGTCAATCACGATCGCCGGCTATAGCGGCATTTATAGAAGAATACAGGAACACTAATAATCATAGCAAATTCCATGATTATAAATATAACCAACACGTATACAATTTATTAAGGAATACTACCCATGTATCAATTTGATTTTAAAATAAAAAGAATGGATAATCTTAAATTTGATTTCCAAGAACTACTCGATTATTATAACACTTTAGAAGAAAAGTACCAGCACATGAAGTGGGCAGTTGCCGATGTTTATACGCCAGATACTAATCCTATTGATAAAAGTATTCATCACGTGGACGGATTTTATAATTGGGCCATACAAAGCGATTTGAAAGATCCTACTAAACCATGCCCGGCGTATAAAGAAGGTGTGACGGATGAAATGGCCCGTGAGCAGATGAGCGGAAATTACGATGTGCCAACTGAGTTGCTATTTGGGTTTGGGAAGAAAATTGTTGATTACTTTGCAAATATACAAGCTACTCAGGCATTGATGGTAGTGCATCCTCCAGAGACAAGATTGGGATTCCATGTAGATACTGGCGACTATGTAAAAATACATTTTCCTGTTAAGTCAAATTCTCAAAGTTTCTTTGAGTACGAAGATGAAAAGTTCCTGATGGAGCCAGGATTCGCGTACTTAACAAACGTATCTATTCCACATGCAACAATAAATGGTGGCGATACGGACCGTGTTCATTTGATTTTTAGAGTTCCTGAAGAATTTACTAGTTATTTAGAAACTCATGAATTTTCAATATAAAGATTGCGTTCACTGAGATACGTTTCTGTGTTTAATTTCCAAACATTTTGAAGAGTATTATATAGTATAATGTCTTTGTTATGTAAGGTAAACATACCTTGCTTAACTAGTCTAGGCATTATAGTTTTATCCAAGCGGGAACTTACTCCCGCTTTTTTGTTGTCTACATTTGTGCTAATGTAAAATTCAGCAGTTGGATCTAATTGTTGAACTAGCTTAATTTGATAATACAGTAAGTGAGATAAATGTATCCAACTTTTAAAAATGTTAATACTCCATGTTGGAGTATACCCCGGAAGTTGTGCTCCACGAAATAAACATCTCCATGCATTATTACCTAGCTCTGGCAGATGATGCACTCCAGCAAACGTAACAATTTTATCTTGATCCAACCCAACAAAGAATTGTCCGTAAGGCATTTTCATTTTATCAAGTTTAATTGACTCAAACGATTTATTGTTTTCGTATCCAAGTTTTTCGCACTCTACACAAAAAGTTGCCAATGCTAAACGATCGGAATCAACTAAAGGTCTAAATGTTAGATTTCCAAGTTTTTCCATTTGCTGTATCTTTTCGTGATATAAACTTTTTTTCATTCACATCAAATATATCGCCTGTGCGCCAACCGTTAATAATACATTCACCGTTATCAAACTCAACGTTATAATTCTTTGCAGTATCGAAGTCAAAGGTTTCGGAGTTGTAGCCTATGAATACCGGCGGAGGCATTTCAGTCATGCCATACCAATTGGCAACTAGCTGTACGCCTCTGCTTAGGAATGAATCAATCATAGTTTGTGAACATGTTCCGCTACCAGTTACCATATATCTAACACAGTTCATATCAAAATTATCCCAGCCCTTGGTTTTAGAAAGTAAATCCCAGTGTTTTGGAATTAAACTAATATACGTAGGTCTATATTTGTTAAACAGTTCGATATATGAGTAAGGATTGAAATTAGCGGAAATTAGAGTTGCTCCTGCTATTCTTGCAGGTAATGCTGTAACAGTATAATGTGCTATTGTATTTCCAGGAAACACATCTAGTACAATGTCAGTTGACGTTAGTTTAATTTCGTCTACTGATTGCTCTGCACAACTGTTAATAAATTCCCAAGGATGAGATATTTCCTTTGGATCAGTAGTGCTACCCGAAGTGAATAAAATTAAGTTACTCATACTTGAGATAAAATTAGCTCGGCCGCTTCTCCGTGTAAACCGATACCTGGATGAGAATAATATCCTTCTGGCCGCACCCGTACATCTCTACCAAAACAATAGTTTATATCGTCACTATGCGAACTCATATCTACACGTTTAATTCCGTTCTCAGTGATAAAGGGTTCAGTAGGTTCGTCAAAACTAACTTCTACAAATTTTATTCCTAAACGTTTACAAGTTGCTTTCATCATATTGCGATATAAATTCGATTCGTGTAAAAAATGGTCAGTCTCTGCTATTTTTTTATAAGACTCGATGTGACTAGTAAATTGTTTACCTTCGGGTAAATGTTTTAGTGTACCGTGCGAGTTATGTATATGAACAAAATTATTTTCAGAGTAATATGTCCAACAATTGGTTTTGTGATATTCCATAACAAATATTTTAGGCAGAGGCATGTTAGTGTCTAAAAAATTAAAAAAAGAAATAGCATTTGTTTTAATAGTGAATGTTGGCCCACCATGCGGGATAAAATCTAACCCCAATTCTGCACTTACACGATTACAAAATCTATCTTCTTCTGCTACTCCTAAACCTTGTGTATAGCTAGTACCTGAAAATAAAATATAATCTTTATCGACAGCATAGACACTTTTAGGCATCCTAAGTCCCTGCTCGTTATAGTTATAGGTAATTTTCTTGGTTCTATAAATCCAGTTGTCTGGCAAATTTCTAAGATTACGTTTATACAATGTTTCATGATCAGTGCCAGACCAATCAAAACTTTGATTTGGAATCATAGTTGTGTGTCGATACGGCCACAAGTCTAAAGGGTGAGGAACTACTGCATTAAGTTGAAGGGCTTCTCTAAGTGTTTTGCCAGTAACTGTCATATTATCCTATGTGCATAGAAGTTTTTAAAAGTTTATCAATTGAGCTTGCAATTGGATTATTGTGCAACATAATCCAAGGGGCAGAGCTTTCGTTCCGTGCCGCGTGTTTAACTGCGGTATTATACAAATAAACTCTTCCTTGTTCAAATGTATATTTTCTTTCCATGTTGTCGCCAAATTTCCACCACGCATTTTCATCTACCTGAATTTGCAAATGCATTCTGATTAAAAATTCTGGATTCTGTATATCCACATGAGTCCGTAATCCCACGTCTTGATTCATTTTTACTAAACGTGTTACTTCAAAACATTCTGGACCAAACGTATTATAGTATGTTTTATACATACCAAACAAGTACTTTGGAAGATTTTTATTAAACTTTTTTTGAAAGTCTGGATCTGAAATTTCTGGAAATTGTGCAGGGTCTGCAAGTTGTAAAAATGGAAGTTTACCCGGTCTGTCGTAAGACCATTGAAGTGTCCATTGTAACGGTAATCCCCAAACTAAATTGTTTGGGATAAATGACAGTGCAAATTCTTTCTTAGCTGGGTCTGTTAAATCCATATCGCCAAGTGGACTATAACAACAATCGGTAAATTGGTCTTCTATGGAATTAAACCATTCCATCATTTTAGAAGAATCCACGGTAATATTAGTTTGTATTACATCCCAGTCGTAATTTTGAAGATTGGCAAACGTATAATTTTCTGGATCTGTAATAAATCTATTCATTAGAAAGCCCTTGTTGTAGGATATTTAGTATCCTAACGTGCAAGGGCTTTTAATTATGATATTAGGCAGCTACTGATTTTACAACTGCAAAATTTAATACAGGAGCTTCAGCTACTGCAACAGCATTTGGAGTATAAACACTAACTGTAAATGCATCAGTAGTTGTACTTGTAACTCCAACCATATGGAATCCTGCGGATGTTTTTATGCTCACAGTTACCACGTCGGTTGGATCGACTATAGTGTTATTAACAGTAAATGTAGTCAACTGTCCAGCAGTAGCCGTTGTATTAAACAATGTGATAGTCCCGCATGGTGCATTGATAGTGACTGAAGTTGTTCTGCTAGTGCCTTGTACCGCAGTGCTGCCAGCCCCTGTGCCATATCCAATACCAGCTTGGCTAATTTTAGATTTAGAAATAAATCCAGGAGCTGTCCATACACCTGGAGCAGTAAACTCGCTTAGATAAACAGTTGCAAAGTCATTTGGTGTAATAGGATTAACTAACATAAATTGTAGTTTTCCCGAAGGTGAAATTGTACTGCCGTTACCCATGTCAGTGACATTACCAACTATTCCAGCAACTCCTGCAAATCCGTCAGACGGAGCAACTGGAGTAGTTGTATATTTGACACGGAATTGTACAGAACCTAGCCCGTCACCTACTTGAGAAATTTGTGGAGATGCTAATGTTCCACGCATTCCGCTGAATGCTACGCCTTGTGTGAACGGCATTATCTGTATAATGTCCAACGACGGTTGTCCAGTAGTTTGCGGGGCAATTGTTACAATCTTGTTGTCGGCACCGTTTAGTGAAAAAATACTTGGGCCGTTGAATGTATTGATTTGCGAGCCGGTAGTGGTAACGTTATTTGACGTAAGATTACCAGTAAATGTGGCAGTGCCTGTTGTGTTAATATTACCGGAACCAGTAATGTTTCGCGTATTTAAGTTTAAATTTGAACCTAATCCAGTAACAGATAACGTACCAGATATTGTAATACTGCCGATCCCAGTGATATTTCTACTATTTAAATTTAAATTGCCGCCTAACGATGGGTTAGTATCTGCTTGTATATTTACAATTCCTGTGCCCGATCCGTTAAAATCCAATCGTTGTGTAACAGCGTTCCATATTAGTCCAGTTCCTGCACTAGTCGCTAAAATGTTCTTGCCGCCAAGATTAACCCCGTCTCCAACGTATAATTTATTGGTATCCGTAGTCCATACTATTTCACCTAAGTCAAAGGCGGCACTTGGTCTCTGAGCTTCTGTTCCTCGTCTAATACGTAGCGACATGCGTTTATCTCCAATATTCTTTAATCAAATTGATTGATCATTATAGTATATTTATTCATTTGAGCTAAACGCTTATGAGTTTAAACTGCTATTTTAATTCAAATGTGAATGGCTTCCGTCGCAAATTAACTGGGTTGTACGCAATTTGCACGTACATAATGGCAACACATCTGCCATATTGGGTACTAGATTATTGCTGTTATACAGCATACCCACGCTGATGCGATCTTCTGTAACCAAGTCAACTCGATGCCAATATATGCTAGGAAAAATCAAAATTCTCCCCACTTTGAACTTGACCGTATGCAACAATGACTTATTGTCATATTCTTCGTAAAAATTTAAACCTCCGTTGCCTTTGAGCATTACAACAGCGGCCCAAGTGTTGAACATTGGCCAATCCCTGTGTATTGTGTTGGACGGATCTATGCCCTTTGGCATGTTGTGGATGAACATTTGATATAACTCTATACTAGCTACCGGGTTTATTTTGAAAAACTTGCTGTCTACTATTGATTTTAATTCTCTACACCAATTAGGAGTCCAATTGGCCCAAGCATCACCGTTGGGCAGAAAATATGGTACGCTAGTTTTCCAGTCAAGATTCTCCAACACCATCCACGGGAGATCCTCAATGATTGTGGAAAAATCAGTATCAAACACAAAAATATTTTTTAAATCCATGATATATTTATAGCGCAAAATTCTAATCAAAAAAATAGGCTCCGAAGAGCCTATTTTAAACACTACTATATTACATAGTAGGTCCGTTGCCACTCTTGAATCCTATTGATCCACCTTCTGCTTCGATGTTCTTTATGACATCTTCAAACAGAATTGGAGCAAAGTCCGGAGTTTGTTCCACGCATACACAATGGTAGCGCACATCGTTCTCTTCGCTGTACAGAACAGCTCCAGTTCTAGCATCAACTCCACGGGCTCGTTTCACACGATTTGCGTGAGTATGTCCGTGAATGTTGGTTCCAAAACGACCCAAGGAATCCGAATGTAACGGAATATGGCTAAGAATCATGCCATTCATAACGTGATAAGCCCTAAGTTCTCTAAAGTACAAGCGATACTCGTCGTCCCTAAAGATATCGTGGTTACCACGAATTAACACTTTATCACCGTTAAGCCTGGATAAGATTTTTAACGCTTTACGATTGATAACAACGTCACCTAAATGGTAAACTTTGTCAGTGGGTTTTACCCGTTCGTTCCACGCTTTAACCATTGCTTCGTCCATTTCCTCTGCTGAGTCCCATGGGCGAAGTTTTGTAACACCATCGTTACGTGTGAAGCGGCATACACCCATGTGTCCAAAGTGCGTGTCGCTTACTAAGAATACACTTGGCATATTATGCTCCTTTTGTTAGTAAGTTTCTTTTACAATTTTAAATTCAGTTGTTGGATATTTTGCTTTGAACTCTTCGGAATTAACATACTCGTTAAAGTCTTTAGCATTAAAAAACACACGATGAAACACGGATTTGTGTTGCATGGTAGTCACCGTCAAGTAAACCGATTTTGCTTTGCCAGCCATTTGATGCCTTTCACTGTTTAATGTAGTATTATAGCATCTACACAGTAATTAGTCAACTACTTTATTTGGGGTAATAAACCCCCATTCGTTGGTAGTGCCATTTACATCATATGGCTTTTCTTCGCTGTCATACGTCCAACCCAATAGTCGCATCATTTTGTGTTTGACCAAAAGATTAGGACTACGGAAACGCTCGCAATCATTGAATCCCATCATGACTCCAACCTCACAAACCGCACCCGATCTGCAAATGCCAGCGTGACAGTGAACCACAACATTCATACGATTTTCCCATGCGTGTTGCAACAAACGGACAAGTTGTTCTGCTTGTTCATCTGTAATAGCAAACTCACTTAGATCAATCATTCCTCCACCGGTATTGGTCATACCATCTTCTTCAATATCCAAAAAAGTAAATTGATGTACTTCTTTGAACTGATGTTTAGGTGAGGGAAACGCCATGTCATGATCTGAAATCTGTATCAGCATACTGTTGGCGCCGCAATCGTGATGCTGTCCTTTTGCTACATTTTCCAACGGAATATTTTCAATCCACGGCATACTGCCTCCTTAACGTTTCATACGTTCACTTACGATTTGACAATCAATACACATTTTACAGCCTTTAACTGCTAGTTGTCTTGCTTTGGGGATTTCTTCCCCACATTCATCGCAATGACTTAAACTAGGACCTGTTGGCAGTTGTGCTCTTATTCGAGCTACCGCGTCTGCGTTTGCGGTGGTCGACAACAGTTGAGCCATATCAGATTCTTCTAAGTTATCGCCTTGTATACTTTCATACTCTCTAATAGTCATAATTTTTCCTTAAACTCTCCAAATTTCTTTGAAGCCTTCTTCTTCAGTAGGTTCTTCCCAACTGGCAATCATGCTAGCAACAACATGTTCAGGCACGATTTTTCCAGACTCCCAACGACTAGTTAATCTGCGAACTAGTTCTTTATGCTCGGGTGTTCGAAACACTACCGCAATATGATAGTAGTCCGGCAACATGTTAAACTTACGAGCACGACTTTTAACAGTGGTGCTGGTTTGATCCCAAATTATATCTCGACCTGCTTCTCGTGCTTCTACAACTTCTTGTGCCATTAGTTCAACTGCTGTGGGCATGTATTCTGTGAATACTTCGGAATAAGTCTTACCTTGCTCCTTGGCATAAACTTCCACATGATGATCTGTACTTACATACTCCATACCCACAGTCCATTCTTGACTATTAACCCAAGTACTTTTACCAGCGGCAGGAACTCCAATTAATTGATAGCATTTTGGCATTACATCAATCCTACTATTCGAAAATATTCATCATGCGGAACATAAAAATCCGTCTTGGGATCCCAGTACTTACCTTCTTTTGGATCATAATACAAGATACGTCCGTTAAAGTAAAAAGGGCCCTCCATTTTTGGGATAGGTCCGTAGCCTTGCATGATGTCTTGTGTTCTGCCCAAAATTTTGAAACCCATTTATCGCTCCTGTTTGCTAGTATGTGTATATTATAGCATCAAAAAGAAATCCAGTCAACCTCAAGTTAACTGGATTGGTGTTGTAATAAAACAACGAATTAGTGTTACTCTTTTTTGTGTCAGGAAGAGTAACAAACCCCGGATACACAGCCCATCCCACATTTCGTGTATCGCGGATGCTGGGTTCTCAGCCTAGGCTAAGGTGGGCCAGCAGTTCTTACAGAGCGTAACGATCACTCATTACAGTCTTAAGCATGATGCCTTCTGGAGTGAATTGATCCATATCAGCGGCTAGCAAGCTAGTCATGATACTTGGACTAAATCCACTTACCAATGCGGCACCACTCTTGTCTGACGCCACAGGCACGTTGTCTGAACTGTTTAGGTTCCAGAAAACAATCTGTGGCACAGTGTAACCTGCATCTGCAAACTTGCGTTCGATCATTTGCATTGCGCTGTCGTCAAACTTGGCGCATTGGTTGAACTGCATGTCTGACAAGATCAGCAACATGGCTGGCATATCGCTTGCTGGTACTGCGCCCTTAACTGCTACGTCTAGAATCTTGTTCATAGCCGCATTTAGGTTAGTGCTCATTTCCCAGTCGCTCTTAGACATTTGGGTTACCTTGTCAACAATGTTACCCTTTAGAGTAACCAGTTGTGGCTTGCTTGAGAAAGTCAAGAATGTGTCCTTGAACACTCCCTTGTTCTTATCTGCCAAGTACAAACCAAGGCTAACTGCAACGTCCAAACAACGTACTTGTGTGTTCTTACCTGCGGCGCAGGTCATACTACCACTTACGTCAACTAGAGGCAGGATACTTGCGTCACCTACATAGTTTGGCAGAGCATCCCATTGTGCGATCACATGGTCGGTTTCTGTCTTGTCCAGCTTGGTGTAGCTGTGAGCGATTCCCTTCAGCACGTCATGTGGGAAGATTGCGTTGGCGTTAACCTTAACAGTCTTATCACCACTTACCAACCGGGCCACATACTCTGCGAACAGAGTTGTGTGACGGTTGAATGCCTTCTTGTAGTTGCGTGACGCAACACTTGGCACGTGACTGAAGTTGATGTTGTCCCAATCTCCTGCACACATTTGGGTTTCAACAACTGTGGTCATTGTTACCAATGACTTACGGTATTGCTTTGGAGTCATGCCAAAGAAGGCACGAACTTCAGCGGCAATTTGCCCCTTACGAGGAGTCCACTTTGCAGCCAAACCGTTCTTAGCACGTAGGGCATCACCCAACATGGTATAAGCGGCTGACTTCAGGACTGGGCCCTGGAAGACAAAGATGTCATCCCAACGACCAACTTCTGGAACCTTCTTTAGAAGAGCCAAAGCGGCGTCTGGGTCACGCTTTTCTAGATGAACTAGAATATCGCGGAACAGTTGACGTTCACCTGCACCACCACGGACATCACGTGCCCATTGTGCGATGCGTAGTGCTACATCAGAGTTTTCCACATAAGCGGCTGTGAAGTCGCCTGTGATGTCCTTGCCACGGCTTGCGCCGATCTTGTAGAACAAGTCAACACAAGCCGAAGCTGTTGACTTACGTGCCTTCATACCGTTTTCAGTACGGGCTTCTTGGTTTGCTACTGCGTTTACAAATGCGTTCATTTTGATTACCTTTACAGAATGTATTTTATTTTCGATTATAGTGAAATTTAAAGTTGCTGTTAACATTCTAAAACTTTAACAGGATGATCGTGCCAATTTGTTTAGTATTCTGGTCTGGCCAATTACGGCACCCAGACCCTAGCAACATTCATGTTGCCTATCGCATGTTTTTCTGTATGCGAATCATATCTGGTGCTTTGCCAGTCTATCTATTTCTTGAGCGTCTATTTCTAGAACAGTATTTCTACTGTGTCCTTCGACCACCTTCTATAGCAGTTACGTTAGTAGTTTAAATTGCTGTAGTCATCCAAAACTAACAGGATCGTTTTTGCCTTTTTGTTTCAAGTGAGAAAACTAACTCACCTCGTCGACGCGGCTCAGCACCAGTTTCAATGGGGACAAGCCCCTCCACCAGTACCTGCCGATTAAGCCGACCATCAGTTTAATTGATGTTGCTGAACCGATCCTAAAACTTCTTAGCAGTGTTACTTGCTATACGACTATTATAGTATCTCTACTGTCTCTTGTCACTATATTTTGGTTAAACAGGATACATTTTTTACGACTTTTGATCTACCATTGATCTACAACCAACTGCTGTTTAGGCTTGATTGGAAGGTAGGATTCGAACCTACAACTCAAAGTTTGGAATGTAAAATATGCTGTTAGTATCCTAATTTGGAGTGGGTGACAGGACTCGAACCTGCATAATACGGATTTGCAATCCGGGGCCTAACCATTCAGCGGCACACCCACATTATTTGGTACCTGGTCACGGTTTCGAACCGCGGACCTTCGCCGTGTAAAGGCGTTGCTCTACCCCTGAGCTAACCAGGCAAAGTTATTATCTCACTTTGTTGAGATACTTACGGGGTTCGATTTCACCACGTTGAATTTCTTCCAGTGCTGTCACAATGCTGTGAACATGTTCACGCTTGTCACTTTCTTTATTTTGACGGCGGATTTCTCTTGCACGTTCGCTGGCAATCAGCACCAGATTGAATCTATTTCCGCCAGCTTGAACGGTACAAATTTCTGTATCAATTCCAGGGCCGCGACTAAGGTCAAGCGGTTTACGTACTTGATTGAATATGCGTTGTTTCATATATGCTCCGTTAAAGTTGTATTATATAGGCAAGTTGTCGTAATGTCAATTACTTTGGCAAGCTCATGGAATAAATGGTTAGTCCGCCGTTTTTGGCATTAAACAAGTTTATAAAATCGATTAATTTATTTTGGAAACTTGGATACGCTGTGTGGATATCAAATATATCAAATAAACTTTTAAATTCTTTATCAGTAAATGCCATTTCAAACGGACACTGCTCTTGATCTATGTATAATATATTTGATACGTATTGTACTTTTGCAATACGTTTTAATACTTTTCCGTACTTGTTGTAAATACCAATCACAACTTTATCAGTTGCTAAAGTATGTATTTTACTTATGGCCTGTTTATATTCTGGAATATGATGCAGTACACCGTTAGACAAAATTAAATCGTAAGTTTTATCAGTATTCCAAGTTAAAAAATCTTCTTTATAATAATTAATATTATAGATGCCATGATCTTTACTAAACCGTTTGGCAATATCAATACTGTCACTAAAATCAACAGCATCAAATGATATGTTGGGATATCTTCGTGCTAGAAAATTAATAATGAAACCACTTCCACACCCAATATCTAAAACTGAACTTGCTCCGGATACTGCATCATCAAATATTTTTAGATAGTCATTACATACTATGCTGTCATAAAATTCTAAATCTACAATAGTATAAGTACCTGGAAATTGTAGTCGAGAATAAAATTCTTTAATTTCATTCATCTGTCTTTAGTATACCAGTTATGCTTTTAATATGTTCTTCATACTGTGATTCTATGGCAAATAACAAGTGAACTCTATCAGAATCGCCATCGTTGTATACACTATGAATATCTCTAGTGTCGCACAGATAGGCTTGCCCAACCTTGTCAAGAGGTTGGTAACCGTTCCATGTTAACCACTTGGCATCCTTGCTTGTGTAAATTGGAATATGTACTCTAATTAAGTAATCTTCGTCTTTGTGTGGAACAATATGCGCACCCGGTACAAACACAGTTAAACTAACTTGTTTTGCATACGGAAATATTTCTAGTATTTTTTTAACTATACCAAAAACCATAGGTGTTTGTTTTTCAGTTGCCAAATGTTCAGCACCATATACAAAATCTTTATGTATATTAGTCCACGGTACAACTTTTTTATTATCGCTCAGTATTTCAGGCACAGTGATAGCCCACCCAAATGCATTGCGTTTTTTGTTATATTGATTATTAAAATTATAAATGTCGTCCCGGATATCTTCAGGATTATCCATATAAGACCAATTGTATTCTTGATACGATGCTTTAAGTTCGTTGTAGTAAGAACGTAGTTGATTCAAATCAACTTTGAAGTTTAAACATTCAACAGCATTTTTCATAATTTAAAATCCCCAAGTTATATTAGCACTCAGGACACGTTTTTCGGCTACTAACAAATTTCCATAAGTATATTGGCTTGACCGCATAACATCCTCATAAAATTCTCTTTCGTCTTTATAAAAATCAAAAGATATTTTTTTAATAAACCCTCTAGTGGTATTTAATCGCTTTGCGCTATATATTGTCTCGGCTTCACCTTGCACTAACGATGGGTTTACACCATTTTCAATAAACCATTTTTCAACAATAGGACCAAGCATTTCATAGTGCTTGAAATATTCTATAATAAAATAAATGAATCTATGTACCTGCGGGCCGTGGTTGTTTAACCATGTTAAATTATGAAATGTTTCGTTTATCTCGTCCGAAACCACTTCGTCTAGATGTTTTTCAAAATGTGTGAATGATTCTAAACTGGCCAATTTTAACAACGGATAACATTCATTATAAAATTGTCTTAAGAAATCTCCAAATTTTATATTTTTTATTTTCAATAACTCTTTGATAGATTTCTTATAGACTCCACTCTGATTAAAGAAAATATATAGTGCATACGCAGTTGTAAATTCTTTGTAATCATTTCTTGAAAATGTACCACCTTCAACAACAATCTCACTGGGAATGCCATCAATAAGCTGATCCGCACGTTTGAGAGCTGTTTTAATACCCCATTTATCTCTGTACTCTTTTTCAAAACTTTCGGCTTCGGGTAACAAGTACCATTCATATGCTCGAACTAGTATTTGTTTTTCGTATGGTATGTTAAATTCGTTATACCAAGTATCTAATGTAGTACCCGGTAGTCCTATAATAATTTCAATAGTGGCTTCGTAACCAAATTCTGTTCGAAGATAATCCGCTAATTCAAAATGTTCGTTCACCCGTAAATCTGTACGTTTGATATTAGCTAATATGTTAGTGTTAAATGACTGTTGGGACATCTTGTACACATACGACATTTTATTAATAGCCTCAATAGTAAAGATTCTTTTTAAAAAATGAAAGTGTTTGTTAGTTTTAGCATATCCGCCATATTGTACATTTGGAAATCGATCTTTCAGAGAAGCGTTTTTCTTATCTGCAATGTATTGAACTATGCCAACATCTCGTTCTCCGTTGATTCCAAAATTAGCATCGCATACATACACACTGCTAATATCATAACTTAACAATACGTCTAAATCTTTTTTGACACAATCTAAGTCTTTCAGAATTACTTTGGTGCCAATGCCGCCGCCCCAATCACAAAACGTACATTCATACGGGCAACCTCTAGTTGTTTCAAGTTTACTATGCAACGCTGGATTTTCTGAATTTGCATAGTAGTAATCAATATACTGTTGTATATGTTCTTGCTGTGCTTCAAAAGCAGAATAATTCCATTTAAAATCTCGTTTGTAAGATGCTTTTGGACTCTTCAACATCATTGAACGATCCTTACTAGGATAAACCATTTGTTCAACGGTATTCCAGCTGATGGTATTATCATCCTTCAAATTGTTTAATATGTCAGTGATGGCAATCTCTCCGTATACTTCGCTGGGCAAACTTGCATCAATAAACCAATTTTTTCGAAACCAGTCGGGGTGATGTTTAAAGTATTGGTGTGGGCCGCCCGTAATAATTAGACAATTTGGCCATTGTTCTTTTGCCCATTTTAATAATGACATGGTTCTGTCATAATTCCATACATACAAACTTACGCCTAGCACATCTGGAGGATTCAATGACAATTCACGTTGATTTTCTTCTATATCTCTATGAATTTCGGTTGTAGGCAATATCCAGTTATAATTTTCAGGATATTTACCATACAATTCATAAAATGTTTTTGCACTTGGCCAAAGAACTGGGATAAAATCGTTCCAGCCGGTGAGCGATAAAAGTTGTATAGTTTTCATTCAAATACTTATCCTTTAAAATAAGCCTGCCATAAATATTTCATGATTTATATATTTGGCGGAAGCTATGCAGTTAATGAGAACAACCCAATTAGTTGGGTGACCCAACTTAATCAAAACTATCAAGTGACAAATCTTGCCAAATCTAATACATCCAACTCTGACATGTTGTTAGCGTTATTGGCAGTACATGAAAAATTAACCAGTAAAGACATTGTGATAGTAGTATGGAACGATTATATGTTTCCTTATACCGGATCTATTCGAAATCTGCCTTTAGAAAAACAAGAAAAATTATTAGCCGATTATTTTGAATATTTTTATAATAATGAGTTGGCATTTGAACACTATCTATACACGTTAAAACGATTTAAAGAACTATGTTCACAATCTAAGTTGATAGTGCTTTGGAGTTCTCCTAGCAATCAGTCATCAACTTTTACATGGCCTTGGGAACAAGATTTCCATCTTAATTATAAAAAACATACGTTTGCTACTACCTTCGAAAACGAAATTAGACCTGGACTAGTTTATTTTTCAAAACGAGAAATAAAAGAAATGAATCTTAAAGGCAACGAATTGAAACAAATGTTAATCGATGATCCAAGGCCAAATCATATAGGCAGTGAATCTGTTCACAATGCAATATATGAATCTATTAATAAATTTATTGCTAATGATGCCACCGGCGTTGTTAACTTGGATATAGTATGAACTTGTTAATTTGTGGTGATAGTTTTGCGGCTGACTGGACTGTAAAATATCAAGGAGAAGGTTGGCCTAATATGTTGTCTAAAATACACAATGTTACTAATTTAGCACAAGCTGGCTGTGGCGAATATAAAGTGTTAAAACAATTAGAATCAGTAGACTTATTATCTTTTGACAAGATTGTAGTAGCACATACTAGCCCGTATAGAATACATATAGAACATCATCCTATACATTATAGCGATCCGTTACATAAAAATTGCGATTTAATCTATACTGATATCAAAAAACACTCTCTTGCGGATAGCAGTTTAAAACCTATGATTGAGTATTTTGAAAAGTATTTTGACTTTGAACATGCAAAATATATTCATCATTTACTTTGCGAAAAGGTGATGCATACGCTAGCACCGGTGAATGATAAAGTAATACATGTGTCTGTTATCGATTGGGAAGGGTTATACGAGTTTCCCAATATGCTTAAATTTTCTCATCTATTTAAAAACAAGCAAGGGTCTTTAAATCATCTAGATCCAATTGACAATGTGCTTGTATTCAACAAAATTAACAATTTATTATAATTGGTCCCGCCACCAAGAATCGAACTTGGATCAAAGGTTTAGGAAACCCCTATACTATCCATTGTACTATAGCGAGTTAATTGGTTGCGGGGCTTGGATTTGAACCAAGGATGGCAATGGCTTATGAGACCACGCTGGTGACCGGACCCTCCCCGCGATAACTATGGTCGGAGTACAAGGATTCGAACCTTGGACCTCCTGGTCCCAAACCAGGCGCACTACCAGGCTGTGCTACACTCCGAATTGTTTCTTTTTAATTTTCATTCCAACAAACGTACCGCAAAAGGCACCTGCCATTGCAGGAATAATTAGCCAATGGTTAGTGGTATAATTTATAACTGCTATACTACCTAGTACATAACAGGCTACACTCCATCCACTGGCTTTTAATACTTGATTGTATTGTACACATCTTAAGTAGTATGTGTAAACAATATCGAGTAAAAAAATTGCAAAAAATGTTGTTATATAATCGATCATAATTTAAACGGCAAATAATGATTTACAGATAGTTTATTATCGATAGACTCTATAGGAATAATATCAAATGCTAGTGTGATTCTGGGCATTGCATTATCATGCCAATCAGAGCTACGATGTTTATCTCCTGCACTCTTGCCAATTACTAATAAACCTTCATTACTAGTAACAGTTATGACTTCTTTAACTTCTGGAATCTTATAATAGGTTGCACTGTCCCCAACTTGGGCACAATAAAATCCATGCCATACTTTGCTTTCTTCAGCCCAGTGGCCGTGCCAATCAATTTTTTGTCCTGCACGATAAACATTTAACCAGCTTTTTATCACATAAGTAGTATCCGCATCTAATAACGGGATTACGTTTTCTTTTATAGAATGATATAACTTGTTTAATTCTTTGTTTGGAAATGTAAGAAGATTGTATGACATGTTGTGAGCACTTGATACACTTCCGTACCAACCAGGATCAACTGGAGGTAACTGTTGTAATAAAAATTGCTCGACTTCAAGACAAAATTCAACTAGTTTATCATTGTTGATAGATTCTAAGTCAAATCCGTAAAGATAATCTTCGTGATATACCTTCATACTATTCCTTAGTTTGGAGCGGGATGGGGGAATCGAACCCCCGACCGAAGATTGGAAATCTGCTGTTTTACCATTAAACTAATCCCGCATGTTGAGTAAAGCACATTTATGGCTTTCGCTACTGCTGGTGCCCTGTCCTTACTACTGATCTTATAGACCAGTTAAATGTACTTTATTAAAACATACTATGGCGTATTTGGCGTTGTCAAACTATTGTTCAACTGCCCGGGATGCCAAACCTGATCTGTTCACTATGTGGGATTCAAGTATGCTTTAATAAAGTGTCTAGCTACTCACACCACATGAGCCCTAGACTGAGCGGTTACTCTGTCCACGTTCTTTTCTATTTAGACGGGAAACGTCCCTGCCTTTGTGATTTCTCAAGTCGCCCTTAAAGAGAGCCTTGCGGTAGATCCAATGCACCGTGCAATTATCGTATTTGCAATCACGCACTTCCTTAACGTAGAAGTGTAGCCGGGGGTTGGTGCCGCTTGTCGGATTCGAACTGACCACCTGCCGCTTACAAGGCGGCTGCTCTACCAAATGAGCTAAAGCGGCAAAACTGTATTACTTATTTCAAGCGGTGCTGGTACTGGCAGTTCCAGTATCGTTAGTTTGATATCCAGTCGGACCATTGCCACGTGGAGCACCACGATCCGATTTAATACTCTTTGGAACAATGGCCGCACAAAGTTCTGCATCGATCATCATTCGCTTGTACTGATTACGTTGTTCTGTGTTAGTAATACTACACAGCATACGTTTGGTTGTCTTACTTAATTTGAATGTCTTATTTGGTTTTAACATATTTTCCTTTTTATATAACTTGGCGGAATGACTGAGACTCGAACTCAGAAAGCGGCTTTCACCACTCGACGGATTAGCAATCCGCTCCAATACCATTATGGGACCATTCCTTGTTCTTTTACTTATTACTATATCTTGGTGCGACTGGCCGGAATCGAACCGGCACGCCCGAAAGCGAGAGATTTTAAGTCTCTTGTGTCTACCTATTTCACCACAGTCGCAATATTTGGCGTACCCTCAGGGACTCGAACCCCGACCGACAGTTTTGGAGACTGTAATGCTGCCATTACACTAAGGATACATATTCTTTAAAAATTTCTTCTGCTTGTTCCCAAGTAATTATATTGCCGTCTTTTATTAAAGTAAACGAAAAACAATACCTTTCAGACTCTACAGGCGATACACTATGTAACATGCCAGCATTAACTAAACTTGGTTGTCCTATTTGTGCTGAGTACACTAACTCGCAATCTTCTGCGTTTGCTAAAGTATATTCTGTATCAGTGGGCGTTTTTAAAACTTGTAATTTACTTATATCGTTGCAAGTAAACCAATTCATTTTAGATGTCGTGTTACAGTATACAAAATTTAATTTAATATGATTATCAAATCCACCAGTATCTAGATGAATTGGTAAACTATCTGGATTCTTATCATTATTTGGTTTTAAATGGAATAACTCCGAACCGCTAATTTCTAAATTTAGAGATTCTATCCAATTTAAAAATTCTTTATTAATTAAATTTGTATCGTAATTAGAAATTACAGGAGCATCTTCTAAAAACACTGGTGTAAATTTAACTGGGATATTTAATCTATGATGGAACGTATTTTTCATACACTATTTATTATGGCGGAAGCGGTGAGATTTGAACTCACGGACCCTTTCGAGCCGACAGTTTTCAAGACTGTTGCAATAAGCCGGACTCTGCCACGCTTCCTAATTTGGTGCCCTGGGAGAGACTCGAACTCTCAGCTTACGGCTTCTAAGACCGCTGTGTTTACCAATTTCACCACCGGGGCATATAAAAACACACTAAGGGCAATGCCATCTTACTATCCCAGTCAGTTGGGTGTTGCTTAGTGTGCTTTTATATATTCCATATAGGTGCTCTCTGCGGCGCTTGAATCCACGGTAGCCCTTCTCTTCATGGCCGGTCCTTGCTTTGGTCGACATTGGCAAGTTTCTCGGTGTTCCACTGTAGCTACTCAAAGAGCACGTATATGGAAGAGCCACGGGGAATCGAACCCCGCTTGCCTGGATGAAAACCAGATGTCCTAACCGATAGACGATGGCTCCATATTTGATTTAAATTTTTAAAGAACAACACTAATTGCTTAGTATATGACTATTATACTATGCAAAAAAGAAATTGTCAAATGTATTTTTAGGTATTTGTTCAACTAGTCCTAATCCTATATTGTAGTTTGCCATTTCTTCAAACGTGGAACATTCGTAGTCCCACATATAATTATTACGCTTTGGTGCACCTGTGTTTTTATCAAACGGAATAGTATGTTCGTTATACTTTTTTGGAAAGGCAAAATAATACGATTTCTTTTGTATAGGTTCATATACGTATGCTAATATAAATTCCTTATACTTACATTTAATGCCAGATGCGTAACTAGAACCGCCTGAATGAAATCTTGCGATTGATAGTTTAGCATCCCCATGATTATCAAAATCCATACCTTCCCCTAACACTACACTAATACCTTTGTTAACTGTAGGTATGGCAATTTCGAGTAAGTTTTCATTCTCGAGATATCTCAGCATATCTTCTGACCAAGGAAAATTAGGTTCCTTATACTTGTTAATAATACTAATAAGATCGTCCTGAATTACCTTATTCTGTTCGATCTTTTTATCGTACCAATCAGCTTTATATCTAGTACGTAAATGATTCATGTTTTTCTTTCATTGGTTAAACATGACTTAATTGTATTGCCAATTACTATAGTTGTCAACCGTTAAATGGCCGGCCATGCAGGAATCGAACCCACACCCTCTGTTTCGAAGACAGAGATGATATCCATTTCACCAATGGCCGTAATTCTTGGCACCGCTGGAAGGAGTCGAACCCTCATTCACACTTTAGAAGAGTGTTGTCCTCTCCGTTGAACGACAGCGGTATTAACTTTCTCTAATGCATCTTTACGCATTAGAAATTTTCTATCTTGTGCTAACTTATGCACAAGTAAATATTCTACTCCATCAATATGCTGAACAGTTCGAACGTCATCACATAGAAATTGTTCATTGTTCATACGATTTTTAAATGTAACTGCTTTCATATCAATCTCCTAATAATATGGTACCCCAGCCCCGACTCGAACGGGGAACACACTCCTTTTGAGAGAGCCGCGTCTACCAATTGCGCCACTGGGGCATTGAGTGGTGCTACCTAGAGGAATCGAACCTCTTTCAACGGTTCTTCAGACCGCCGCTATGACCACATCAGCTAAAGTAGCATGTTTGGTGCTCTCAGAAAGAATCGAACTTTCATTACCTCCATACCAAAGAGGCGTTCTTCCATTTAACTATAAGAGCATTGGTACCAGCGGAGGGAATCAAACCCTCTCAAGAACGCTAATCTGGCGCTAAAAGGTTTATAAAACCTCTCTGACTGTCAAGTCTCGCTGGCATTAAAAATTGGGGTGCCTTACCGGTATCGATCCGGTACTACCGCTTTCACAGAGCAGGGTGCAGGCCACTACACTAAAGACACCATAGATTGGCATCCCCATCAGGAGTTGAACCTGAGACTAAACCTTCGCAGGGTTTGATGATTTCCTATTTCACCACAGGGATATAATTTGGCAGGGGAGATGAGATTCGAACTCATGATGACGATTTCAAAGACCGTTGCCTTAGGCCACTAGGCGACACCCCAACAATAAAACAGGATAGCATTTTTTGGCTTTTTTTCAAGAAAAGATTTTTAATGTTTGCTGTTGCTATCCTAAAAAGAAAACTCCCAGAGGACACTATGTGAACAAGTCTGGGAGCCATATTATGGAGCAGGATAGGAGGGTCGAACTCCTGACATTCTCGTTGGCAACGAGACATTCTACCACTGAATTAATCCTGCATAAAAGTGTTAGTAAAAGACTCTGAGAGTTTTGGTCCCTGTCAAGGAAAACTTGGCTACCCGCGGCATACAGTCGCGCTCTACTTGTCTAGCAAACATGGAGCGTCATTTGCCTTTGAGGATCTCCCAGACTGTATGCCCTGATCCACCGCCCGGCTGAAGTGCAATTTATAACTGCCAAATATTAAAGGCTTCCGACCTTTTATATCTTCTCTTTCGAAACTTCCGAACACCTTGAGTCTTTTACTAACATCTTATGAAAATTCTGGACGTTTAAAATTTATATTAAACGAAATACTAATGCGTTCATCATCTGTGTAATTTGCAGGAACGCCGTGATCTATCCAACCTGGAAACAAAATGAACTTGCCAACTTTAGGCTCGTAAGATATGTTGTTTGGGAGATGTTCTAATAGATATGTTGAAAACTGTGAAACTGGAGTCATGAAATTTATATTACCATCTTTACCACTTGTTTTGTAGTAATACACGCCTGCAATATCAACACTTCCATGATTGTGTGTATGTGCAAACTCGTGTTTTCCGGTGTTGGTCATCCAAGACTGTCTAATGCTGAATTGCTCAACTTTATTTTTAGGCACATCTAAAATTTTTACATATTCAAAAACATGAAATTTCAAAGCATCTACAAAATGTTTAGTGTTGTAATCTAATAATAAATTCTGCGCAAAAGTTGTGTCGGATAATTTATGTGTGTTTGGTAACCAAGACTCATTATGTTGAAATGAATCTTTTGCTTTCAAATCTGCAACCACTTGATCCAACTCCGCTTGTACAGCAATTAATTCATCGCCCACAAGCATACTATCATAAATTGGTGTTGAAAAATATCCATGTACACCCATACACATATCCTCTGTTGTGGAATATTTATTTTTGTGTTTGGTGGTAACGGTGAGATTTGAACTCACACCTTGCTCCGTATGAAGGAGGTGCACGACCGTTATGCTACGTTACCATATAGAACCACACTATACAACAGGTTTAGGTCTGCTTCTGTATCCTGCTACGGCCGAGTATGAAGTTATCTCTGGACCTACGCCGTAATGTGTTTTTATATGGTAGGGGCACAGGGACTCGAACCCTGATAGACCGGTTAAAAGCCGGCTATTCTAGCCTTTGAATTATACCCCCATATGGTCCACGCTCTGAGAATCGAACTCAGTTAGTCCGGTTAAGAGCCGGGTACTTCGCCACTAAAGTTTAGCGTGGATGGATCGTAAATATTTTCTTTTACGTGCCATCTAAGACCATACGGGGTCAAAGATGACACTAACGTTTAGCACGTTTCATGTCATTCTCCTTTGTTGATATTTCGTTTTTGTGCTTGGCGTTCTGATTTCCAGAACACTCGTTTCCAATCCTTAAGATGTTTCCACCATTGGGGACTGCGTGTTAGAATACCTTGTTGCTTGTGTGCCATTAGATTTCCTTTTATAAAACAGGATGCTTATTTTTCAATTAAAAGTTGAATTTTTGAATTTGCTGTTCGCATCCTAAACTTGGTGCCCTATGACAGAATCGAACTGCCGTAACCTGATTACAAAACAGGTGTAATACCATTATACTAAAAGGGCAAAATTGGTCTCCATGGTACGATTCGAACGTACATCCTCATGACTCCAGATCAGGCCGTCTACCAGATTGACATTACACAGAGATAAAATTGGTACTGTCGACGAGTATCGATCTCGCTTCTCCACCTTGAAAGGGTAGCGTCCTAGCCACTAGACGACGACAGTGTATAAAACAGGATAGCATTTTTGGCTTTTTTTCAATAAAAGAGTTTTTAAATTTGCTGTTGCTATCCTAAACTTGGTCCTCTCGACAAGAATCGAACTTGTAATGGCCGGTTATCAGCCGACTGTTATACCATTTAACTACAAGAGGAAAATTGGTGGAGGTGACAAGGATCGAACTTGCTACATCCTGCTTGCAAAGCAGGCGCTCTCCCAAATGAGCTACACCCCCGTATTATATTATTTGGTAGAGTTTAATTTAACTAGACCAAAAAATTTCAAAATCACGATAATTCCCCATGTAAGATCAAATTCCCACCATTTTTCTGAAAATTTTGCTTTAGTGGTATCATCATGATGGTTTGCCGCAAGTTCTTCTCCAAAAAACAACAGTCCTATTGGAAATATATTTCGAGAACGATCAGCACCTTTTGCTGGTCTATTTCGATAACCTATTGTATGACTTAGATAATTATGTGACCGAAGGAGTATCTGTATAAAAAATAACAGGAAACACCCAACAACTGGTCCCCAAACTCCAAACATTATTAACACTAAAATTCCGCCAACTGGATATCTATAGTTAGAATATTTTGCAAATTGGTGTTCTAACCAATCCGTGTATATAGGCACATCCGATGCCCATTTTTCAATTTCATCAGGTGTTAAATAATACGCTGGACTAGTTGGACTCGGTTTTTGTGTAAAGAACAGTTCTTGTTTGCTATAATACAATGGACTATGCGGGTCATCAACGGTATCAGAAGTAGCATGATGCTTTCTATGTCCGGCTACAAATGAACGAACAGAATCACCAGGATACCAAAATCCTATGTACCATAACCACGTTCTAGCAAAATAACTAAAGTTTGAACTTACAGTAATTGATCCATGAGCATGTGCTCTGTGAATGTAAATTGCATAAACACTGCAAGATATAAACCATATTATTAAATAAAAATAAAACATCCATTCGTAATCAAGCATACACTAATCCTTAAATATTTCAATATTTATTGACAAACTAGTATATTTGATTACTTTATTGGCTCCACAGCCTGGGCTCGAACCAGGGACCAAATGATTAACAGTCATCTACTCTACCAACTGAGCTACTGCGGAATAAAATTGGCGGTCTGTGGGGGAATCGAACCCCCGTAAGTGGATAGACAATCCACAGTAATAACCTCTATACGAACAGACCTAAACTTGGTGGAGTATCCTGGGATCGAACCAGGCGTGCCATTACGACGGCGGATTTACAGTCCACTGCATCACCATTGATGCTTCTACTCCATACTTTAATTGTAACACTCTCCCTCTATGATGTCAACCGCGTTCAAAGCGGAGGTGAAGAGTGTGTATTAAAGCATACTCGGCTTGTGGCCTTATCCCCTAAACATTCTAGTTTTGGAATATGCTTTAATACGCTGTAATTTTTCACACTAGAAGAAGTGCTTCATCCTACAGGCCGCCCGTTTGCTAGATGTTTATAGTGCCTAGCCCAGTCCTCGTTACTGGTATCTCCACACTTTGCTTCAACGACTGCCTTGGCAATCTCAGCGTCTAAAAACAAAAAACCCCAGGGTTTTTAATCCTAGGGTCCTTGAAGTTTGCGGTGTATGTTTTACTTTACACTACGGTCTCCCGGACCCTGCGAATCTCTGGTGTGCGATCTAATGATGATAGACTTCCCGCATTAATCGACAACCAATAAGAGGCTATAACGCCTACCTGTTTGGGCATCGTATTAAATTGTTGATGTCTATTGCAAGATTGCATTTTGTGTTCTCGTTTACTCTCTTAAAATTTACTAGCGGAATGCTAGTGTCTTGTGTTGATTATAATGCCTTTCAGCATCATAGTCAACCACTCAGTGGTTGATTATAATGCCTTTCAGCATCATAGTCAACCACTTTTGAAATCTTTCTTTGTTGTATTTCTACAACACCTTACACAGGCAGTTGCTTGTGCATGTTCTTATTATATAGTTATTTAGTCTTTGTGTCAAGACCATATTGGTAATATGGCCTTTTTAACACATTTTATTTAGAATAATACTTCTATGTAGTCTTCTTTACCTACACCGCATTCTGGACAGACGAATTCGTTAGGCAATGTTTCCCATTGGCCTTCTATCTCTTCATCGTGGACATGTCCACATACAATACATACGTGTTCCATTATAGTGTCTCCAAAACTTGTTTGTAAGCATTGGCATGACGCTCTTCAACTCGCTTCAAAGCCGAAAAACGTTTTTCTGCCTTGGCCAACACAGCTTTAAATGCTTCTGCGTGTTCTTTGCTTTCGACAATTTGTCCTTGCATTTCTTGTTCAACTTGATGATTGTGGCTGGCACGGGCATTTCGTTCAAACTCTGGATACATTGTAGTAAACTCATATGTTTCACCTTCGATAGCTTTCTCCAAGCACTCGCGGGTTGTTGGCTTACCGACTAGCAGTTCCAAATGGCCCCATGCGTGTAGAATTTCTTGATCTGCTGTGTGCTCAAAATGTTTTGCAACATCCTCGAAGCCTTCTTCGCGAGCGATCTTTGCAAAGTAACGATACTTGATGTGAGCCATAGACTCGCCAGCAAGTGCTGACTCCAAATTTTTCAATGTTATTGACATAGTGTCTCCTTGTGTGTTTGTACTAGTATATAGCCTATTACACCTGTGGGTCAATAGATTTTTGCAATAATTATTTCTATAATGCTTATTGATTTTTTTAATAATAAAAAAGGACCCGAAGGTCCTTTTTTAATCTAATTTTTAAATTAGAACGAGTACTTGCCACCAAATAAAACAGTGCTACCGTCAAATGTGTTTACACGCGATTGACCTGCTTGATAACGATAATCAGCAGTTAAGGCAACAGTTTTGCTAAGTGGGTAGCTTACGCCAGCACCAACCAATGCGGCATAGCCGTCTGCTACTCTGCCAGTGTTGTCAATATACATTGCACCAGCTTTGACTGCAACAGTAGCACCAGCCACAGTAGCAACATCATATGAACCCATTAGGTTCCACTTGTTTTGATCAGTACCTTTGGTGTAACGATCAAAGCCAGCAGTGATTCCAAATTTGTTATATTTCTGTCCAATGGTAATACCAGCGCCTGGACGGTCATTTGCACCGCCAAAATCATAACTACCATTAACGCCAACTTCTACAGCACTTGCTGAAAATGCGGCCAAGGCCAACATTGATGCGATTGCTAATTTTTTCATAATTAATTCCTTTTAATATAATGACGTCAGTCACTAAGACTAGTATATATTCTATATTGCATGAGGTCAAGAAAAAAGGCACTCGAAAGTGCCTTTTTTGGTTATTGGTTTACAAGGCTAACCAGCCCCGGAGTTGTAGTTTCTTAGGCTACCATTGCAAAGTCTGCATCATTAGCTGAAAAAGCTACTGAAGCTGGAACTTTGAAATACTCAAATGTATTTGCGTTTGCATTTACGGTTTTTGCTTGGATTACGTCCATCGCCTATCGTGTTGCCGTCTCTACTATCTCACGCTGTCGAAACCTGGTCATCCCCATCAGAAAGATTTTCTTCTTCTATTGGATCATTGAACCATTGCCAATGTAGGCTATAGTTCCATAAATTCAAAGGAGGAAAGTACTCGTCCCACTGATCCATTAAAAACCTTTTTGGTGGAGATGGAGGGAATCGAACCCTCGTCCAACATGCCTTCGTTTTGAAGGGATTACAACAATTTTTAAATCAACGTTTCTTTTTGGTAGCACGGCGAGCCGCACGTTCCATTGGTGTTCTTTTCTTCTGGGCCATGATGCTCTCCGTATTATCCTAATTACTGCGGTTGAATATTTGCGGCTTGCAAGCCTTTTTGACCCTGTACTACGTCAAAACTTACTGATTGATTCTCTTGCAGAACTTTGAATCCTGATGTCTGAATCGCTGAGTAGTGAGCAAATAAATCCTCACCGCCGTTGTCTGGAGTAATAAACCCAAAACCTTTGGTTTCATTAAACCATTTTACTTTACCTGTTGCCATTTACTTATTTTCCTATTAAAACACTATTATAGTGCCTTGTATTTAGTATAGCAAGAGAATTGGTGCTTTAAAAGCTAAATATTATTGAAGGAACAAGTCGGGAGCGAATCGATTTTTCAGTAGCAAATCCGCGAACAAACAATCCAAAAGGAGCGAAAACCATGGAATTGGAACAAATCAAAGAAAAGATGAGTGCTGGCGAAGCCAAAGGTGCGCTGATTGAAAAGGTAACATTTGCAGTATTGCCCATCATGTTTGCCTGTGTGGTGTACTTGATGAATGCGCTGAGTGCGGTTCATACACAGTTGACCATTCTTGAAGGCAAGATGCAGTTGGTGGTGACATCAGACAACAAACAAGCACCGAACATGGGTGCTGAACTGGTTCGTGAAAAACTGCGCCAAGACTTCATGCAGGCTAACACAGAAGCACTATCAAGAAGCGGTGCCAACAAAGCAGTGTTAGACACTCTAGTATGGCGTGTGCAAGAGTTGGAAAAGTTCAAAGAGAAACAAAGTAACAATGGTGGGAAGAAGTAACCATTATCAAAACAGTAGTATAAGTTGGGAGCGAATCAATGGTCATCAAAAAAACACCTGCTAAGAAAGCGCCTGTTAAGAAAGCGCCTGTTAAGAAAGCGCCTGTTAAGAAGGCCGCTAATTCTCCTATTGTGATTGATGTTAGTAGCACTACCAAATCAGCATCATCAATGCTGGACAAAGCAATAGATTTGATCAAATGGGTTGATAGCCCATTTAAACTGTTTGAAGTTATACTGTTGGCCAGTGTGTTCTTCTTTGGTTATTTTGCTTGGGACAGCAGAACAGTTATCCTAAATGCCATAACCCAAAGCAGTAAGATCACCAACCTCAAAGAAGTAAATCATCTCATACCAGTTGCTGTGAGTCTACAAAAAGATCTAGAAGCAGTATCAGTTGTAGTACACAAAGCCAGTCTAGTTGTCAACACCAGAGTAACTATGTTGGCGTTTGGCCCCAGAGGCAGAGATAACACATTAGACGGATTAGTTTCCAGTTTGTTCAGCAAAGATCCTGCACGTAATGCCGCAATCATTGGCATGCTCAACGGTGAAGTTATATGCGATAAGTTAGAAGTTACTGGCAAGACTTCAGAATGGGAAGTCAAGCAAGGCGCCACGTTTATCTGTCGTGGTGGTATTCCTCCAGAGATTGGAGACTTTGACGGATATGTGTCTGTTGGATTCAAAACAGAACCAACAGAACTGAGTGTGGTTAAAACTAGAATTAATCTAGCCACATCAGAGATGTCGCAATGAAATGGCGAATAATATTTTTATTATCGTTGTTGGGTGCGTCTAGTGTAGGTCAATCCTGTGATGATTGCATAGGCGGTGTTGTTGCCACGGATACTAAAACATGTTCAGTATCTAATTTTTATAACATTGCATACACATTACATGATCCTAGCCTACGACATCAGCAACTATCAATATGGTTAACAAAAAATGGAGACAAGTGTGACAGTAAACAACTTGTGTTGATTTGGAATCGTCTTGCAGAATGGACAGGCGCAGCCGATTCAGCTGAATTGCGGGGCAAAATACTTTATTATTATTCCAGAGCCGAAGAGAAGGAACGCAAGGAAAAATCATAATGGATGCTGTCACATGGTTCCCAATTGTGCAGCCAAGTTATGCAAATGTGGATGGCATACTGGCCGATGTTCATGCAAGAAAGAATGAAGAGCGTTGGACTGAATATAATAAACAACTAACTGAAAAAATACATTTTAGAGATTACTTGTATGATGTGTATTTGAAAAGATCGCACGAAAATCATGTGCTTATGGAAATATTCAAGGTAGGCACTATAGACCTTTACGTTTAATTAATATGGATCCAATTACACTATTTGCTTTGGCCAACGGAGCAGTCTCCGCTGTTAAGGCTGGGTGTAAACTTTACAAAGACATCAAAGGCGCGGCTGGTGATGTAAAGGATGTGATTAAAGATCTTGATGCACAGTTTCAAAAATTACATCCACCTGAAAAACCTCCCACGGTGGCACAGAAAAATGCTTTCATAGAAGAAAAAAATCGGGTAATTACATTAAACAAAAAAGCCAATGCAGACGAGCACACTGGTATCTATACAGAAATTGGTAATCACCTTGGCACATACTACGATAACTTTTACAAATGCATAGCGGTGTTTGAAGAAGAAGAGCGCAGAGCAAAAACTGAAGTGTACACAGGTGACGCAAGTTTAGGCAAACGTGCTTTACAGCGTGTCCTGATGAAAAAGCAATTACAACAAATGGAAGTAGAGTTGCGTGAATTGATGGTGTATCAAAGTCCCAAAGAACTAGGAGCTTTATACACTGAAGTAGAAGAAATGATGAAACAGATGGGCAAGGAACAAAGTGTTCTTATTACTCGTCAGATGCAACGTCAAGCTATACAAGATCGTAGACGTGCGGCACGAATGAAACAAATTAGAGAAGATTTCATAATAGGCATTGCAATCGTGTTTATAATATTTGTCATGGGTGGAGTTTTTATGTGGGTAGCTTACGATCGACAGCAAAAATATCCTCAATACGGTAACGAGCTATTTCCCAAGTCTGAAAAACAGCGACAATCCGAAGCAGAGCCTAAAGTATATATAGGAAGGTAAATACTTTATTAAAGAACACACCTTAGGACCCGTTATTCGTAACGGAGTGTGCGCCGGCTGCTGGCGCGAGTGGCTGGGCCGGGAATCCTAGACTTTCGAAAGTGAGCATTTTTATTTCATCAAGTTATCAACAAATTCAAGCAATAGTGCATGATGGTGATCTTGATGTTTTCCTTTTAACCAACTGTATCCGTCGTACCAAAATTGTTCACTCTCAGGATGGCATCCTATTAACCCAATATTATTCTGTACAATGGCCATGGCATCACCGTTGGCATACGTGGCAACCGTTGTAAATTTAGTAACATCACCGACTAGCGCACATCCGTCATAGAAGAACATCTTATCCTGTACACCATTCCACGTTACATCAACGGCTTTGGCATGTGGGCGACGTGTGTCTGTTCCAGGTTGCTTGATGTATTGCACAGCATCCACACTGTCTAACACATTGAGATAACAACTGCCGGCCCAATATGCACCCATACAAATGCCTAGATATTTGCCACCCTTGCTGACAAATTGACGGATCAAGTCTCCACTGTTTCTAAGCAGATAATGAAAAGATTCCGAGTCCCCAATTCCTCCAGGAATTGCTATCATATCAACATCATCAAAGAACACATCTTCTAGGGGATTTTTCCCAAATAGTTTAAATCTGTAATGTGGACTCAGTGCCCGCATAATGCCGTTTGCACTTTGTACAGAGCATTTTGGATCATGTACAAACAAAGCTATGGTTTTCATAGTGGTCTTTAGTAGGATAAATATTGCATGATAGAACTTATAGCAACTTTGGCTATGACGCATATTACTATAATATGCGTTACTCTGTATTTACACAGAGGACAAGCTCACAAAGGAATTATTTTCCACCCTGTATTGGAGCATTTTATGCGATTCTGGCTGTGGCTCACAACCGGAATGGTTACCAAGCAGTGGGTAGCTATCCATAGAAAACATCATAGATTTAGTGATCAAGAAGGCGACCCTCATACTCCGCACATATACGGTATTTGGCGTGTGTTGTTTAAGGGAGCAGTTTTATATCACTCAGCAAGTAAAGACAAAGAAATGATTCAACAATATGGTGTAGGCACACCTGAGGATTGGATTGAACGGGTCATTTACACACCCCATAGCCGCCTTGGTATTCTTCTAATGCTGGTCATAGACTGCCTGTTCTTTGGACCGTGGGGCCTAGTTATATGGGGTGTGCAAATGATATGGATTCCGTTCTGGGCCGCAGGTGTTATCAACGGTGTTGGACATTGGATAGGATATAGAAATGGCGAAACTAAGGATAAAAGTAAAAATATTATGCCTTGGGGCATTCTTATTGGCGGTGAATGTCTGCACAATAATCATCATTTGGAACCCGCAAATCCTCGTCTCAGTCGCCGCTGGTTTGAATTTGATATAGGTTGGATGTGGTTGGGCCTGTTTAGATTAGTGGGTCTGGCACGTCTACGTTAATTACTTTAATTGCCATTCCATCCATATCAAGAACGCAGTGACTAATAATGTTAATATCAGAACAATTTGTGGTAATCTCATATTTTGTATAGTTTAAAAAAGTAAGTAACTAATGTGCCAGCTACAAAACACCAGCACAACACATCAATTTGTTTTTGTCGGTCTCGATCCATTGCAGATAATTCAGCTTTATATTCTTTTTCTATAACAGCTTTTTCAGCTTCTACTTTGATCCACGCATCCTTGCCGTATTTTTGAATAGTTTCAGCCTTTAGTCTAGCCACATCTCGCTCGTACTTCATCTTAATCTCAAATTTTTCAAGAGCTCTATACTCAAGAGTTGATTTTCGATGTTGCTCTGCTAGTTTAGATTTTATACGGGATTCATGCTCGCGCTGAACGGTAGCTTCCATATCAGCCTGTTGGCTTGATACAACTGCTCCTAATTCTTTGCCTGCACTTTGTGCTGTTTTAAGTGCAGTCGTAGCTTGTTTGACTCCGTCCAGCATGTTATCTCGTTCCTATTTGTTATTAAAATTATTTATTCATGAAATTACAAATATTAAACTCTGCTGTTATTATTACAACATGTTGATTTTTCAACAGTGTTAATTTTTCAACACTTAGTCGTGAAAATAGGACCCAAAGGTCCTATTTTCTATACAGTTATATAATTTAGAACCAGCGTCTTGGATCCATCTTTTTGCCAGCATTTTCTAATGCTCGTTTGGCAGCATCTGCTTGTCTACGAGCTTCATCTGCGGCAGCATCTGCAATTCGTTTGCTTTCGGCAGCGGCAGCATCTGCAACTCGTTTGGCGTCAGCGGCTTGTTGTTCTGCAAAGCGTTGCGCGGCGGCGGCTTGCTCTTGTGCTACACGTTGAGCTTCTGCGGCAGCTTGTTCTGCTTGGCGACGAGCAATTTCAGCTTGCTCTTGTGCTACACGTTGAGCTTCTGCGGCTTGTTGTTCAGCCACACGTTGAGCTTGAGCCACTTCGTCAGCCACACGTTGAGCTTCCACGGCCGCGGCTTCTGCTTGACGATGTGCTTCTTCGGCAGCAATTTGTGCATTACGAGCCACTTCATCAAATTGACGTTGAGCTTCTTGTGCAATTCTTCGGTATTGTTCTTCTGTTGCGGCCGCAAGTGCAACAGAATCATCTGCAACTTGATTAGTGTCTACACTAACAGACAAGTCAACTTCAACACCCACCAACACTGCAACTTCTCCGCTGATTCCAACGGTTGCTGTGCCATCTGCAAATGTAGCTTGGCCGCCGCCGCCTACACCAACTTGTTCACCAATACTGACTCCACTGCCAACCGTTCCTGATACACCACTAACTCCTCCAGTAGCACTGGCATCAACACCCACTGCATTACCTGCAAATACTTCGCCTTGTGCTTGAACACCTCCGTCACCTGCACGGGCACTGGCTTCAGCACTTACGCCTGATTTAGCATAAGCATCGCCACTAACTTCTGCACTGACTGGACCAGCATGTGCTTCTGCATCCACAGTTACATGTGCTTCTGCCATGTCTTTGGCTCCAACATCAACATATGCATTGTTGCCGTCTAGGCCTGCTTCAATGTGTGCGCTTTGTGTAATTTCTGCACTGGCACTTACTTCTACACTGCCGCCGGCTGTTTCGTCACCGGCTGTTGCGCCAACTGCAACTTCTGCTTTGACGCTGTTTTCGTATTCTGCATGTACACTTGTGTCATCGTACCCTGCGTCAGCAGTGGTAGTTTGACTTGTCTCAGCACTGTATGTGCCATCAGCACCCACAGTACCTTCTGTGGTTGCTTGATTTCTAATATTGATTTGATCCACGATAGTCATAATTAGCTCCCGGTTAAGTTATTATACCAGTATTTATCGATAACTACTACTTTTATTGTTACTGCAAGATTAAAACTTTAGACGTATTATAGATTCTGCTTGCATTGGGTCATCGATGTCTTGTGTAGATGATGGTTCCACTACAACGGAGTTATCTGTAGTTGTGTCAACAGGAACATTGTTAACTGGTACAGTTTTAACCGCAGTTTTTTTAACTGGTACAGTTTTAACCGCAGTTTTTTCTTTTGATGGTCTAACTACTAGAGTTGGAGTTTCTTGTCTATATTGCTCAGGAGTCAATACAGCTAACGTATCTAACAACGGGCCTCCAGCAATGGCAGTTCTGGTAGTTTTTCCTGCCGGACTGTAATAACTCCAAGCCCTAAATAAACTAATCATTTTTCCATTAACATTACCAGATACAGCAACACCGCGTTCTGTATGGCTTCCGTGTAAGTCAACTTTTGATAATGCTGATTCCAACCTTGAGTCAATTCTCATTAAAGTATAACCAGGCTGTCCAACATCTGTGATTAATTTGACAATATCTACGGTCTCTACTTCACCCGTGTCTGTTTGGTCGTTAGCATATCTTATTAATCCTTTAGCTATCGATTGTACTAAACTTGCTTCTTTTTGAACACTGTCGCCGCCTGTTAATCGTAATACTTTAGGAATTGCATGTTTTTGCCAAGCAATAGTAAGTGTAGGAGTATTGTCGGCTTTGCCGTCTGGAATCCAAGTTTTCTTTAATCCGCTTATGTCAACTCCGAAAACAGTTTGAAAGAAGTCAACTTGTTTAGAAAATTCTTTGCCCGATGCTTGCCCAAGTTGACTTGGGCCTGTTTTAGCACTAATAAGTGTAATTCGAGACTGGTCGATATTCATTACTAAATCTGCTTTTGTTCCTTTATTATCGCTTTGTCCGTCTGCTACAATTTCAATATTATTAATATTAGGATCTTCAGAAGTTCTTTTAATACCTACAGATATTTTTTTAGCATCGTTAGCGTATACCACAGATGATGATATAACTGATTGAACTGCTTGTGGCGCAGACTCAGGATTTTTCATTATTTGCAGGAATGTTTTAACGTCGCGGCCTGGCGCAACAATTACACAAAATAATTTATCTGTTTTACCGTTAGTATGATATAGTGGTCCGGAATATGTTAATTTTAATGAGTTTCCAATTTTTCCAGTTTTTCCAACAAATGGAGTTACTTTTAACTCATTAGCAAAATTTATAAAATCCATCACATCAATTAATTCTGCTAATTTTAAAAATCTAGCAGTTGCCGCAACTCCTAAACATATTTCTCCAATTCCGCCTATGTTAAAATCGCTAGTTTTTCCTTTAATTTGCATAGACTTTTCTATAGCAGTAATAGGTACTAGCAGTATTTTAGATTTAGCTGTAGCATTAGAAGGTAATGCATTTACAATTTTTATGCTTTCTCGACTCAGCGGTAAACTTGTTGCGCGGCCCATAAGGATGTCTTTTATTGCTTGCATTGCTGTAGTTTTAGAGATTATAACAGTTTCTCCAAATTTATCTTGCTTGCTTGCTACAATTTTTATAGGGGTTCCTAATTTTATTAATTGGGCAAAATTACTGAGATAGTTATGTTTTTGAAGTTCGCCAGCAGACATGGCTGTTTCGGTGATTATATCGAGAATATTCATAGTAAAATATTTATCGTATTTCGGGGAACAAGCAATCCTGAATAAAAACCTGTACATCTTCCTCACTAAGCCCTAAACTAACCATAACTTTAGGAGTATGTGGGTTTTGCTTTTGATTCTCACAATAATAATTCTGTGATTCTGTAGTATTGTTGGTTGTATTATTAGTTTCAGATACTGAGTCTAAGTAATGATTTACTAGGATATGTGCCAGACTTGTGAGTTGGTTAAGTTCAGTTTCATCGCTTACGTTGCCGGCGGCCACCATGTGCTCGCTGAAAATGCGCTCTGCCCACTCAGGCAGTTTGCGTTTTTTATTCCACTCGTAGCGGCCAACTTCTTTGCCAAAGTATTCAATCATAGGATGTTCTGCATCGCCAGCTGGACTGTAGTCGATAAAACAACCAGTAATTTTGTTTTTACCTGCTATGACATCAAAGCCAAAAATTGGAGCAGGATTGTGGGTATGTGGGAAAATGCAACAATGCATCATCCACAAGCCTTTTGTTTCACGTGCATCTACCACATCGATATGGGCACGACGATAACGACTACTTGCCCATACTTTGTTTACCCAGCCTGGTTGATTGAAGCGAGCCATACCCGGTTCGTGTATAATGCTACCAGTTGCGTAAAATTGTGACTCAAGATACTGCTCAATCTTGATCAATGTATCCCAGACATTACTCTCCATGGTAGAGATCCCGCATCATTTTGATAGCGTACTCAAACGCCACACGAGCTTCGTCTCCAAGGTCATCTGTTAGCATTGAACGAATAGCAGTCTTCATAGTGTCAGCATTTTCAAATTCATAAAATTTGCCACTTGAAATATGTGCTACTTGTTTCTTAATAATCTGACCACCAAATAAATCGCCCATGTGTCTGCAATACAAGTGTGCTTTAATAAGATGTTTACGCTCTGGATCGTTGGCCAGCTTGTGCAAGTATGCCTGATACTCTAGAGTAGCAGGAGTTAAATAGTAATATTCGCATTCATCCAGTTCAAGAAAATCTGCAAGGATTGATTTCAATCTTGGCAACTCGTGTAAATTTGTAAAAAAACCTTGCCGCTTACAATACCATTCAATTGGATCGTATATTGCTAATAGATTATACAGATAGTTTCTATAGTGTGATTTTTCAATTTTGCCGCTAAGAAGCATCTTGGCAAATGTTGTTGTCTCTGCCTTGTGATGAAGGTCTTTGGTAATATCTCGCAGACTCATTCTTCTTCCAATTTAATCTGTAAAGGATGGTTGCTAGTACGAGCTTGATTGGTTGCTTCAACGGCTTTGGCTTCGGCAATTTCAAAGCTATAAATTCCGGCAATTCCACTTCCGGTTTCATGTACTTCTGCCATGACAGCGTGAGCAGTATCAGGGTTATGTTTAAAAATTTCAATTAATACTGAAACAACAAAATCCATTGGAGTTGAATCATCGTTGAGCAGGATAACCTTCCATCTTTTAGGTTCGCTTACTACTACTTTAATTTTCTCTTCTAGTTGAATATCCGTGCCTGCCATTTAGTTCTCCGATGTTGGGGGAGTTTCCTCCCCCATTGTTATTTACAATTATTTAATTTCAATATGCCGAGGTCTGAGTGCCTCTGGAATAATACGCTCTATTTGAATTTTGAGCATACCATCTTTAACTTCAGCACCTTTGACTTCCATATACTCAGCAAGAGTAAATGTCTGTTCAAAGTCTCTAGCCGCTAACCCTCGATGCAAGTACTCTTTACTGTCGTCGGTTATGTGTTGTTTGCCGATGATAGTTAATTGATCTTGATCAACAGTTACATTGATTTCTTCTTTGGTGAAGCCGGCAACTGCCACTTCAATACTGTAATGTGTTTCATCATACTTTACAATGTTGTGTGGTGGATAGTTACCATTAGTGTTGGGAAATTGTCCGTTAAAATAACGATCAAATCCCACAAGTGCTCTGCTAAGATTAGCCAAGTGAGCGGCGTCAATAGTTCTAAGTTGGTTCATAATTTTCTCCTTTAAATAAGCAAGAACCTCGCAGGACCCCTAAGGCGTCCTGCATGTTACATTATATTACTTTTTGTCTGCGGGGTCAACCTCTGTAAAGGCCGCATCCACAGTTTGTTCACCACCTTGAGTTTGTGGTGCAGTTTTGGCCTGTTCTGCGGCTTGCTTTTTAGCAATTACAGGACCGGCCGCTTCAAAAAATGCAGTAACTGATGTAGTAATGGCTTCTACGTCTTCACCTAAAACTGCTGTTTCGACAGTTTTGAATGCAGTTTCGTATGCAGTCTTTTCTTCCTCAGTCAACTGATCTTTGAATTCTTCAAAGTCTTTCTTGATGCCGTGTGTAGTTGATTCTGCACTGTTACGTGCATCAATTAACTCACGTATTTTCTTATCAGACTCTGCGTTGTCTTCCGCTTCACGTACCATGCGCTGGATTTCAGCTTCTGATAATCCGCTATCGCTTTTAATAGTGATCTTGTTTTCTTTACCGGTGCTTTTATCTTTGGCACTGATATTCATAATTCCGTTTGCGTCAATATCAAACGTAACTTCAATTTGCGGCATGCCACGTGGTTGTGGACTAATACCATCTAACTTGAATTCACCCAGTGCTTTGTTGAACTTGAATAGTTCACGCTCGCCTTGTGCTACTTTGATGTCCACAGCTGGTTGATTATCATCCGCAGTGCTGAATGTTTGACTGGCCTTGGTTGGAATTGTTGTGTTCTTGGCAATCAACTTGGTAAACACACCGCCCATTGTTTCAATACCTAGGCTCAATGGTGTCACGTCCAGCAACAGCACATCCGTCTTGTCGCCGGCCAACACTGCACCTTGAATCGCGGCACCTGCGGCCACTGCTTCGTCTGGGTTAACGTCTTTGCGTGGAGACTTGCCAAACAGTTTCTCAACTGCTTCTTGTACTTTAGGCATACGTGTTTGTCCACCAACCAGTATAACCTCGTCAATGTCTGCGGCAGTTACTTTGGCATCAGTCATGGCAATCTTACATGGAGCAATTGAACGCTCAATAAGTTGCTCAACCATGCCTTCAAACTTAGCACGACTGATAGTTACATTCATGTGCTTAGGACCAGTTGCGTCTGCTGTGATGTATGGCAAGTTAACACTGGTACTGGCGGCGCTGGACAATTCAATCTTGGCTTTTTCCGCTGACTCTTTGAGGCGTTGTAAGGCCAGCATGTCTTTCTTAAGATCAATGCCGCTGTCTTTCTTGAACTCGTCAACCAAGTGATCCATGATAACTTGATCAAAGTCTTCACCGCCCAAGAAGGTGTCGCCGTTGGTGCTTAGTACTTCAATTTGTTTATCGCCGTCAATATTTGCAATTTCAATGATTGATATGTCGAATGTACCACCACCAAGGTCGTAAACAGCAATTTTCCTGTCTCTTTTATCAGCTTTATCAACACCATAAGCAAGAGCTGCCGCAGTAGGTTCGTTAATAATACGCAGTACTTCCAAGCCGGCAATGCGGCCAGCATCTTTAGTTGCTTGTCTTTGGCTATCGTTAAAGTATGCAGGAACTGTGATAACTGCTTGAGTAACTTCTGTACCAAGATAATCCTCCGCTGTCTTTTTCATTTTACGCAATACTTCAGCTGACACTTGTTGTGGTGCAAGTTTTTCACCGTTGGCTTCAATCCATGCGTCACCATTATCAGCTTTGATAATATTGTATGGCATCAAGTCAATGTCTTTCTGTACTTCTTTTTCGTCAAACTTGCGCCCAATAAGACGCTTGCTTGCGTAGATAGTGTTCTTTGGGTTTGTGACTGCTTGTCGTTTTGCTGTTGCGCCTACAAGAATTTCTTTCTCTGTATACGCAATGATTGATGGTGTTGTTCTAGCACCTTCGCTGTTTTCAATTACTTTGGCAATTCCATTTTCTAGGATTGCTACACAGCTATTTGTTGTACCTAAATCGATACCGATGATTTTGCTCATAATTTTCTCCTTTAAATTAAGCAAGAATATGTAAAACCCTTACGGCGTTTTACAAATTTATTTATCTCAGATGTTCTCTGAATTAAAGATATTGGACCAAATTTTAAGTTTTTCACGCTTGGCTTCTGCGGCTTTTTCAATGTTAGTCCAGCTAACTACATCTAGTTCTTGTAGAATTTCAATCATAGCATACAAATCGCCCAATTCTTCTTCCAAGTGTTCTCTGTTAGTTTTGGGTTTTCCTGGTTTGAAATTGTCTAGTCCAAATCTGCTGATTTTACTAACTGCTTGAATTACTTCAGCACATTCTTCTTGGAGAATGTCCATTACTTCTTTAGTTTGACTGTCCATATATTACCTTTGATTTGCAAATGGTGCGATATAATCGCCGGCACTGGTTGTGCTAGTGCGTAGTGTGTTGTAGACATTTTGAATTCCAACTGCTTGATTCCAAGCATCTTCCAATGCATGATGAGCTGTGACTGGCGGACGGTGTGGATTAATGCCAAGATCAAATGCTGTACGCACATCACGTACTTCCCAAAACTTCCAAGGTATAGCACGATTGATTTTGCGATACACATGCTCGCAAATGATAATATCAAATGTAGAACCATTACTCCAAACACGTTTAGCACCCCAACAGAACTTGTACAGACGAGCAAACGCTTCTTCTATATCAAGTCTATCAGTGGGATCAAAAGCCGCATCTTGAGCTTCTTTGCTTTGACTGGCCCACCAAGCAATGGTATCATCGTTGGTAGTTAGTCCAATTCGGTCACAGCTATCTGTGTCTACTCGGCAGTAAAAACTGTCCATTTTTGGTTCTTGTAATTCTCTGCCAAACGGATCAAATTTTACTGCACCGATTGTAAGTATGGTTGCATCCGGAGTAGTGTTAAGCGTCTCCAAATCAATCATCACGTCTGTATTTGCCATTTAAGCTCTTTCTTTATTGTGAGCTTAAATTATAACATAATACAGATGCTGTGTCAATACATTTTTTTAGGTAATTGCTGACTTTCGAGTTTCTTTCTCCAACGAGCTTTGGCCGCACCTTTTTTACGTTTGCGTTCGGTTGTGGGTTTTTCGTAAAACTCGTGTTTGCGTAGGTCGTCTAGGATTCCTGCTTCTTCAATCTTCTTTTTAAACCTTCTCAAAGTTTGATTGATATTTTCGTTATCCCTAACAGTAACTCCGGTTCCTTTAATCTTCTTCAGCATCTGCGTCATCCTCATCTTGTTTTATTTTTTCAATAATCCAGTCTAGATTATATATTCTATTCTTACTAATTAATTTATACGGAATAGTATCATCAACAGTTATATAGTAAGAATTAGGATGAGCCAATAAAAATGTAATAAAATGGCTTGTGATTAAATCACAATTATCAACATCAATAATTATAACTTCGACTTGTTGTGCAATACCCAGCAACCAGCCAATGTCGTGATCGTCTTCGTCGTAAACAAACACGTTTACATCTTCTAAGATTTGGCTTAATATGATCTGAAATTGCTCTTTAACTTGAGTAGATGGCTTGATTAACAAGTAGCTAAGGTTCATATTGAACAACTTATCCGGCGGTGTTATCAGGGTTATTTTTCCTAAGTTCATATATCCTTCTTGCGAAATATTCTAATTTATCTTTTGGATAACTATTAAACCTTGGACCGTCTGTTTTAGTTTTCTCTACGAAATCTGCTAACTCAGGTTCCACGATATTATCTATCACAACTTGCTCAAATCCACCTTGTGAATAATATGTGTACAACTCATCGATGGGTTTCATACCGGTGCGTTCTATCATTCTATTCCAAATTGAATTTGATGCTTGTTGTTCTTCGTTCTGTATGTAGCCTATTCTCGAGCCTTTACTAGTATCTGTCCCGTACGGTCCTTGATCATATAAGTCTTTTTTTTTGACTCTTCTGACTCAGGTTCAATAACTTCTGTTAGATCGGGTTTAAGCCTGTCTCCTGTTACTTCTGTGTAGCTGTCAGCAGTTGCTATTTCGGAACGATATCGTTTAGCTTCTTCTTGAGTTATAGCTTCTTGGGCTAATAATGCATCAGCTTGCTCTATCATCTTGTTCCACTTTGCTAGCTCTGATTCTTCGGTAGCAGTCATTGTTACTAAAGGTTCCTCCGGTGCTGTTATATCACCTCCTAGTGCAGTCAACGGTGTTTCGCTAGTTTCTTCTTTTGGTGCCTCTACAGTTGCCTTAATTTGCTCTATTTGATCATCAGTTAACGGACCTTCATCCTTGGAATATGATGGCTCAAGTTTAACTGGTGCTTCCACTACTGCTGGTTCTTCTTTGCGCCATCCAAACGTCATTTGTGCGGCCAATAACATGATAACTGCAAGTGGGTCAAATACCACAACAATAAGAACAATGATCCATGTTACTGCTTTTTCCAACATGTTTTCATCTGCGCCATGTTCTCCGTAAATGAACTTGGCAATGTATTTGATTGGACCTACTTCAGCTTCTACTTTGCGAACTTCGGCGGCAATCGGAGAACGTTCTTCGTTCAAGGCGGCAATGGATTTTTGAGATTTAGTGATGTCAGCTTGTATCTGTGTTCTTTCTTTGGCTTGGCGCTGACGCATTGCATTGGCGTTTACAGCACCTTGATCTGTTTTACTACGAGAAATAGTTTCATCAATAGTAGCATCCATTTGCTTGAGTGCTTTACGATTGGCTTCAATGTTTTCTCGTTCTGTTCGAATTTTTTCGTCGTAGATGGCAATCTTACTTTGCACATCACCACTTACTAGATTTTGGTCGTTGTGAGCTTTTGAAAGGAATCCAAAGATTCCCATTGAAGTAATAAGCATTAGGATAATCACTGCTGATATCATGTAGTACTTCATGTACGCAGGAGCACGTTCCCAATTGGCTTTTAACCAGGAAGCGCAAACAAGTTTACCAACTTCAAGAGCGGACCCCATGATAATAATCGGAATCACGGCCGCAGAAAATATTGCGGTCAGGCCTACTACAGAATAGTAGATTGCAACCGCAGATATTGTTAAGCCAGTAAGAAGTAGTAACCAGGCTAAAATCATCAGATAATCTTAATCAAAAAGTGTTGTTTCGTCAATTAAGGTAACTGCCACAGTTCCGTATGTCTGTGTAGCAGTTGCGCCTGTTGTGGTCACAGTAAGAGTCATTTGTGTATCTTGTGCATTTGTGCCGTCATATACTCGTGTATTGGCCACAGTCACGTCTCTGACGCCACGTGCAACAGCATCTTTAACAGCCAACGCTGTTGTGGTAATTGCTGTGGTTCCGTCAACTGATGTGCCGCTAACAGTGATAAGACTTGGTCTATCGTAGGCCACAGTGAATGCTAAACTGGTTGCTTGTGCATCGCCGTTGGCTTCTGTAATAGTAATATCACGAATTTGGCAATCGCCCAGGCCTGTTAGACGATTTACCACATTGCGGAAACGCATGTTACCTCTGGCACGGGCCTTGCCCTTGGCCAGTGTAGTTGGCAATGTGGCAAAACTGTCTGATGCGCTGGGAGTAACTCCACCGTTATCGTCTGTGTCTGCGGTTGGGTAATAGGTTGTATTACTCATTGTGATTGTTGCTCTGTACATTTCAGCTTGTAGCTGATTTGTGTCGTTTTGAAATCCTGATGGCATTTTAGGTGCTCCTTAATTATCTAATATTTATCGTTACTTGAACACTATTAAGGCTAAAAGAGCGGCTTGAACAAAGAATCCAAACCCAATTGTAACAATGTTTAACACATCTTTTTGGATAGTGGCTTTGACAAAAAAGCAAAATAATCCGCTCCATGCAAACAATACCAAATCCACTGGAGGCATTTTCTCAGTTAGTCCCGTTAACACTGCCAACAATGTTGGAATTGTAGCAAGATGCATCAGCACTACTGCAATCCAGCCCATAGTTTCTGCTGAAATGTTGGGTGCATGTTCTTTGATATTCTTAACCAATAGATTAAGGTCAAAAAAGTTATGTAGTTCTGCTTTGAATTTTTCAATGTTCATGTTCATACTAGTCCTCAATTATAAAAAATGTGTCGGCCAATTTTCGCCACAGGTTGTTTACCCCATTTAGGGTTGATGTAATCGCCATGGAAGTAAAGTGCATGTTTAATTGAAGGCAGTCTAAATCCTTCAAGTAATACTTTTTTGGCTACTTCCATACTTTCTGTATACACTGGACCATTCATAGGCTTTTTAGCACTAGGGCCTTCACAATACCAGCTGAACTGGCAAAGCACTTTTTCGTACACTACATTCTTTTGATATACAACTTGGCAGATGTCAGACGGAAATTGACCGCTTTCTGCTCTGTTGATTGTAACTTGTGCAACCGCTACTTTGCCTTCAAAGGACTCGTAGCCGGCTTCATGGTATATGTTACGAGCAAGACAATCTAATTGTTTTTGTCTTAATTGTGCTGTAACTGGGCTCGCTTGTTCACGGGCCGTTTTAAGGGTATCAAATTTATAATTAACTGCTCTATACCCTGCGAATATCACTAGCGTTATTGCTAGTAAAAATACTACTGCTTTTATGATGCGTATCATTTTCTTTCTCCTTTACGCTGGATCACGGAATTGCTGGTCCCGTCATTTAACAAATGGCTTCGATACATCTCCTTGTGCGTTAAAAGCCTACTGCTTTATTACCCCAAAACCTATCAGGGTAATATGTAATTATCATCTGTGTACAAGGTTAAAATACTAAGTTTATAGTTTAACGTCTCATACGAGATATGTCAACTGCTTGTTCATCACTGAACACCGGTACTGCGTTGCTCTTATGCATGGTGGCAATGCCTTTCACCATAGTTCCTGTATAAACCTTGGCTGGAGCCAATGTAGCTACACCACTACCAGAATCTCTACTGGGAATACGGGGAGCATCTGATCCGCGATATGTAAGTTTAGGTGACTTGTAAATCTCACTTGACAATGCTCGTTTACGTTTTTTATCCTCAGCTTCTATGGCCCATCGTTTTTGTAGTTCTTTCCAACTTTCTTCTTGCTCACGTGCTTTTCTAGCATGTTTTGCCGAAGCGAATTTCTTTTTGCCTTTCTTTTTGCCGGTGGTACTGAGCCACGGACCTTCTAAATGCATACTCAAAATAATCTCCAAAAGTAATAACAGTACTAGTATTATACTAATAAAATTTGACTAAGTCAAGGATTGTTATACTCGAAATGATTCACCGCATCCGCAACGATCTCGTTCGTTGGGATTGATAAAATCAAAACCTTCATTGAGTCCGTTGCGAACCCAATCCATTGTTAAGCCGTTTAAGTAGGCTAGACTTTTGGCATCTACTAATAACACAAAGTCTGGATGGCCAAAATTGGTTACACCAACTTCGGCAGTGTATTCGTCCACGTATTCCATAGTGTAGGCCAATCCACTGCACCCTGTAGTTCGAACGCCGATACGAATACCCACGCCCTTGCCACGTTTTTCTAAATTCTTTTTGATTTTAGTTTGTGCTGTGTCGGTTACGATAATCATGTACGGCCGCTTTTATGGCATCTTCGGCCAATATACTACAATGTATTTTGACCGGAGGAAGAGCAAGTTCTGTTGCAATCTCGCTGTTCTTAATGCTACCAGCCTGTTCAAGAGTCATGCCTTTGATCATTTCGGTAACAAGAGAACTGCTGGCAATTGCCGATCCACAGCCATATGTTTTAAATTTGGCATCGGTAATAATACCAGTTTCGTCTACTTTTATTTGTAGTTTCATTACATCACCGCATGCCGGAGCTCCTACCATGCCAGTGCCCACGGTAGGATCGTTTTTATCAAACGATCCTACATTACGTGGATTCTCATAATGATCTATTACTTTGTCTGAATATGCCATATTATCCTTGTACCAATACTAATCTATAGCAGTTACAATTAGCATCTAAAATTTGTTCCCAATGAAATCCTTGAGGAGCCGCATAAGGTACAATTATTTGATTTGGTTGTTGTACTATTACAGGAGGTTGTTGAACAATCTGTGGACGAGTCATTCCGTAAACTACAACACCCCCAATAACTGCTGGTGCTACCCACCCCCACCCGTTACCACCTCTGTAATAGTTGTTATGATGACCATAGTGTCCGTGATGTTGTGCCATCGCCGTAACGCTAATAGTCATTAATAAGATCGCTAATAGTTTTTTCATAGTATGTTTCCTAGTATACTAATATAACGCCTAAGGCGTTAGTTTCGTTTACTCTGCCTTTTTAAACATGCCCATTACTTTTGCTTGAATGTTCTTAGCAAAACCAGGCTGAGGAAAATTCCAACCAATGAAAGCACCAAGTGCTAACCAAAATAAAGTTTCTAACATAATACACCTCCTAATAAAAGTGTACAGTATTTAGTGGATTATTTTACTTCTTTTCGTGCGTTTTTAACTGCTGTTACATCATTACGTGTTTCTTTGCACAATTTGGCAAGATCTTGACAATGTTTACGTACACGGGTACCTGCGGCGCCAACTTCCTTGTCATAAAACTTTTCAAAGTCTGCTTCCATTGCTTCTACGATTGCTGTAAATTCTGCGTGTTTATTTGTAGCCATTTTTAATAATCCTTTATATGAAGTACAGAGTACTTATACCTAGTATACAGGGCTTAAAAATAAATGTCAATTATTTGTAAACCATTCTGGCTCAGGTGTTGCAGGTGCAGGTGCAGGATCCTGTACTGGTCCGCCAATCAGATTTGGTTCATTTCTATAAGGATTACTTGCACTATTAGCAACAGCGGCCGCGGCCGCGGCAGCGATTTCCTCTATTGGCGGAATACTGGGATTTACCAAAGTTTGCTCGCCATTATTCACTCTTGCTAATTGTGCTTGAATGTATGGAGCAAGAGATGCCAATTGTGCCTGATCTATCGCTTGTTGGTAGTCTAATGGCAAGGTACTTTTTCCTTGACTATCGAGATAACCTTTTTCTGTTGCAACTGTATTAATATAATCTTGTAATTTTACTGGAGGATGATAATTAGGGTCCGTAAAAGATACTTCTCCATCAGGGCCCGTTGGGATAACTGCATCTGGGGCCCAACCTAATACGTTTATTGCATAATCTCGTAACAACTCTCTTCGAGTATCAAGCGGTAAAGCCGCGTTGCCGGTCTTAGGCAAATAGTCCATTCCGGCATACTCCGCGGCAAAGTATTGATAATCATGACGATTGTTTTCAAAAAACGAATGTGCCGCATAATCCCAGCCTGGGTCTCTTGGAACTGTGCCACCGCCTCCAGGTCCAATTGCCACGTTGCCGGTACCACCGTCAATACCAACGCCGCCGCCAAAGGCGCCGCCTTCTCCGTTGATAAACACAGTGCCTGAACCAGCCGTAATTTTACCGCCGTCTGTACTGTCCCCTACTCGGGCAACCGGAACCTCACCAACAAACACATTGCCAGACCCGACATTGATCACAGCTCCATGAGGAACACAGTTATTACCAGATTTGATAGTATGTGCGGCAGTTGGATTGCCTTTACATTCTACAGCAATATCGTTAGCATAGACTTTGGCTACTGCGCCAGTTGGTCCAGTTACGGTCGTGGTTCCATCACAACCATGTCCGGTTGTTGTTGGGTCTCCTTGGCGGGCTACAGCTGGCATGTTTATATTTATTTCAAAGCAATGCCGGTGGTATTTTGAATATACTGATCCGAAGCATCTTTTGCAGTTGGTGCTAGTACCATAATAGTTGCACGTGAAATAGTGACGTTTGTATCCATTTCAACTGTGAACAAAAATGGCACAAGTGCAATGCCCTTTTGTCCTGCTGTTAGAACTAATGGTTTATTTACTGTAACACCCATTACATTTTCGTCCACCAGTTTGGCAACAATTTCTTCGCCTGCTGTTGTTTTGATTGTAACTACTTCGCCCGTTGCGATACCTTTATTGATTAACATGTTTACCCTTTGAGTGTGTTGAAAAATTCTTCGTCTTTACCTGCAAGGCCTTGATAGCCGCCAGGAAGGAGAACGCCGTCCTTGAAAATTTGTGGAACTGAACGCAAACCTTGATCCATTAGGAATCCACGAGCGTCCGGTTCATCTTCCATTTTAATTACTTTGAATGGAATTGATTTACTTTCTAATAGTGCTTTTGCTCTGTCACAAAACGGACAGTTGTTCTTTGAATATACTGTGATCATCTTTTCTCTTATAATGCTGGCAAGTCATCGTAGTCTAATGCTTCACTCATTACTCCGATAACGTAGTTTGTGCTTTCGCTTTCCTGTAGTGCTGTTTGTTTCTTACTGGTATCTGTATGCTTGTTGAACCACGGTATTGGAGTTGACTTTGGTGCTGGGTTGTTGTACTTGATACCAATCTGTTTAAGAGCATCCACCGCGGTGTAGTCCACAAAGTCGCGTAAGATATTTGCGTTGAGTCCAATCACCGGCCCCATTTTAAACAAGTAAGTGGCCCACTCTTTTTCTTCGCGTATAACATCCATGTACAAATTATACACTTCTTGTTCGCATTCTGCTTTGATTTCGGCAAACCTAGTGTCCTCTTTGACTACTTGATTGATCAAATAAGCTGTCCAGCCTTTGTGTAGCAGTTCGTCTTGCAGAATCAAACTGATAATGTTGCCGTTGCCAATGAAGATTTTGTTCTCTACCATGGCCAAGCTGGTAGCAAAGCTAACCATAAAGCGGAATGCTTCCAACGCATAACTGGCATGTAGTGCCATGTAGATTGCTCGGATATGTTCTTTTTCAGTAACTGCCTCGCCTAGCTGTTTACGGCAGTTGACCACATGTAGTGCTTCGTAGTAGTCGCCCACTGAACTGGCCATGTCAACAATTTCTTGTGTGTCATGGATGGTGTTGAACACATCTTTGGGCACATTATAAATATTGCGAATGATATGGCTGTAGCTTTTTGAATGAATGTTGGTTTCAAAGAATGTCCAGTTGTACACCAATGCTTCTAGTTCAGGCAAACTGATTACTGGCATAAAGATTTGACTTGGGCCGCGACCTTGCAAGCTGTCCAATGCTGTTTGACGTAGCAGGTTGCTGGTAAAGATATGTTTGATTGCTTCGCTGGCATCTTTGAAATCATTTGAATCTTTAGTAAGACTGATCTCTTCTGGTTGCCAAAAGAAACCACGTGCTGTGGCTTCAAAGTCTGCAATCTTTTTGTATTTGACTTCTTCAAATCGTTGAATAGTTACAGGACCAGCTGGGTCCAAAAACATCTTGCGATTAAGATAGTCTGTCTTGGTGTTTAAATTGTATTGTGCTTTACTCATAGTTTGCATGCCTCACAGTCGTCCTCAAGTTCATCAAAGTGATAGCCATTCACTTGAACTCCGTTTACTTGTGTTTGTTCAGGAGCAATCTCAGCAACTTGTTTACTGCCTTGCTTGTTGATCAAACTGTAGTAGAATGTTTTCAATCCCCACATGTGTGCCTGCATCAAGTTTTTGGCAATCAGTGTGGTTGGTACTTTACGATCTGCAAAGTGTGCTGGATTATAAAACGTATTGGTGCTGATGCTTTGATCAACATAAGCCGCAAGTACTGCACTGGTTTTTAAGTAGCCATCACAGTCTTTTTGATCCCACATGAGTTGATATTTGTTTTTAAGTTTATGGTATTCAGGAACAACTTGTACAAATGATCCTGCTTTGCTTTCTTTAACTGAGATCAAGCTCATGGGCAACTCAATTCCATTAGTGCTGTTTATAACAACACTTGAGCTTTCGACTGGGGCAATGGCCATTAGTGTGGCATTGCGAACACCGTACTGTTTCATATTAGTACGTAATGTTTCCCAATCAAGTTCTGGAGTAAAGTCTGCTAAGTCATTAACACCCTTTGCTCGTAATTCCCAGGGGAATATGCCTTGACCGTAACGTGTGTGTTGACTGGTAGTACAAGGGCCACGTTCTCGAGCCAGTTCAACTGTGGCTTCTGTTAGATAAAATGCTTGATGCTCCATCCATGCTTTGACATCTTGTAGTGCATCTTTCTCGCCATACTTGTGCCCACGCTTGGCGTGCCAGTAGGCCAAGTTAGTGACACCAATGCCCAATGGTTGGATTTCATCATTGCTTAGTTTGCTTTGTATGCTTAGGAAGTCTTGGTAATCAAGTATGTTGCACAGACTACGTTGCAAAATGCGACAAGCCCGGCGCATGTCTTCTGGGTTACGGAAGGCTCCCCAGTTGATAGAACCAAGAGTGCATAAAGCGATGCGACCATCAGCATCATCGAGACGCTTAAAAGACTTAGTAGGTAATAGTATTTCACAGCATAGGTTACTCTGGTAAATTGTATGATACTCGGGATCAAATGGTCCTTGGTTCTGTACATTGTCAATAAACACTAGATAGATACGACCAGTATCAGTACGCTCTTTCAGTATGCCACTCTTGAATACTTCTTCAGCACTCATGGTCTTCTTACGAAGACCTTTTTGTTTTTCATACTTGACATACAGCTCTTCGAACAACTCAGTGTTTTTATAAAATGCTTCATACAAGTCTGGAACTTCGTTGGGATCAAAGAATGTTATTTGTTCTTTGTTTTTAAATCGTCTCCAGAAGAAAGCACTAAGCACAACCCCATAATCCATATGACGGACTCGGGTTTCTTCTGTTCCTTGGTTGTTCTTAAGCACAATAAGATCATCAAACTGAAGATGCCAAATAGGATAGAATACAGTAGCACTAGCATTGCGGATACCTCCTTGTGAACATGAACGCAAATCTCCGAACCATTTTTTCAGGAACGGTATCATACCTGTGTGCATAATCTCACCACCTCTGATGGGACTGCCTAATGGGCGTAAACGTCCAATCTCTAAACCAATGCCAGCACGTTTGCTGGCATACTTGGCCATCATTTCGCCTGACGCGAAAATACTGTCCAAATCATCATCCGAGCGAATAAGCACACAACTACTAAATTGCTTAGTAGGCGTACCAAGCCCTGCCAACACTGGCGTGGCCAACGTAAATAGTCCGTCACTTGCGGCATTATAATACTCCTTGATATATTTCATTCGAGCACTGTTTGGCTCTTCTTTATGAAAGATTGTTGCGGCTGCAATCATATATCTAATTTGTGGAGTTTCGTAAGTTTGTTTAGTACTACGATTCTTTACTAGATACTTTTCAATCAACTGTTCAATGGCCGCATATGAATACTGTTCATCTTTTTCGTGATCCAGCATTTCGTCCATTCGATTCCAATCTTCTTCACTGTACCATTCAAGTAATTCACTTGTGTATAATCCAGTTGCCACATTACGTTGCACAATACCAAAAAGTTCTGGAACTGCGTAGCTACCGTAAACATCTTTACGCAACATGCTGAGTCGCTGTTTGCCTGCGACATATTGATAATTAACATGTCCAACGTCTGGATTGTTTTCCACGTCAATAAGATCCACAATTGCTCTAAGCGTGATACCGTCAATTTCTTCTGTGGTGATGCCATCATAAAAGTGAGGTTGTGCTTTGATTTCTATCATACTCTGACTAACGTCAGCTATGCTCTTACAGACCTTTGCTACTTGGGCTTGCCATTTTTCAATTGTTAACGGTTCTCTATCACCGTTTCTTTTTATTACTGTAATTTTATTCATTGTTGTCGAAACCTACCATTCATCTTGTAATTAACCTTATGAGGAAGTATTTAGTGGCAAAATCGCGTTCAAATATTCTTCTTCATAAACACCAATTTATGCGGGTTTTGCGGTGTTAACAAAACGATGATGGGCTAGCAAAGTCCTTATCATTAGCGTAAACTAAATTATATACGCATTTTTTAAACTTGTCTAGCCCAACGGTGGAAATATTTGGTTTATAAAATACTTGAATATGAGTAGTTAAAGTAACCTTGATCAGTTTGGCTTCCCCAAGCAAGATTGGTGTAATAAATTCCAATAGACGATGGAACTTGCCCTGCCGCACCAGTATACACTGCGCCTGTGGCATCAAGAAATTTGGCAGTAAAATCTAGCAACATTTGGTTACTACCGGATGGATCAGTACCTGCAAAATTGTATTCGTCGCTCAATTGAATTTTTGCATTGATAATGTCTGCTACAATTTTTATAGTGCCTTGTCTAGTAAAGTTTTGTGCTGTGCTTTTGTAAAAATAATCAATGTGATGTAAAATACTTTCTACAGGAACACCAAACGAATCAGTTGAACACGGCAATCTAAATGCCAAATCAGCAGTGGTTCTATAACCCAAAGTTATTCGTTTAAAAGTTTGTGGAGTATATGAACCATGCCCAGCATACTCAGGCACATATTTTACTGTTAAATTTAATGAAGTTGCCATCTCTCCATGTCTATCTGATATATCACTAACACTTGCGTTACCATGCGTGGCAAAGTATATCTGAGGATAGACAGCACTTAAACTATCAGTGCCGCCGTCATTGCCTACGTTTTTGTATATGCAATTTCTAGTGGTGTTGTTTGTTCCAACATCCAAATAAACAGCATGTCTTTTAATGTTGTTAAATCTGCAATTAATAATGTTGGTATTTCGTGGACCATACAACGATCCAACAATATTCAATGATGGGTTGACTCCTTCACCCAACACAAAACTTTGATAACCGTTATCAAAGAAACAATTTTCAAAAGTGTTATCAATGATATCTTGTTTTGCATATACTGCGTAGGTAAAGTTTACAAATCGAATATCTTTAAACAAGTTAGCAGAACAAGTAACCAAACTACTAAAACTGTTTAATGCAATGCCAATGTTTTTGGTATTTACTACACCGGCCCAATCGCCTTGCAAATTTAAATCTACAAATTTACTGTCTTTAACACAGTTTAATGTTAGGCATCCATTTTTTCCTGTTGGTGCATGGATAGTCATGCCTTCCAATTGTATGCCGCGTGGTTGGTTGGTATTGGTAGTTGTTGCTATCAGCGATGGATTGCCAATGGTCGAAGTGTCATTGACAAACTCCACAGCAGACTTGGTCAGGGTAACAGTAAATGCAACAGCAGTTTGTGTAACTGTGGCATTTGCACTCAAGGTCACACTGACTCCTGCAACAACGCTGACAATGCTGGCACCAACAGGAATACCGTTGCCTGTTATCAGTGCTCCAACCATGCGAAGAGTTGCTCCGGTGGTAGTTAAAATATTTTGTCCGTTGATAGTAGCACCTGTAACTGTGGACACTGGATTGTAATATATAAAAGTTTTATCTGAGCCAGCACCAACTATGCTTGCGTATGCAGGAACATACAGTGTGGATGAAATATTGTACACGCCAGGTTGTAACGCTAATGTTACTCTAGTTCGTTTGGCAATGACCGATGTGCCTGAAGATTTAGTAGTGGGGTTTAAAAATAACTGATTGATAGCACGTTGTAGTGCAACTGTGTCGTCAGCAACACCGTTGCCTGTAACACCAAAATCGTATGCGGATACTAAATCATCTAACTTATCTTGTAATAACCGTGTGGTGGGATTATTTGCTGTAGGGCCTGTGACTATACTGGAATCAGTAGCATGGTAAATGTGCTTGATGGTGTTGAGAATGTTGAATTGCGTCTCAAGATCTTTTTGAGTAAGAACCTTGGTATTGCCAACTGCTGGCGCCCCTTCACTAACTGCGCCGTTTCCAATGTACAGTTCTTGACTATCAATGGCCCATGCCATTTCACCTGACGCCAATTGAGGCAGTCCAGTGCCACTATTAATTCTTCCGCGTCGAACCTGAATCCGACTAATTTGTACCACAGCCATGAGAATATCCTCTATATAGAATATTTATCAGTTCTGGTTATAGTACTGCTCAACCCTATTCCACCATTGTTTTTCCCAATGCCCAAATTTATCCGGTGTTAAGATAAACTCCTGGTATGCTGGTTCTCCCCAGGTCATAGGCTTGATTTCGGGCGGTTTAACGCACATAAACACTACACCTTTTTGTATGTTAGTGCCGTGTACTTTGTTGTGTGCTAGAGCGTAAGCAACCATTTGTAAATAGTAGTCTTCAATCCACTCGTCTTTTTTTGGCTTGTTGGATTGCTTATGATCCATGATAGCACCTTCACCCAAGTGAAGTCCCACACAATCAGTAGTTCCCGCATATAAACCAGGGTAGTATAGGCCAACTTCAACACCCCATACTTCGTTGACGTTTTTGAGTCCGTGCTCGATGATGTGTTGAGCCATCTTATGGCTTTGCACACTGTATGGGTTTGAGCCTGGATCATTAAGTGTGCCTTGCACAATGTAGTCTTCCAAGTATTTGTGCATACGTGTGCCACGGCTTGCGGCTTCAGTAACAATCTCAGTGGCTTTCTTTTCACCCACAGCTCTGCGCCATGCTTGTAAGGCCGCAACTTTTTCTGCTGGTTTAGTTTTGTCTAGGATTGTGGTAACGCTGGGCAGTTTGCCACCGTCTGGTGTTGCGTATAAACGCTTGCCTTCTACACTTTCTCTGTTTAAGGGAGTGTAGTCATATCTTTCAGTTAATAGAGTCATATAGCGTATTATACGTTATACAACCCTGGGTGTCAATGTTTATTTGCCTAATTTGGTTGCACGTTTAGCCATTTTTTCAACTTCGCCGGTTGGTTCGCCGCCTTGTTGCTGTCTGTCTTCTTGATTATTGGTTTTTAATACAACGCCTTGGCCATCAAATCTATCTATGAATTTTTTTAGTAGCGGGCCTTCTTGCGGATCATCCCAGCGAGCACTGAACGCATCATATGCTTCTGCATCATTGTCGCCTAATGTGGGCATGTCTCTGTTGGCCAGTTCAGTGTTTATAGTGTCCCATCGAAGATTGCCTTCAATACCGTTGGGGCCTTGATTGTTTGCGTCTGATTGAAGAACCCAAAGGATACGCTCCAAGGGTTCTATGTTCTCAATTATTTTTTTTTTGAAGCCAACAACATGCCTAACTTACGGCTGTAGTCAATGCTTTCTCTTTTTTCTCTGCCTACTTCTGGTGCTGGAGGAGTTGCTTCTGCTGGTGCGGCGCCTGACATGTCAGCGGCCATGCCTGCCATTGCATCACCACCCATGGATGGTAAACCACCTGCTGGTGCTGCCGGTGCGCCCATGGTTGGAGCTTCTCCGCCTGACACTAATGATAAGCCTGTTGATAGACCGGTTCTTGAAGTTTCTAATGCTGTGTAAATTGCCTCTAATGCAGGTTTGACTGCATCTTGATATTGTTGTGCAACATCACTTCCTTGGGTTTCTCTTATAGAGTCCATTAGTTCAAGCAGTTGTTCTGCTTTCATTGCGGCTACATCTTCTAGCCAGCCTGTGATACGGTCTACCATGTCTTTTGTAGCCATGATGATTTCGGCCTTGTCTTCCTCGCCTTCAGCAAGAATATAACTTGCTTGTGATTCTGTTAAGTCGTAACGAATAGATAGTTCTGCTTTGAGTTCAGCATTGTCACTTTCACCTAAATGGATTCTATTGATTGCGCCATTGATCCAACTTTGTGGTACTGAAAAGCCACGGGCTCTTTGACCAATTGCATTTGCTCTGTATTGGTTAACACTTTCATTTTTCTTTTGTTTTTTCATTGTTGTTTCTTCGTCTTGAGATTCATCAATATCACATGCACATGGACTCTTATGGCAATCGCCGCATTTGCCTTCTTCACGCTCCATGATTTCTTGATTGATAACGTCAAGCAAAGCACGAGTCTTTTGGTAAGCTGGGCTACCACTCAACGAGTCAAAACTTTCATTCATTTCAAGTTGGCTCATTTCAGTGCGTAGTTTGTTTTGCACGTCTGAAAGTTGAATATCGTTGAACTGTTCCAGTTTCAATTTGTATCCAAAGTTTTTAGCCAAACTTTCGTTAAGTCTTGAGCTTGTAACAGGTTTTGATAATTCTCTAATTTGCATGATGGCGTCCTAAGATATCTTATTGTGTATTTATACTTTTCAGCTGGCGAAAGTCCATTTAAAAGACTGCGATATTTGATTTTTGTAAAAATCTGACTTATCTTGGCTGTATTCTAACTTATTTAACAGTATCAAATATCTATCGTAGTCTATGGCTTTGTTGGCAATGTTGTTTTTAAACACCAGTGTGTCACAATAGTGCGACCAATAGTGTCTGTCTAATTGCTTGATACTGTTGAATTTGTTAAGGTCCAACCGATGGTATGCTCTTGCGGCCATAAGAGCACAAGTTTTAAGATAAAACTGCTCTATAATTGGGCCGGATTTGTAGTGCAAAGCCCAGTTCTTAAATTTGTTTAATTTAATTACGTAATCTTTGTAAACAATATCGCCGTTGGGCTGTATGCTTATAGGCAGAGATTTGTTAAGATCAACATCAAAATGTTCGACGAGTTCTTTAATAAATTTAGGTTTAGGTTTATGTGATTTTTTCATTTGCAACTACACTAGGATCGTTCATTCCTATTTTAGTTATCAAACTCTTGCGTATCATGACCTGAACTTTGAATTGATCCTGCTCGCTCAGCTGGCTAAGTTTAACAGGTTCTTTTAGACGGGCTAATAGTTTGGCCTCTTCGTTAGTAGTCCATATATCAAAACCGTCAAGCAGGCTGTATATCTTTTCGTTCTTTGGACTATGTTCGTAACCGTCTAAAAGTTCACTAATTTTCATTACTGCCCTTGCCTAATTAAACCTTTAATAACTTCTTCCGCGGCTCTTTGTGCTTGATCTTGATTATTAGGATATTTTTTATGCATCTGTCCAACAGTTTCTCGAAACTTAGGATGAGAAAATATCTGTGAAAGACTAATCTCACCAGGAGCAAATTGTTTAGGAGCCATTTGTCCGGATTTGAATGCTTGTCCCATAGCCTGGGCATCTGCCGCTATTTGTGCGGTTGGATCGTTTTCTTTAAGTATTTCGTTGATTTTCATTATCTCAATCCTGCGATGGTTCTCATTTTTTCTAACAACTCGTCATCAGCTTGTCTAGATGCTGTGTCTGCACTTGGTGTTACTGGTTTGATTGAAGTGGGTCTATCTGATGGCTGTTGACTTGTAGGCACATCAGGTGCATCGCCTACCATTGCTTTTAAGTCGTCAATCATCTTTAAAAATTCTGGATTGTCAAACGCCTTGGACATTTTTTGCATAGTTAACACTAAGTCAACATTGCCTTGACCATCAGGAACTATAAACTTCTTTGCGGACTCCATGTCATTTGGGCTTAGATCTGTATCGTTCTCACGTGCTGTTTGTGCAAGCCCAGTCATGAACTCTTCAGGAGTCATACTGAAACTGTCGTCTTGGTTTTCGTAATTGTAACTACCACTTACATGTGGTTTCACACTGACGTCTTTGATAAAGTCATCTCCCATGTCGTCGTGAGCGCCGATATCTTCTGCGGCCGCAATTTCAACCTCTTTGCCCACTTCAGGACCCATTGGTTTGTTAGGATCAGTCTGTGTGTCCGCAACTGCATCTGGATTCATAGTGAATTTGTTTGGGTCAGTTGGGTCAGCCATTACTGAAGCCATCTTCTCCGGAGGAAGAATAAGTTGTGTGCCATCGGGCTTGGCCAAAGTCAATCCTTTGGTTGGATCGTTTTGCATAACTTTGTACGCCTCGCCATCTTCATTGACATCCACTTGAGGCATACCTGGTTTAGTGGTTTGTTGTTGTGGCTTTTTAGTATAGAGCTTGGCTCTGTGACCTTTTTTATGTTCTAGAATATCTTTAATCTTCATCTTGTTCCCCGAGGCTTAGTTGTTTGCTTTGTAAGTGATCAATGCGCTTGCGCAGTTTGTCTATTTGTCCCCTGGAACGCAATAGCTTAAATGCCAAATTCTCAATGCTGTATTCGCCGCCAGCTTCCAAGCCAGCTTTGCGTAAACGATAGATATGATCCATTGTTTCCTTTGCAGTATTTAAGTCGTTTGATCGTAATGATTGGTTTATCTTTCCAGAGTAGTTGCGGGCTTTCTTTTTAATCTCTTTTGGGTCTACATTGGGTGTTAGCTCTTTGGGCTCGCTTAACCACTTGCTGTCCAACACACTGAAAATGCCTGCACTGTGATGCGGCTCTGCGGCATCTTGTACATATACTTCTACAGGTATATCTTTGAGTGTGATGCGGTATGTACTGTTGTATTGATTCTTCTTAGCATTGAATAGCTCTTTGAGATCTGAGTGATCCTTGGGCATGTTGGCTATCAAGTGTAGATCTATGTCGCTGTGCTTACTATAACCAAAACTAGCATTACTGCCGCTGATAGTAATGTCAGTAAGATCTAAATTGGGTATATTGATGTAGTCTATAAAGTGCTTGGCAATTTGTAGCAGTTTATAACGAATTTCCAGTTTGAGTTCAGTGCCGTCCCACAGGCTGGGATTCAGCTGATTGTGAGTGGGTGCAAGGTCTGAGTGAGTTTCGTTAGCATACATGGTACTGTATTTAACAGAATCACAAGCCAAGAAACTTTAATAAGTGTGGGAACTGAACTGAGTTGAGCCAACCTGTGCCAGCGGCAAATGCCAGTGCGGCCATGGCATACATTGTAAATTTGCTTTTGACTTTTTCTAATTCGGCTATTTTACCAGCTAACTTCTCATCTGTAGCTATATCTTCTGCATGTAGCTTTTCAGCGTGTTCAAAAAACTTACTACTGTTGGCACGATATTCTTCCTGCATTTTTTCCAGCTTGTCTGCCAGCATTTCACGGGTGTTGTCCAAACAGTCGTGCATGTCTTTTACATCGGCTCGAATGTCTTTTTGAGAGTCTTTGATAGACTCAATACAGACAATCATGGCATCTACTTTAGTTTCAACTACTGCCACACGCTCTGGCAACGTGGACATTTGTGCTTGTATTGATCGTGCAGTTTCTTTAACAGCCATTATTGGGCTCATCCTTGAGGTTATGAATTAATGTGTCCGGGCTTGTTCCCAGTGTATGATTAATTGCCTGTCAGTGAGCCTATTAGTGTATTGATTTTACTAACAGTATTTATTACTTTTGATGAAAAACAATGTTTCGATTTTTCCCTTCTGTGACAAACACAGCAAACCTCTGCTCCATAAGTTCGTCAAGACCAGATATGTAGGGCACTCCGTTGAAATCGTCTTTGAGATAGCCAACTGAATCATCATCTTTTTGATATAAAAAATCACGCTCTGTACTAAAATCAAAGCGCCATACTTTGACAACGTCTTCTATGTCAAGTCCTATCACTGTTCCCTTGACACTAGTCGCTATGGGCTTTTGCACGTATGAGATGTTGGCCCTCATGCCAAGTGTTTGCACAACAGAACTAAAATTTTGTTCTTTCCAACGCAGTGCTTCTTTGCCAGCTTCATGACGATATTGTCCAGTGCTGGTTATGTCTACCAATGTGTATAGTTTATATTCCATGGTAGTATTTAACAGAGGTAAAAAAGCCTACTATAAAAGTAGGCTTAGTCTTCCCATCCCTGAGAAATAAAACTAATTACAGTGTTGTACCGATTGCAATTGTCGGAACTGAAACTGTAGTTGCGGCACTTGCATTTAAAGCGGCATTGATTGCGGCTTCCATTTTTCCAAATGTTGCGGCTTGTGTATTAGGCGTAGCAACTTCTGAACCGTCAACTGTATCTGCGGCAATAACAGCGATAAAGCCTGTAGCTACTGGTGCGTATACTGCATAAACTTCTGCAAAGTTTTGTAATGTACGAACTGCTTTGCTGTACAAACTTCCTGATAGTGTGTAAGACAATGAGCTTGTAGCACCGTCTTGATAACGCATGTCGTTTGATCCGCCTGTTACTAATACTTTAATTACTGTTAGTTCACGAGTACCAAACTGTGTGGTTTCTGATGTTTTTAGCCAATTGGCCGATGTTGTTGTATCTACTGAAGGCATAATATATTCTCCTCTATATGCTTTTTAGAACACCCTCTGTGTTCTTTGTATATTTATTTACCTATTTTGGTAAAAACCCAGCTTAAATGCCAGTAATTTGACGCATGGCTTTGAACCAGTCTGCGCTACCTTCTTTAAGTGCAGGCACTGCTTTCTTGGCCATGTCAGCGCGGAACTGTGCTAATCTTGGATTATCAATGCCTGATGGCAAGGCGGCCAACATGCTTTCCACATTGCCCAAGTCATCGTGACTGGCTTGTGGATTGCCCAGTATGATTTTGGCAATTTCGTCTATGTTGCGTTCTTGTGGTTTACCGTTGGGCAATAATGCTGTGTTGTTTGCGTCGCGACGTTTCAGCATGCCACCAAAGCCATGATACTGCCATGTACGATCTGGATATCCAGGAATAGTATTCACCAAGCTACTCATGGCCATTTGTTGGTCAACACCCTTGTATGGAGAATCCTTTGCACTGTAATCATGCTCATGATGTCTTGCTACTTCGTGTCCTGCTTCTGTGGAAAACAAGTCCACTTGATAAAATGCTGGCAGTTCTTCACCTGTGGGATTCTTTCTACCCTTGTCATCTACCACGCTGTTGATGCCAGCTGGAAAGGCCACGTGGACATGAGTAATTTTAGTTGCTTCAAAGTGTTCTTTGATGTAGTCAAATATCACATCACGCACTTGTTCTTCGGGCATGGTGGGATCAAGTTTCAGTTTCTTTTTGATACGATCCGTGTCCAAAAACACGTCAATGTCGCCACTGACTTGTTTGGGGCTTGGGCCTTTGCTTCCGGCTTTGCCATGGAATCTATGCTCTTCATCCCATGAGCCACTGCTGCCTGTGGTCCAACGACCTGCATCGCCCAACGCTGTTAAAATTGGCACTAAGGATGCTTTAACTTGTGCAAATGCTTTTGGGTTTGCATTGATGGTAACTCCGTTGGTTGGAGTGAATATTTTCTTTGGTGGCGGAGTTTTGTACAAATCTTCAAAAGTTCCAATGCCTAAATTTTTCAATGCATGATTGCTCATTCTTTACTCTCTTGTATGCGCTTGATACCACGCTTGAATTTGTTGGCATCAGCTGTTCTAATGCTGTTGATGAATCTGCGCTCCAGTTCAGCGGCTGTTTCGATATCGTAATTGGCCCTGATCTGCTCCAACAAGTTCACAGCACTTTGGATGATGTTGGAACCGCGGCTTTCGATAACCAAGTCAGTGTCTCGGTTAATGCCTAAGTCGCTCAATTCCTGTAAAATACTTCTTGTTGTTTTGCGCATATATGATCTTCCAAGTGTATTTATAGTATACACGGTTTGAATAATAATATCAATTAACTTGGTAAATGTTGCAGTGCCATGTATACTTGCTAAATACTCAGTAGAAACCATGAGTAGCTACACAAACACACAGGAAAGCAAAATGAAATACCTATCAGAAAAGATGCAAAATATACTGGAACGCTTATCAGAGATGTTTCCAGGTAGCAGTTATCAATCAAGTCTAGATGCTTATCTAGCAACCAAAGGCATTACCGATGCCGCACAGTTGGAAAACTACATCCAACAATTCAACTCCCAAAAGGAAAGATATCTATGAAAACAATCATCAACACCATCTGGTCATGGTTAGAAGCATTTGGCCAAGCACGTTGTGCCGCAAGTCTTGCTCGCCAGGGCAGAATTGCTGAAGCCAAAGCTGTATACGGCGCTTGATAAATATTGGCATGAACTTAGTGTACATTCACGGAGCAAATGCCACCAGCGAGAGCTTCAACTATATCAAGAGTAAACTGGGCACGGGGCTAGACATCAACTACGACAGTCGCAATGGGTTTGAAAACAACCTAAAAGACATGCAGTCCACATTGCAGAACTATAAAAATCTAGTGTTTGTTGCACACAGTCTAGGCGGTATATACGCATTACACTTGGCCAACACCATGCCAGAAGTCATTAAGGGTGCTGTAACATTAAGCACTCCGTACGGTGGCGCTGAAGTAGCAGACTATGCTCAATACTTTTTGCCATTCAGCAGACTGATGCGTGACATTGGACCCAGTTCATGGGTTATGAAACAGGCCAAACGTATCAAGATACAGCATCCGTGGACCAACATAGTAACTGTGAAAGGGCAAAGCCCATTTATGCATGAGCCCAACGATGGTGTGGTAACCATTGCCAGTCAACGGCATCATGCGGATATGGAACTGGTAGAAGTCGAGTATAACCACTATGAAGTTGTACTGGCAGAACCTGTGATTAAGATCATTAAAGATAGAGTAAAAAAGTTCAAGAATTAGTTGCTTTTTAGACGAAAGGCATATATAATAATACAACAGCAGAAGTTGTTGTAACACACAAACATTAACACACAGGAGAATTATATGTTTACATTTGAATCAATCATCGACACCGCTAAAGGTGCTCAAACCAAGTTTGTAGAGACTTACGTTACAGACAAGAAAGTCAAAGCTGAAGTTACTAAACTGATCGAAGCACAAGCCGCTTTCACAAAAACCACTTATAACAACACATTGGAACTTGCTCAAACAGCAATGAAGAATCTCAATGAGTTGGTTTACTCTAAGAAAGGTGCGTAATATGTCAGACTTTACACCAAAACTACCAGAAGTCAAGTTCAGCAAGAACGGTTACGAGATCCGTACAGATGTGTTGGCCATGGCCAAAGATGCTGTTATGGAAGAGTACCACTCAAAGTTCCGCGGTTGGGAAATGTCAGTGGCCAAGGATGAAAAGACTGGCCAAGTTGTTACCCGAGTGGATATGCCAGAGTTTCCAGGCTTAGACAAGATCATGGAAGCCGCTGAAAAGTTCTATGGGTTCGTTAACACGGGCACTAAGAAGTAAGCATAGCTTCGTCGCCAGAATAGCGTAACATTCACTAGCACCTTCGGGTGCTTTTCTTTTGACTAGCGTGTCAACTAACTGCGACTCTAAGGCGTTATATATATGTAGGGGTAGAAATTCCTACTTAACCAAAAAGGAAATATCATGAAAGCTATCGCAACCGTAATCGCAACTGCATTTGCCGCAACTGTATTTGCCGCTGAACCAGCTAAGGCACCAGCAACTCCTGCTTCAGCACCAGCCAAAGTAGAAGCCAAGAAAGACGAGAAAAAGCCTGCAAAAAGTGACGGTGCAAAGAAGGACGCACCTAAAGCAGACGCAAAGCCTGCTGCCCCAGCAAAATAAGTTTGACCTAGACGGCAGTGACCTCATAATAGACGATGAGGTCACTTTTGGCCGTAATCGACGCAGTGAACAGTTTGGTAAAGTAGTTCAAAGTGATGAACTATCAGACTATGTGAAGTTTAGATTATGGCTAGCACGTCAACTAGCTATGAGAGCATATGAAAAAGCCCACGCTTGAGTGGGCTTTTTTATTAGTTTAATAGTGTGTCTATAGTCACATCAGCATTGGTTCTAGCACCATCCACACCACTGGCTCGGCGCCAACGCACACTGGTACCTGACGCAAACAAATGCCCCGTGTCTGTGGGATCTCGTACTATGGTCACTCTATGTGCTGTGATCTTTGAGACTATATATCTAGATGAAGCATTGTCATGTGCATAAAAGAACATGTAGCCAGCAGGCAAGTTGCCAAAGTAGTATATGCCTGCAGGATGTATACGAGCTATGGCTGTGCCATTGGCGTTTTTAACTCGGAACCTACGTGGTCCCAACTGTTTCACAATGTCAGCTTTGTTATCATTTAGTCCTAGTATGTTAGCCCTAATTCTAATGTGTTCCACACCGCCAGTTATCACCCCAAAGAAATCGTAGTTTAAGCCTCCAACGCCCACTGTTTGTCCACTGGTACTGGTTAATGTAGGCATTACTAACGATCTGTAACCTGATCCTGGATCAGTCACCACAAATGTAACATTGCCCGAGGTCACTGTGGCAGTTGCTGTGGCCTGCACACCGCCTGGTTCATCCGGTGCTGGCAGTGTCACAGTGAGTGTGCCAGTTAGATTGGGTGATCCTTTGAAGGACTGTGTTATGCTAGTAACTGATCCACCTCCTAAGCCGTCGTCACTTGTAGTTGACGCTAGCCCAAAGTTGGTGTTTCCAAATAGTCGTTTTTTTAGTGGTCTTCCCATGATATTTTCCTTTTATTCTATTGATTCTTTATCAAAGTAGTTGGGATGCAGTTTGCCCCAGTTGCGCATGATCACAGCGGCCTCAGCATTGGCATCGTTTTCTTGCGGTGATCCAGTTGAACCAGCGGCATCATCACTCAACTCATTGTTCAAGTCTTGTTTGAAGTGTACCATTTCATGTGCCAATGTTCTGCACACGTCATTGATGTGGCGATTCTTTACAGTAATAGTGATGTGTTCAGCGCCTGGTTGATATCCACCAAACGATTTGTGCTCAACACTTTTCTTTGAGTCAAACACAAAGTCAAACTTGGGCAGTGTTTCAAGTTCCAAATGTTCAGCGGCAAAACGAACAAAGTCGTGTAGTATACTATACGTTGACTTCTTATCTAACCCTTCTGCTAAGAATTCTTTAGCTCGCATATTAACTCATTGCTTCTTGGCAAATCAAATGTGCGCCAACTGTAACAGTAGCCGCACTAGTCACACATACTGATAAAATATCTACGTTGTTACCACGAAGACTGTTCAACAATGGAAAGAAGTAACTCAAATCAATTTCTTGTACGCCAGCACCTGGACTTAATGTAAACGCAAACACCACTTCGCCTGTTGAGTTGATTGATGTAGATGATACGTCACGTTCTGCAAAAGAGTTAGTAGAACCTAAACTAGATAATGCTACCCAACTTGCACCTGTTAAGTTAATAGGTGAAGCAGGAGTAGTGGCTACTAGTTCAATGACCACGTTCTGCGCCGCAGTAGTTTGTACAACCATTAAACGTTTAGGCAATAGCTGTCCACGATTTAAAATACCAATTGTGTAGTTTGCACTAGCACTAGGAGCCGCGCTGAACGCTAGTCCGGTGATGTTATCAACAAAACTGATAACACTGGTTGTGTTGCCTGTGATACGGCCGATTGCACCTGTACCACCTTGTGTTGTACTCAATCCTGGGAAATATATGTAACGTCCTTTGAATTGGTCAACGGTTAATGGAGTACCAGTTAATGTAACACTAGTAGTTGTACCGGCAGTTACGGCACTGTTAGCTTGTGTATATTCAGAAGTACCCATTGCTTTTGGACGAATGCTTAGTACCGGCCAACGTGTAACTGCGCCGCCTGTTGAACGAACTGGAGCGGTTGGAGCCATGCCGTATGAGTAAGTGAAACCACGCTGATCATCCTGGCCGCCTTCGACCAATACTGATACACCAAAATGGAACAAGTCGTTGGCTTGTGCAATGGTGCCTGTGTTGCGCTGTTCGTAACGTACTGGCAAGTTACCTGTACGTGACCAAGGAGTTGTTTGTGCAGTGCCTGTAGGGCTAACATAGTTACCCCAACCTACTTGATGTGCAATTACTGGTTCACCGTCAATCCAGAAACCAAAACGTGTAGCACCTGCACCGTACCATGCATATTCGACCCAATACATTTGAATACGTGATACGTCAATAGTATTAACAACACGCTGATCGCCATTCCATTGATCACGTGTAAAACGTGTATCAGTTACTGTTCCGCCAGCATCACTGCGAATTACTACCGCCATGCCTGATGGATTTGCGGCGGTAGCGGCAGTTTGTTCAAAGAAAGCACCGTTACCGTCATCAAAGAAACCCACGCGAGTCACGTTGTTGGCTAGCGCCGCGCCGAATTGACAAGCAGTAGCCATGAACATAGTCTTACCTGGCTGGTAACGCATATATGGGCGTGATTGGCGAATTGCGATAGCACCACTAGTTGTTGGTACAGACATTTTAACACCGCCTAATCCTGGCTGGTGGGCAATAGTTGCGCCGCTTAATGTAAATGCTTCCCAACGTAAAGGTTGAGTTCCATATTCAAAGTCAGCATCATAAATGTTCTGATGTATTGCTACTTTTAAACGCCCAAGTACATCACGTACACGTTGTGGCATTGCTGAACTTTCAGAATAGCCGGTAATTTTGTTTCTTGACATTGTAATTCTCCAATCTAGTATTGTTTGATCGACGCTAGTACGCCACATCAATATTTAGCTGTTGACAACAGCATTATAGTAAATAGTTCACTATGATAAACAAACAACCCTTTGAAGATCTAATAAAAAACCTTAAAGATTCCGGCAAATATCGTGTTTTCAACGACATTGTGCGGGAGAATGGTAAGTTTCCCAATGCTATTTGGTACGGCCCATACAACATCAAGAACATTGTGAACTGGTGTAGCAACGATTACTTGGGCATGGGACAGCACAAAGTGGTGTTGGATGCCATGCACACAGCACTGGATCATACTGGGTCAGGTTCGGGCGGGACACGTAATATTGGCGGCACCAGTCACTATCACGTGGCTCTAGAGCATGAATTAGCAACCCTACACAAGAAAGAAAAGGCAGTGCTGTTTAGTTCAGCTTATGTGGCCAATGAATGGACACTGATTGCCTTGGCCAAGATTATACCCAACATCGAATACATCAGCGACAGCAACAATCACAACAGTATCATCATAGGTATCAGTCACAGTCGGGCCAAGAAAGTTATCTTCAAACACAATGACTTAGAAGATCTAGAACAGAAACTCAAGATCAGTTTTGCACAGGGCAATACTCCTTGTGTGGTGTTTGAATCAGTTTACAGCATGGACGGTGATATAAGTCCAATGAAAGCCATATGCGAACTGGCAAAAAAATACAAGGCCATTACATACATTGATGAAGTTCACGCAGTAGGTTTGTATGGTGCAACTGGTGGCGGCAAAGTAGAAGAGCTGGCGCTCGAACACAAAATTGACATAGTCAATGGTACCTTGGGAAAGGCCTTTGGAGTACAAGGCGGCTACATTGCTTGCGACAGAATTGTGGCTGATGCTATTCGAAGTGTGGCCGCTGGTTTTATCTTCACAACGTCAATGAGCCCTGTAACTTGTGCTGGTGCCATGGGTGCAATCAAATATTTAAAAGCACATCCTGAGATCCGTGAGCGTCATCAAGAACGTGCTGCCACATTGAAACACAGATTAAAAGCCGCAGGTATTCCTGTAATGGAGTGTGCTACCACACACATTGTGCCTGTGTTTGTGGGCGATGCCAAACGTGCCAAAGCCATGAGTGATGCGCTGTTGAATGACCACAACATCTATGTGCAAGCCATCAACTATCCCACAGTGGATGTGGGAACGGAGCGGTTACGATTTGCACCTACTCCGTTTCATGATGATGGAATGATTGAAGACTTGGTTCAAGCACTGACCAAGTTGTTTAATACAAACTGATCAGCTGTGTAACACCAAACACCAATGCGGCACGGGCTTGTTGATCAGCTGCCGCTTCCTCCAGTTTGTCCGTACTGATTAAATCTTGTAAGATCTCTCTAGCTTCGCTTGCACTTAGTTGTCCAGCACCCACAGCTTCATGTACTTGTAATGCATACCGGGCACGTTCTGCGGCCCATGTGTTACCACTGTTCATTAATTCAGCTAATGCGCTCATTAGAATCTCCCTTGTACTGATTTAGCCAGTATGTCTGCTTGTTGTTGTATGATTTTCTTCTTAAGATCACAGTACAATGGACTCACTGAGCCTTTGGCCACACGCTCTTGCAATTCTTTAACAGTGTCTTTGATGGCGCCTGTTAGTTTATTGATGTCACGTGTGGGTTTGGTTTGACTGTAGATATCAAACCATTCTACATCTCTAGCTAGCTTATCAACTTGCGGCTTTAACTCTGCCTTGCAATCAAAGTGTCTAGCTTGTTGTTGTATGTCTGTAATCACTCGGGCTTGGTTAGCATCCCAGCCGCTGGGAATGTATTCCATAATGCTGGCGCAGCCTGTTAAACTTACCAATGCTAATATTGCTAAAAGTTTTTTCATTTGTTACGTCCTGCTTTCATATTAGCCATCCAATGGGCCAGTTGTCCTTTGCGGCCGCCTTGTTTAGCAACCTTGCGCAGTGTACTTACGCTTGCTTTAGTAGGAACTCCGTGACGCTTTGAATCACCTTTGTCTTGTGGATTACGTCCATCAGCAAAGTTTTCTTGTGCCATACTTTCGCCACCGCCTCCATCGCCTCCACCACTGTCGCTTGCACTATCACTGTTGCCGTAGTTTGAGAAATATCCATACCCACCGTACAATCCAGGACCATATGCGGCTCTGCGTGGTTTGCGTTTCTTCTTGCGTTCTTCTAACGATTGTGATTCATTTGTTCTATGATACTCGCTGGCGTCACCTTCCAAACTCACATGCCAAGCATAAAATCTAGTCTGTGGATATTCTTGTTTAAGTTCTAAAAAACTTTTTAAATTAGGCACAGCATCATCATACATAATGGCTTTGGTATATGGTGTTTTGTCCATTAAGCCACGAATAATAATCTTTTTCTTTTCTTCTGTTTGAATTTTGTTATTCATGTTGCCAGCACGGTACACATGCACACGATCCATGTCTACCCCATACTTGCGAAACGTGTCCAAGAACAATTCTCTATCATCAAAGTCAGCACGGGCAGTTACCATGACTACCTTGTTGCCTGTGTTGATATCATGTTTCAGCTGATCAATCATGGGGATGATTGGTTTGCTGTTATTAAAGAATTCTTGTGCGTTGCGAAAGTTTTCAAAGTCAAACGATTCGCCAGGTTGTAGTTTGTAGTGTGTGAAGTCGTGACTGTTAAGAGCTTTCACAGCACGGCCGTCTTTAATTACGTGTACTGTGGTTTGAGTATGCACCAGCGTGTCATCTATGTCAAAGATAACCAGTTTGCGTGGTTGTATTTCAACAGCTCTCATTTCATAATCCAAGTGTCCGGTATTTGATCGTACTCTTTAACCCACATGTCATGTAACTTCTGTCCACTTATGCCGTGCGACTTGGCGATACGTGTCATTAATGTATCAATAATATCGTATACCTGATCTTCGCTGGCATTTTGTAATGTTACTTTCTTTGCTAACAATGCTGACTTGAGTTCTGGCACAGCTTGATTGTCCTTGGCATGATCCATATTCTCTATGATCATGTCCACCATCTCTTCCACGCTCTCACAGTTCCATCTGCGTAATGCCAATGCCTTTGGTGTAGGTTTGCCATTGGGTTTCTTCATTGGGCCTTTGTTGCCACTCATGCGGGCACAAAAACTCTTACGGCGTTTGGCATCCTTACTGCCTGCTTTCAACTTGTTGGGCTTAGTAGTAACTGCTGTTTTTAATTTGCTGCCTGGATTCTCTCTACGATATGCATTAACAGCTTTTTGACTTAGACCGTTGGTTTTGTCATGATGATTAACTTTGTTCCAGTCTTCGGTTATAAATTCTGTTGCTCTCATAGGTTTTTAATATCCTCAAATGTTAAAAGTATACCGCCCACACCGGCACCAAACAATGCCAATCCAATGTATAACTGTTTAAACAGGGCTATAAGGATTTCTTTTAGTGTCTGTTCCATCATCTTCTGGGTATACTGGGTAGTCCATTTTCATCTATGTCCTTTGATTTAATTGCACCAGCTTTGTTTTGCCTCGCCGTAGTACTCACGAGCAAAGCCATTGGCAATTAAGGCAGCACGTAGACTCTGTCCATTTAGAATAAGATCGCCCAATACACGACCACCGAATTTATCCCAACCATATAGAATGACTTGTCGATGTTGGCTGGCGTTGATGAGACCTTTAGTGAAAACTGTGGCGGCTTCACCACGTTGCTTTTCTGAGTCGCATTGGCCTCTAAATCCTTTCTCCGGAGTATCGACGCCATAGACTCGTATTGCAAGTTCGGGCTTAAGGGGTGCAGGTAGAAAGGGTGCGGCGATAACAACTGTATCGCCATCCGTTACTCTAATAATGTTGGCATCATATGTGACGCCTTGGGGTGTTTTTTGTGCAAATGCCAGTACTGGAACTAACAATAGTAATGCTAATAATCGTTTCATATATACTCCGTGTAATAAGAGTATTTATTAGAAATTATTGTAATATTGACACAATTTCGTTGGCTATCTGCTGATGCCATAGCGGACCTGGATGTTGCCCGTCCAATGCAACATCTAAGAAGTCACTGTGATTTTTCATAACTCTATGATCAGTTACTGGAGAGTATTCAAAGTTCCAAGATTCGGCGCCGCCAAACACCTTTTTAAGATACTTACTGTCTAAATAAAGCGCGGCATAGTCCATATACAAACAATTAGTAATTGATAAATGCCTATCACTATGTGTCTTGTAAAAGTTTTGTGCAACTATTAATTGTTCACTGATTGATAAGTTTGATTTGTTTGCTTGATATTGTATTAAATCTGCACCAACTACATGTTTCATTATTTTTAAAGAATCTTCGGCCATCCAAGGCTGTATGTTAACGAGATTATTGTCTTCTGATATTAATGTTGCAGTACCCAGTGATGGCCATTGTACCAATACAATATCGTTGTTATCAAAGTCAAAATCTAATATTTTTAAAAGTACATCCAATGCGCCGCAACCTGGACTACTGAGATTTATACATTCACATTCTAAGTAGTTTGCTACTAAATTAGGATATGCAAATTTACTTGGAATATTTCCAGGCGTATTTGGAGGAATAAAACAATCTACTAAGCCATGTCCGTACATTTCACTAGGACCAAATGATATTATTCTCATGTTAGAAGCTGTTGTTAAACCAACCAATCTTGCGACCATCTGTAATACGTTTGTCATGTTCTTCTACACTGCCAGGAAAGCGCCAAGCCCATACTGCTACAAAGAACATGAAGATACCTGTGTAGATAATGCCGCGTGTAGGTACATTAGTAAAATACATGATGCAAAGACTACTGCTCATCATGGCCAACATGAAGTATTTCATCTTCTGTGGGAAGACTCGCTTCTCGCCCCAGTTGGTTAGGAACGGTCCAAAGATCTTATGGTTGTATAACCAGGCATGCATCTTAGGCGAGCCCTTGGCAAAGCAATAGGCCGCAAACACTACAAAACAACTATAAGGAATGCCGGGTGTAATTATTCCCACATAGGCCATGCCAAGACTAAGGAATCCTAGGACTTTCCATAGGAATCGTTTTACTTTAGATATTGTAACCATTCTGTGTGCCTTACATTGAAATCTTGTTTCTTGCGTTTATTTACAAGATTGTAGTAGTCTGGCTTGTAAGGTTTGATTCTTGGCTTGATACCTAATTTGTCGCTTTTATGACTGTTGCAAGGGCCGCAGGCAGTTACACAGTTGTCCCATGTGGTTTTACCGCCTTTAGATACTGGCAGTACGTGATCCAGTGTTGCAACCTTGCGTTCTATACTACAGCCGCAATATTGACATTGACCGTTGTCTCTCAAGTATACATTGGATCTGCTGAATCTCACTGTGGTTTTGATTTTCATATAGTCGCGCAGAATAATCACGCTAGGAACCAGTGTTTCCCAACGTGCTGAACGCACGATCCAATTGTCGTGCCAATGCAATACAACAGCCTTTTCCAAGACCATGTATTTGATTGACTCTTGCCAATTGATTGTACTTAACGGTAATACGCTGACTGGTAAACCGTCAGCGTTGAGGACTAACGTATCTGCCATAAGAACCTTTTAAAACGGCGGTGTATTAAACATTATACACTTAATATTACTTATGCCAAAATGTTTTGAGCGAATTCTAATCCACTTTTATCCAGGGCACCACACCATTGATCCTGTTGATCACTACCAAAAACCAAATCCATAGTTGCTTTAGTAAGACACCAACTGGTTTCTTTGGTCCACGGTGGTTTACCTTCAATTTCGCCTTCTAACTGATTAACCGCCCATCCGCACATGCCAAGAAATATTCTATAGTATTCTGGTCTGTCGCCTGATGCTAATCTGTGTATCATATCGCCAGTACTACTGATGGATAATTTATCAGTTACCCTTAAGGTGTTTCCTGTTGACCATTCGTTTGAATGTAGCATGGTTAAACTTTGATTATGTACAGGGCCGCCCACATACACATAGCCTGGCAGATCTATATCGCAGTTCATTTGTTTTCCAAATTCAAAGATGCTCAACGGGCTACGTTTATTCAGTATAAAACCTACACTGCCTTGGCCGTGGTGCTCTGTTACTGCTATTACGGATTTATGCCAGAAATTGTTTTTTACTGCGGGCGGCGCAATTAAGAGTGTACCTACTATATTCATGCAGATATTTATTTGCGTTCAGTCTCGGTTCCAAATAAACGCATGGCTGACTCGGCATATCCCAATCGTTCTGGATAAGACTGTGGACTGGCGACTTCGTAATCGTCCATGATAATTCTAACACATTCTTCAAGATTGTTTTTATTACGCTCTAATGCTGGCAATACTTTCTTGTATCTTCCGGTGAGTTCGTGCCAAGAATAATCTAATTGTAATTCTAAACTATGCCATTTTTTCTTAACTTTTTTTGCAAATTCAGCAAGGCCACTCAATCGATCTAGTCTCCACTGTATAATTCCTCTTGCATTTTCTTTTTTGTTGTGCGCCGTAGTATTAAATCCTGATTCAGCGTTGAAATTTCCAACAAATGCAGAACATTGAATATCGTTGAATCCTTTATCTTTAAAAAAGTCAAAACATTCGCCAGCTGAATCAGTATTGGCTATTTCGTATTTGCTGAAAGTTTTTTTCTTCTTAGGTTGCGTAGGTGTTACGATACGTGGATCATCTTTCATTGTTGGATGACCGCGTTCCACGGCTGGCGGTAGTGGAGTAGGATTAGTGTGGCTTCCGCCTGGAATGGTAACTTTATCACCCGGATAGATTTTGTTGGGATTCTTAATTTGCTTGTTGGCGGCAATCAAATCTGCTAACGGAACTCCGTGGTCTTTTGCAATATTTGAAAGATTGTCACCGCTCACCACAGTATAGATACTGGGTGAAACTTTTGTAGCTTGATCAACCTCACCAACTTCTTTGCTAGGCGATACAATGTCTTGTGCAGGTACTTGACTGGTTGCGCTTGGGAAATTTGTAGACTCCGACTTGATAGTTTGTGCTGTAGAGTTGTACCAGCCTCCGTTAGCATGTACTCCGTCGCCGTTTTTGATGGATAATGTACCCATATCAATAACATGTACTGATGACGGAATTACTGACTGAACTGTTGTTCTTAATCTATTCCTGTCTTTGGCATACTTGGGATTATCAGTTTCAGCAAACAATATATAATATACTTTGCATTTTTTACTCAATAATGTTTGTAACAAATCAGCTATTTGATCTGCAACGCTGTCTTTGTTTTCATCTAACATGTTGTTGGCACCAAGCGATACAACAACTACACTGCCTGGTAATACTTGGTTAACTGCGGCCAGATTCTCTGGACGTTCTACCCGTCTACCGTCTTTGGATAGGTTAACAAACCCTCCAGCTTTGGCAATAGCATTAGCATGACTATCACCTATTGCATATGTTTTCTTTTTATCTTCTCTTAAAAAAGATTTGAATTCATTAAATCTCATCGTTGATTCTTCCTTGTGCCATAGTCAGGTAACGGGCCACCGTATTTTTTGCCTTTGATTTTCTTGCCGCCAACGGTTACACGCACATTTCGTTTGCCGGCAGTGATCAAATGACTCTTTTCACCATCGCGGGCTCTAAGTCCTTGACTTTTACAACTAGCCAACTGACTTGCACCTAATTCGTGATCTGGCTTGCCGCCTGTACATAATGCACGACTTGCTTTGCCTTCTTCCGCTAGTTCGTCTGGCATATCAACACTTGCCACATACTGATCAGCATTGCCTTCGATATCCGCTTCAGCTCGTTTATTCAAACTGGATGGTATGCCTTTCTTTAATTTTTCAACGTAGGCTTTGAATGCCGCAATACGTTCTGTTAATCCATTGGAGCCACCGTTAACTCTGATTGATACTCCATGTATATCGCTAGAGCGATAGTTGGGTCTAATAAATGTATTCCAAAACCATAACGCAGAGTCTGCGGCAATTGTTTTGTTTGTTGCAACTAATTCAGGATTCTTAACAATGTTTTTGCAAGAAGGCATTGCGGCTGCACATTTGGTGTAATTCTCACGACCGGTCAAGTGCATGAATCCTCTGCCTTTGAATAAAGGTCCGTCGCCTCTGTATTTGTTACCAAGTATTAATTTGCCTTCATACCCTGAGCCGTCTGCACGTTCTTCTAAGGCGGTAAATCCTGCTGTTTCAACCTTGGACTGTGCCATAAAGTTAGCCAGCTGTACCCCTTTGATACCGTCTGCTTTGGCTTTGTTTTCAATGTATGATCCTAAGCCTTTAGGTTCTAATGCAATATGTATCGGTGGAGTGCCAGCAGGACGTTGTTTGACAGGTGCTGATTTATTTGTTATTTTATTTACTAAGTCGCCTAACGGATCCACATTGGAACGCTTTGGTTCTGCTACTTCTGATAATGTGAATTCTTTTGCTCTCATTTAGACCCCGTATTGATTACGTTTTGGTTTAGATACAGGACTAACTGCGTTAACATCTGTTTCTGTACTTTTGTTACTGGCAATACGACTAGCTTTAACACCCATCATCTTGTCTGCAAGACGAATAGTCTCTTCGTCTTCTGGTGAAAATGTTACCAGTGCAAGATTCTCAGCCCATGCACTTTCTTGTTCAAACTCTACATCGTGATCCTTGTTAGCTCTTGCTCCAGCCAACGCCATGCCATAACGATACTGCATATAAGGGTCAGTATTACGCAAATCACGCTGTACAAATGCACCGGGTAAACTATTAGATACTTGTGCATCTACTTTGCCAAATGTGCCGTGTAGTTTAGTTTCAGGAAGGAATTCTTTTGCTCGCATTAAGCTATATTCCTCATAGGATCTACTGGAGTTCCAGCAATATGTGTTTCCCAATGCAGGTGCGGGCCAGTACTATAACCGGTGTTACCCGATAACGCAATTACATCGCCTGCGCTTACTTGATCATTAATTTGTACTAAAATTTTAGAAAGATGGAAGAATTTATGCACTACACCATCTGCGTCTAATGTCACATAGTTTCCTTCGCCACCTGAGCCTGAGCCTGCGCCGGTAACTACTCCAGACGCTGGTGCAACTACTTCAGTTCCAGTTGGAACAGCAAAATCAGTCCCATTATGACTATGGGCTTTGCCTACACTAGTTCTATGTCCAAACGGACTAGATACTGGCCCGTTAACAGGTATTTGTATTTTTCCATTAGATTTTCTACGTGAAGCTTTACGTGTGATAGGATGGTCTTTTTCAAAGTTTTGAACAGCAAGGGCATCTGGTTTTTGAACATTTTTAGGATCTATACCTTTGGCATAGGCGTCCATTGCGGCTTGCGTATACGGGCCAATAATACCATCTACGCCGTCACCGTTAGGCCCGTAAGGCCCTAAATCGTAGCCAAGATCACGTAATTTTTCCTGAGTTTTTACAATTTCAGGGTCACTTGTGGCTTCTAAAATAAGGAATTCTTTTGCTCTCATAATTTATATTTATCAAGCCATTCCTTTATAGTGATCCATTGTTGCGGCCCTAATGTATGTTCTAATTTGTCATTATTTGAGCAAGTATATGTTTGGTAGCTTGATTTAAGTATATCAGGCATAGGAATGTATTCTTGATTTGTATTAATTAAATCTGCTACTTCTTGGAAACTAGTTGCTTTTCCTGTACCTAAATTCCATACGCCTGATTCTTTTACACGATTAATGAACTCTACATGTATTCTGCAGATATCTTCTACTGCAATAAAATCTCTTAGATATTTGTCACTTCCTTCAAATAATCGAATAGGGTCCTGTCTACTAAACTGACTTACCGGACTGCCTTGATTGCCTTTGTGTTCTTCATGATTACCGTACACATTGAAATATCTGAACCCGTGTACCGTGTTGCCGCCTTGATGTTGCCTATGATAGTATTCACATAGATACTTGCTCCAAGCATAAGGAGTACGGGGATCTAACTGTGCTGTTTCTGCAAAGTCCGTACCAAACCCATATAGGCTTGCACTACTGCTGTACTGAAAATTCACTCCGTATGTTTTACAAGCATTGAACAGTTGCCTAGTAAAGTCTACATTCTGTCGCATCACTTTATCCAAGTCTCGCTCTGTAGTACTACTGATAGCACCTATATGTATAACCCAATCCTGTTCCATGATACTGGGCATGTTGCTTTCGCCCCACTCATACAGGTCCACACTCCAATCTGTATTGTCGTAAATGTATTGGACTAAGTTTTTTCCTATGAATCCTTTGTAACCAGTTACTAAAACTCTCATTTGATTTCCTCTAATCGGGGAGCATAGACACCCACATGCTGTACTGTTATACTAGCGGCTTTGTTGGCAAATTTAACAGCATCACGTATGTCATTTGTCTCTAGAAACTTGTAGGCAAGTGCGGCTAAAAATGTATCGCCGGCACCGCATACATCAGTCACATCACCTACAATCTCAGCAGAATATACCCAACCATTCCATACTGCGCCGTCTCCACCGTGCGTCACAATCAAATGGTCTGAGTCAGGTAAACTGGTTGCACGACTTTTTTCTAATGCATTGATCTTGACATAGCATCCTGCTAGCCTTGCTAGGTCTGTTTTCTTTGTGTCAACGAAAATAGGCACAGTGACTTCTTTAACCAGTTCTTCAATAAGTTCGTAAGTCACTGTGCCTTTGTTGTAGTCACTGATCACAATGGCATCATACACAGAGGGTATTGCTGTTTCAAATGTGATAGGGTCGCTGGCAACATCTTTATCCATACGCAGTAATTGTTGTTTGGTACGTTCATCAATTAGTCTGTTCTTCTCGCTGGTTTTGCCGTGTAGGAAGTTAACTGTGCATCCTAATGCTTCTAGATTCTTACACACATTGCCAGCCATACCATCTTTGTGAATGGTATAGTGAGGTTCGAATACAGGAACTGGAGCTTCAGGGCTGATACGATTTACATAACCATAAGTGTAAATGTCGTGACAGTCGTCACCTATTAGCAATATGTTGAATTGTTTTTGTTGTTGAATAGTCGCCGACTCTGTCATAATAAATTACCCGTTTACAATATTTTTCTGCTGTGGAACCTTTGTCATGTTTCCAATCACTGCCTTTGACATATACTTCTGGTTTGTATAATTCCATTAGTTTAATCAGTTCTTCTGTGCTATCAAAGAATACTACAAAATCTACAGCTTTGAGATTACTCAACATAATCTTACGATCCGTTTGATTGTTAATGGGACGGTGTTCGCCTTTGAGTTCTTTTACTCGTCTATCAGTATCGATGGCTACCACAAGCCAATCGCCGTAGCTACGTGCTGTATTCAATAAAGCAATATGTCCGGGATGAAGTACATCAAACGTACCATTGACCATTACTGTTGTCATTTATATCTTGCGTTTACGATTGTTTTTTTTAACTGGCGCTGGGGGCGTTGGTTTAGCTTGGCTGTCGCCTGGCATCACTCTATAGTTGTCTTCAACACTGTCAGGAGTGCTGACTTCGATTATAATGCCTTGCTTGATACAAATCAACTGATGTGGTTCCAGTGGAAAATTTCTCCATGTATCGCCTTCATTCAATATCTTGCTGTGCATACTTGCATCTTTTGTATCAATATATTTTACTTCAAACTGGCCTTCTAGAACAAACCATGTTTCGTCTTTCTCATCATGAAAGTGCATACTAAACTTTGCATCTTGTTTGAAGTACATGAGTTTACCGCAATATAAATCGTTAGTGGCAAATATCAATTCACCACCCCAACCTTTTTCAACTTGTCCTTCAAGTCTCATAATGTAACCACTCGAATACGTTTAACCATTTTCTTTTTCCTATTGTTTCTTTTAGTTTAGTAAGATTGGCTTGCGTTTTCCACCGCATGGATCTAGCATACTCAGGACTTACTGGTTCCAATTCAATGGAAACATTTTCCTGCTCTGCAATTTCTTCAGCTATATCTAGAAAACTATGTGATAGTCCAGAACCCACGTTCCAAATACCTGAACCATTCACAGTTTTTATAAAATCAATTTGTAATCGGCACACATCACCAACCCATGTCCAATCACGTTTAACAGTTTCTGCACAATCCCAGACTGTGATTTTGCCTTCCTTACGAGCTTGCTCTCGCCACTTGTGTATAACATTAGCCCTTTTACCACGCAAGTGCATATATTTGCCATATACGTTAAAGTAACGGAATCCGTGAACCATTACGTGCTGTTCTTGTTGGAACACCCATCTGTCAAACAAGTACTTGCTCCATGCATAGGGATTATCGGGTTTGCACGGCGCATACTCGCTGAAGTCTTTGGTGTCACCATACACACTGCTTGAACTGGCATATTGCAAATGAACACCGTGGCTATTACATTCTTCAAAGAGCCACTGGCTAAACTCATAGTTTTGAATCATAACCGCATCAATGTCGTTGGCAGACATATCAGCAATGGCACCCAAATGTATAACCCAGTCGTACTCGATGACATTTGGTTTGTTTTTTGGATCCCAATCCCAGCCGTCAACTTGCCAGCCTTCTTCAGCATGGCACCAATCCATCATGTTTCGGCCAATGAACCCTTTGTAGCCCGTTATCAAAATCTTCATGTTAACCCTTTAACGCTAGGTATTTATTGAGCGTTGTCTGCTGGGGACTTTTTTGTTTGATGACGATATTCACGTTTTAGCCAATATTTGTATTTTTGAAAATACTCGTTTAAGCTGTCTTCAGGTATGGGTAACTTCAAATCAACGTATTCGTCTTTGTGTTGCATCCATAATTCTTGCACCCAGTGTCTAAAGTTTGTCATGTGCAGATTGTCCTTGATGTAATAGTGTACTCGGGTATTTCTATATAACTTAGTATGACTAAAAAGATAGATGTAGCCAGTAAAAATCCCAAGAAAAAGTTCTTCATGCTGGTTCTAATTCCTTAACATGTTTACAGTTACCACGGAATGTAAATCCTGGGCAGGTACAAGTATTCTCGTCCAAGTCAACAAGGTAAGTTTGACCTTTACTGCCTGCTACTTCTCTCACATTGCTAGGAGTAAACACATTCATGGACATATTAAATATGCTGTCACTGACCTTTTCAAATTTGCGGCCGCTTTTACTAATCTTAATTGGTGTTTTAAACCAAAATGGTTCAGTAGTGCCGTACCGAATGTAGGCTACCATTTTGTCACCGTCCAACAGATATGTGTGATTGATAATAGTATTGCTGTCTGCCCAAACTGTGATTTCTTTGACTGCTTCCATGATTAGCCCTAGATGTGTTGAAGTTGTAGCTATTATATAACATATCTCGTTGATAGTCAAAAGATTTGTTAGCCAAATTAGATTGACTATGATCTTTCTCTACTATATAATAGCGACATGCACAGCAGTTCCGTTGTGCATATGGGCAAGATGCCCGCAAAAAATGGGCAAGATGCCCGCAAAAAAGGAAATTAAAATGACAGCACTAACTCACGCTCAAATTGTCAATGGGCGATATCTCAACAACACTAGCAACTTCATATCGTTACAGCAACGCCTAAATGAAGCATTAAAATTTGCACCCATGTATACCACCATGTTGGTTGGTGTAGTAAACGAGTTCAAACGCAGACATGCTAACTGGTCCAAGTTTGTGGACCTTGAACTGTGTGAGGCCATCCCTGCGCCTGCAGATCGAATTTTGATTGATACTACCATGCAACGCAATCTTAATCTGAGACATATACTGAAAATTCTAACCTATTTTAAAAGCACTATGGCCATGGCCATACAGGTGTATGAAGATCCTGAAAAGCCTGGATACTATGTAGCATGGGACGGACAGCACACTGCCATTGCACTTTATATTATTCTTACTCAGGTATTTGGTGAACAAACTGCCAATGTAATGATACCTGTGGTGAAGTACAATGTAAAACACAAATTGGAGATTCGACGCAATTTTATTTTGCTGAACGGTGATGCTAAAGAACCTATGGACTTCTTTGATATATATACTCAGCACGTACACGGAGTCAAAGGACAAAATGCACCAGATGTTGAATGGATTGACTCTGCTCTCAAGAACGACTATCTTGCCAACGCAGGGTTATTTGCTACCCACAGCAAATTAGGCGATGATGACCAGCCCGGTGCATTTACGCTGTTAGCAGACACCCTGATGAGCAAGAGTCTCAAGACTCGCAAGCATCCAGAAGTCACTAGAATGTTTGCTGAATACTGGAGCTACCTCAATGAAGCACGGCCGGTTGAAGCTAAGGAAGCTAGACAGTTGTATGAGTATTTCAATCTGTGCTTTGAACAGGATATTACTGTGGACTCTGCCTACCTACTGGAGTTTGTGGCATTTACCAAACAAAACTTTGGCGCTGACTTTAGCCCGTCTAGTCCATTTTGGTCCAAGGTTCGAATGGCATATGAAAACTGGTACAGATCCGCTAATCAAGGCAGTACAGACGTTGACTCAAACGGCGACATCATTGTTAGAGGATTCACTACAGAGATGCGCACAGGTATACCGTTTTTAGTTGCACAGCTTAGAAAAAGTACCAAACTCAAAGTACCTAAGTTTGTACCTAACAATGGTTTTACTGTAGTTAACAAAGCGGACTTGTGGTAATATGACTACTTTCAGAGACCCTAACAAAGATAAACTCAAAAGTCCAAGTGTCCTTAAAGAACAAATTAAGGTAAATTTAACTTGTTGTATAGATGGTTGCAATGAACTAGTGTCTGTTTTTGACGGTCCTGGAAGTGATAAATTGTGCAGGCCGCATCAGCTACAAACAGTTGAGTATGGTGGGTATGGGAAACTTGAACGTCCACACACCTTTCACCGTAGTGATGTTTGCAGTTGTTGCGGCCATGATATCGATGATGATTCTCGTTGGGAAAAGGCACAAACATTCTTTGGCATATTTTTAACAGAGACTCAAAAACATGAAATCAAACGTCGATACAATCACGGAGATCACAACGGCACACGCAAGTCCGACGGTGGTGATGATTCTGCAGAAAACATTGCCGCAATGTGTTCTTTCTGCCACTGGGTTAAAACTGTGATATTCGACGATGGTAAAAAAGGATCACTTAAAGGAACTGAATTAAAATGATACATGCTAGCTTTGGATTGAGTAACCCATGGGGCACACCTTTTGATAACTTATGGAACCGCTCAGGCAGATTGACTACGAACAAGAGTTGGGAACTGGAACTGTTAAAAGGTAGACAGCTGATCGGTTTTGAATTTGGTTATACCATGCGTCAAAGTCATGCTGGTCTCAGTCTAGAGTTAGCATTGTTGGGCTATAGTATTGCCTTTCAAATATACGATAACCGTCATTGGGACCATATACTAAATGCCTACACTCAGACTAACAGTTAGACAATGGCAAGAGATTCGAACAGACTTGCATACTGAACATTCAAAAAGCGTGTTCATGCTCAAAGACAAAATGCGCAGTGTGTTAGGTTTTACTGTGCGTGAACATAATGAATGGGTTATCAAACCAGATGGTGGATGCGGTGAACACTCAATCAGACTAGACTTTTACAATGAAAGAAAGTACACTATGTTTCTACTGAAGTATAGTGAGCTTATCAATAGGATAGACTAACATGAGAGACATAATCGAAATTAAATTAGAAAATTTAGGATTGAATCCTGCCGAGTATAAAAAACTTGAAGACGAGGATCTACTAGAATTTTTTCTTGATAGTTTTAACTTAACTTCTCCGCCAGTTGTTACCAAAGGTGATAATGATTTGGTAAAAGAAAATGAGCGTATGCGAGAAGAACTTAGAAAACTATTCGGTGTTGAGCGGCCGTTTATTTGTGGGACAGCAGGCGGCAAAGGTGCTGATGGTATGGCCGACTATGTATTAGTTTGTCCTATGTATGGGGCAGATGGCATGGCCATGTACAAAAAGTACAAAGACTATTCAGCACCGGAGTATTGATATGAAACATGTAGAAGTTGGTATGTGGAGACTTCCTGGTTTGTCATTTGAACTGGGCGAGCTGACTCCTGAACTAAATGCGGAAATGGTTGCATGGGCTGAAGCTGAAGGTGTTGGCATGAGCATGACTGAGAACTTATGGAGCTTCAAAAAGGAAGCACACAGAGAATGGTTTATCCTACGTTGGATTGATAGTATTCCAAAAATTAAAGAAGATTAAAATGTACAAAACAATGTATAAAGAAGTCGAAGTAGACGTCGACTTGTCAGACTTTGAAACAGATGACTTAATTGAAGAATTGGAAAGCCGTGGTGCAGGTGCTACCGACTACGGTGATGGCAAAGAAGTATTGCAGTCAATTTTTGAAAAGCGTAGGCTTGGACAAGACTATCAACTAGAACTAGAAACTCTAATCTATCTAGGACTTGGACGGATAGTATGAACAGACGACTTAGACAACTGATGGTACAAGCAGACTATCCTGCTCCTGAGATTGCCCTACGTGCTCAAAAGCTCGCCGAGTTGATTGTTCGAGAATGTGCTCAAGTGTGTCGAGACCAACCTAATCATTATGCTTTGAAAACTGACAGAGATAATTGTGCCGTAGCGATTGAACAACATTTCGGAGTTGAAGAATGAACGAACGAATTCGAGAACTTGTTAGACAGGCTGGACTAGATGATGCCGACTTTCCTATTGAGAATTGGGATAATGTTCCCTTAGCAAAGTTCGCCGAGTTGATTGTGAAAGAATGTGCTAATATTGATTTTAGACGCAAGGTCGGGTTAACTGCTGACGATCATTACGAAATCAGCAAGGTTATAAAACAACATTTCGGAGTTGAAGAATGACACATACAATACGGGTCACATGCCCTCGATGCTTTTTGCGGTTCGCCTATACCCGGAAAAACGGCAAGACCATGTTCTCACATTTGGTTAGGTGCCGAGCATGACCCTAGAAGATCTACAACACATCTTTGAATATCAAATTGAAGAAGGCACGGAGAAGCTGTACTTCATGCTGACTGATGGTGATGGTCATCCAGTGATACAACGACATCCTGCTGATGATTTGGTTGGACTATTGCCCATGTTGGACTCGTTTCAATACACAGGACATAATGTATGCCAAGGTTTAAGAAATGATCAAAGGACTACAAGGCAGTCAAGGACTAGTAGTATCAGGAGGTAATACTGCTTTACCTTATGTTAATCAAAATCCTATTAACCCTATACAAGGTATGCTACGTATATGGGGCACAGATATGCAGGTGTTTGATGGTGCTAATTGGATGAACCTGTCAACCAGTTATGCCACGGTGAGTTTGGATCAAGACACACAGGATTTATTGCAATGGGCCAGAGCGCAACGTACTATGGCTATGAATAGACTTACGCTTGCTCAAAATAATCCAGCACTGATGAAAGCATTAGAAGCAGTTAAACGTGCTGAAGATAACTTTGAACTACTCAGCAAATTTGTCGAGTACGACTTAGAAGCAGAACTAAGAGAAATAGCACCATGATTATATATTTGGATATGGACGATGTGGTAGCTGATTGGCACACAGCCGCACAGGATTTTCTCAAGATGCGTTGGCACAAAGACAGTGAACGCATACCCAAAGAAGATTGGGATCGTGTTAAACGCAACAGCCATTTTTATCGTGACTTGCCTGTTAAAGAAGGCGCACATGAACTGGTTAACTTTTGTCGTGATGCTGTGGCTATTGGGCTAGCAGATGAAGTACGTTTCCTCACAGCACTGCCACATGATTATTCAATGCCATTTGCGGCTTGGGACAAAGTGCTGTGGGCAATAGAACGTTTTGAACGTGTACCTGTGCTGTTTGGACCATTCAGTCATGACAAGTGGCGCCATTGTGCTCCTGGAGACATCTTAATTGATGACCGTACCAGCAACTGTGAAGAATGGATTCGTGCCGGTGGACATGCACACATCTATAGAACTTGGGAATCATGTGAACCGTGGCTGGAACAAACACTAAACCCCATGCCCAAGTTGTGATATCACACGGTAGACAGATGGGTAAATCACACGTTGCTGATATACTTAAATCCTTCTACGACAGAATGGCATTCACACCTAAAATAAAATGGCAACGCTTGCCAGGACTTAAACTGCAAGCATACACAGATGATGTGGGCCCACGTGGCTTTGAACGTGGACTTAATGAGTCAGATATGGATCCTGTACAAGCATGGACCGACGAATGCCACTGTGGTACACGTATGAGTTTTAATGTTTGGAAGTTCAAGAGCGAAAAGCAAATCACAATGTTCCTAATCAGGTGGTCATCATGAGACACAACTACGCCAAACAAAGATACAGTGATCAAGACTTGGAGTATTTTATTTCCAAGTTTGAATGCCGTGTGGAAGACAGTCGCGAGTACAATCAATATGTGAGACCAGCACCTTACTACCGTGATGTTTGCTCCAGTGACGATTGGCGAATGGAAACCAAGATAACTCCCATGAAAGCCATACACTTGACTTCGGACAACTTGGCAAGGCTGGTAGCAGAACAGGAACACATGCAACATCTCAGCAAAGATGCCGAGTACGGCAAACGGGCATGGGATCATGAACGCAAGGACCAGATAGTACGCAATGCCAATCCAGCTGTGGAGAAAGCCTATCAGAAGTATGTGATGCTGTTGGAGTTGGCACGTAAATGAATGATATAGAACAAGACATTATCAATAAGGCTGGCAAAGCAATAGCTGATGAGATAGACTTTGGTATCCTCACAGACATGCTTTGCCAAATAGGGTGGCGCAAAGTTATACTACGCCCAATGGCTTGGGAAGTCGGAGCAAGTATTGATGCATGGACAGCCGCACACATCAAAGGACCGTTTGAAACCATGGGACTGGTTTGGATCTTTGAACGCGAAGAAGATGCCAACTGGTTTGCACTAAGGTGGTTGTAAACTATTAAATAGTAGATGAAAAAAATATTATTATCATTGCTTGTATCTTTCAGTACTGTTGCATACGCAGACGGTGCTTATGCATTGTATGACTATGATCAACACGAATATCAAGTGTCATTTAACACATACGAAGTTCGTCCAATCGCCAGCATTACCAAATTGTTCACAGCTATCACTATATTACGTAGCGGTGTAGAACTAAATGAAAAGGTTAAGGTAAAAGGTAAAAGTGGTGGCCGTTTCCCCAATGGCGCTATGGTATCTAGACACGACCTAATGCAAGCCATGATGATCAGCAGTGACAATCGTGCTGCCGAAACATTGGCTAACACGTACCCCGGAGGCTTTGATCAGTTTATCAAGGATGCTAATGCCTACATCAAAGGCCGTGGTTTAATACATACCAGTATCGAAGAGCCCACCGGGCTAAGTAAGAATAATGTAAGCACAGCCACCGAATTGATTAGTTTTATTGGCGCAGTTAAAGACAATGAAGCACTTAAATCATATTCTGATGAAAAGACTGCTGATATATTGATCCCAAAAGGTAAGAAACAAATACATATCAAATTACACAATACCAATCCTAGCATATTTAAATTTGATAACATTTTGCTCAGTAAGACCGGATTTACCAATCCAGCAGGGCGTTGTGTGGTCATGTTGGTTGAAAAGGATAAAAAGTATTATGGTATTGTGGTACTAGGACAGAAGAATGTTAATGAGCGTAGCCAATTAGCCAACGTGTTGATTGCCAAACCTCCATTAATCAGCAAACCTGTGGTGCGAGAAGCTGATCCTATCCAGTTTGATTTGGCCATGTGATGGCTATAACTACTGCAACCAATCGCGGATACATGGCCAAACCAAAACATGCGCAAACACACGATGTCATGGTGTTTGGTGACAAGTCTTACAAAATTCATACAGTAGTTGTACACCGTTTTCAAATGGGCGATGTTGAAGACCCGGATTTATATGCCGCTCAACCTTTATACGAATGGCAATCTAGTGAAATGGGCAAATGGGTAATGGAACGAGCAGTAGATACTCCAGAATGGCACAGACAAATGGATCAACTGCAATATCATATGAAGTACGCTGTGGTAGCCAAACTCAAAGATGTTGATTACACCTTTTGGGTTCTCAAGTGGGGAAACGACATTGACAAAGCCTAACAATGCTGTTATAATTACTGTACGATAAACTAGCAGTAAAAAGCGATGAAAAAAATCTACTACGAAAAAATTGGACGAAAGTACGTACCAGTTAGTGAGTACGATAACGACTTTCTGGACAGCTTTACCCGAGGCACTCATTTGGTTATGAGCTACCCCGGAGGCTCAAGCCGCCGCTACAACATTGATCCTAACTATGCCGCTATGATAGCCGCTGGCCGTGTGGCTGAAGATGCTATTTGCAAGGCTATTAGTAAGGCCAGCGAACTACGTCCCAAACAAACTCCCATTACCCCAGGCCAGAAACGAGCATGGGAACGATTAGCCAAAGAGTTTGGTGACGATCTTTGCACACTGAATGGACTCAGTGTTCATGACTGTGCAGAAGCAGGTGTAAAGGCTATGATGTTGGAAGCAGATAAACTCATGGCCAATCCCACTGTTCGTCTTGCCTACGAACGTTTCCTTTTTGTTTCAGAACTAACGAAAGACTACAATGAGCAAAGCAAAACATAAACCCCACCAATGGATTGATGGAGAGACTGCTGATCGCATTACCAGTCTTAACCTAAAAGACTATCGTGCATATCTCAAAAAAGAATTAAAACAATGGAAGAAGAATCCCAAGAGTGATTCAAACCCTGACGGTTATTGGCTACATCCAGAAGATGTGGGCCTTAACATACAGACTATTGCCGCATTGGATTTAGTTATTAGTCATTTTGTAACAACAGAGGATGATATAAAATGAGCGGTTGGAACACAATTCAAAGAATCAAACGTGTTGAACAATTGGTTGACGAGCTGGGCTTTAAGTTCAGCAAGAGCAAGCACAGTGATTGGACGGAGGATCACGGTGCTCTGAGTCTTGTGCCAAAGGATGCTGACAGCTTGCCAATTTACAGTCGCGATGCGGAACTGTTTGTGGGTAGCATTGAACGTCTTGAAGATTGGCTAGCTGGTGTACGTTGGGCACGTGAGTATGACATGATGTTGCGTATCAGCGATGAAAAGAAACGTGCGGCTGGTGAACAAAAAGAACTTAATCGCCAACTGATGCGTACATTAAAAGAAGGTAAACGAATTGAAGGAGTAATAGAATGACATTGGATTCAGCAAGTAACTTTTTGGCCTGTACAGTACTGGTCTGCTTGGGCATTGCCTGTTTGGCTGTGCTGGCAGTTTTTTTAAATAACCTGTTTCATAGGTACTGGAACCCAATAACTTGGAACCTTTACAGCGTTTTGGGCACAAAACACTCGGAATTTCCGCATGATACATTAAATAACGTTACCAATCAAAAGGATCAAAATGGAAAATCTATTTGAACTACTAATTGCAGGTGCGGTGGGCTATTACATAGGCTCTTGGGTCAAGGAACAAGTCATGTTGATACGTATGGTTCGAAATGCTAAAGAGACTATCAAGTATTTGGAACATGCCCAAAAGGTCATGGAAGAAGTGGAAGCAGATGGCATCCCTGAAGATGCCATCGAAGTCAAAATTGAACGTGTAAACGATTTGGTTTATGCCTACAACAAAGTGACCGGTGAGTTTTTGGCACAAGCACAGAGTCTGCACCAAGTTATGACACTTGCAGCCAAACGATATCCCGGCAAGAAGTTTTGGCATCCTGAACTAACGCAAGATAGCCAAACAGCTTGAGTTTACTCTTTACATATAGTATACTAAGTCTAACTAGTGAATACTAGTAAAACTTAAAAAGAGGAAATATATGAAATTCATTTCGAAAGAAACTAAGACCTACAAGTTGTTCAACGCATTGTACAACGGCGAGTCAGTTACTGGTGCTCAAGCTGAAAAGCGTTTTGGTATCAAGAATATTGCCGCAGAAGCTAGTCGTATTCGCCAATCAGGTTATGCTGTTTACAGCCGTAGCCGTGTGGCTGGTAACGGTGTAACTGTTACTGAATACGAAATGGGCAATGCCAGCAGAGAAATCATTGCACTAGGCTACAAAGCCAAAGCAATGGGTATCACACTTTAATTTTTAAAGTGTAATCAAAGAGCTCGCTTAGGCGGGCTTTTTTTTGCTAAATATTTGTCAGGAGGACACAACCATGAAACAGAAAAAGCTATTAGCCAAACTGTACAGGGCTTGCGTCGACCATGATACAGAAACGGTTTCCGAACTGCGTAAAAAAGAGTTCGCTAAGATACTGAAACACAAGGCCGAAGGTAAACCATTTACAACTAAGTGGACATTGGTTAGGATTTAAGTTTGTAATACAACTGCAATATTAGCAACACTATGCTACGATAAATACTGCTATGCAGAAAACTTATCGTAGCATTTTTATTTCTGACGTACATTTAGGCACTAGAGACTGTCAAGCAGACAAGCTCAACAACTTCCTCAAGCATAATAGTTGTGACACGCTATATCTCGTAGGAGATATAATCGATGCATGGAAAATCCAACAAAACAAATGGCGTTGGAAACAAAGCCATACCAATGTGGTTCGACGTGTACTGGGACATGCCAAACGTGGCACCAGAGTCATATATGTGGCAGGCAATCACGATGAGTTTTTAAGGCCAATGATACCATATGGTTTTTCGTTTGGACTCATTGAAATACAAAATCAAACTGAACATATAGGTGCAGATGGCCGACACTATTTGGTTACACATGGTGATTTATTTGACGGTATTACTCGTCTTGCTCCTTGGCTTGCATTTCTGGGTGACAAGTTATATGACCTAGTGTTAGACTGGAACAGCAAGTTCAATTGGGTACGTCATAAATTAGGGTTTGGTTATTGGAGTCTTAGTAAATATCTCAAGCATAGAGTCAAGAAGGCCAGTGACTTTATGTTTCAGTTTGAAAAAAATCTAGCAGGCTATTGCAAGAAGCGTGGCTATGATGGTGTGATATGTGGACACATACATCACGCTGAAATCAAACAAATAGATGGCGTTACTTATATGAATGACGGCGACTGGGTTGAGTCATGTACTGCATTGGTGGAACATCATGATGGAGCCTGGGAAATTGTTACATGGACTAAACAGAATGACAAAGAAGATATTGATAATAACAGACAACTTGCCGGATCAGATTAATGGCGTGGTTACGACCTACACGAATATTGAGGCGTGTGCTGTTCGTGACGGTTATCACGTTGTGGTGTTGGATCCCGGGTGGTTCAGCTACATTGATTGCCCTGGCTACAACGAAGTCAAGATTGCCTATCCGCGGAACTTGGGCAAGAAGATTGAGGAGATATCTCCGGATTATATCCATATCGCCACAGAGGGTCCTCTTGGTCTGTGGGCTCGAGCATATCTTTCATTGGCTGGTATTCCTCACAATACCGCTTATCATACTAAGTTTCCAGAAGGACTTAAGAAACTTTTTGGAATACCTGAGTCTTTTACTTGGCGCTTTGTACGCTGGTTTCATAAACATAGTGGCAAGGTTCTAACAACTACAGATTCAATGGTTGAAGAACTACAAGCTCACGGCTTCAGTGGTGAAGTTATTCCTTGGACTCGCGGTGTTGACCGCGATATCTTTACTCCTGCTCTTAGAGAAACAGTACTAGCAAAATATTTGCTATGTGTTAGCCGTGTAAGCAAAGAAAAAAATCTGGAAAAGTTTTTTGAACTTGACTATCCGGGATACTTAAAGATTATGGTAGGTGATGGACCTATGCTTGACACTTACAAAAAACGTTACCCAGATGTACACTTTACAGGTTTCAAGACCGGAATCGATCTAGCACGTTACTATGCCAATGCCGAAGTTTTTGTATTCCCAAGTCAATGGGAAACATTTGGCATTGTTATGATAGAAGCAATGGCCTGCGGAACTCCGGTAGCCGCATTTCCATGTCAAGGTCCCGAGGATGTCATCGACGAGGGCATTACTGGTTGTATGAATGATGAACTGAAACAGGCAGTCAACGATGCACTTATGTTGAATCGCAATAAGGTCTGGGAAGGTAGTGGCCGCTGGACTTGGGAGAAGGCCTGGGAAATATTTAAAGACAATTTGATATCTGTAAAATCTTTGTAATCGATTATCCGTTAAATAATTGTGTGCCACAAGCACACTAACCACAAGGAGCTCAAAATGAAACTTGAAATGACAGTACACGGGTTAAATGTTAATTTAGAATTAGATGATGGTGCATACAACGGTTTAGAGATTTTACAACATGTTAAAGATCTAGTCGACGAGCTATCAACATACGACAAAGTTATGTTGTCAGTAGTATCAATACCAGATGATGAAGACTTTGAACAGGCTCTAGAAGAAAATGAAGATTATGAAGAAGTAGTTGCAGAAGAGCATATTGCTCGTGCAACATGGCCGTTTCCAGAAGGCGGATTAGACGATCAAGGTGCAGAAGTAGTTGCTTTTGTTGAGCCAGAACAAAAGACAGTTTAAATCGTCCACAAAGATTGAGTGGGGCTGGAACTCGTAACCAGCAGTAGGAACTTAGGTTCCTATTTTTATGAGCAAGCTAAATAGTAGTAGTTAATGAAAGGACACAGACATGGGCATACTAGAAGTCATAGTATATGGGTTTTTCACCGCATTTGGCTGGTGGGGCGCAAATCACTACGTAATTGAACCTTACTTTCCTCCACCAATTGAGCGTAAAGTAGAAGAAAAGAAAGATGATAAAAAATGATAGATTATGCTACAACATTTTTTGCAATCTTTTTGCTAGATGTTGTTTATACATATTATTTAAGATGTGTGGCCGATGACAATGTATTAGGCGCAAGTTTTTGGTCGGTGGCTTGTTATATTTTAGGAAGTATAGCAGTTATAAATTATACAACTAATCATTGGTTGATGATTCCAGCAATAGCAGGGGCATTTGTTGGAACATTTGTTGGAATGAAAATTAAAAAGAATACAGTATCATGAAACCTACCATTGCCTTATTTTTGTACGATCCTAAGTGTAGCGTACAGTCGGGCAATGGTGTCATTAAAGCGTTACAATCAGATTACAATTTTAAAATATTCAGCATTAATCCGTTA